CTTCTGTCTTAACTTCAAAGACAAGATTTCAAGAAAATCGAAATCCTGTTTCATGTTTACGTTAAGAAGGGTATCCCTACTTATATTAGTATGTATTCTATAACTTTTTTCCATAAATTACTTGAGATATTTACTTAATTGCTTCGGTAACTTTATAGGTTTACCGTTTCCGAAAATAATACTGTATACAATTAGAACCATTACAGCTGGGACTACAACGATTGTAAGTCCTAGCGCAATAAGCGCAATTAATACCTTCCACGCATGCCTGTAAGCCTTTTCTCCTACAGTTTCCTCCACATCAACCCCATATTTATCTTGTATCTCAAGACTACGCTTGCAATTACATGACATAACATTATATTTTTTTATTATCTAATTATTTGTTCAAGTTGTTCTAACACATCTTGATTATAATTCACATATGAGACCAATAGTCCGTGCTCTTCACATAACTTCTTTTTTAGTTTGTCCCTCCTAACAGTGTCAGTAAAAACCTTTTTAGCATATTCAGTTCCCTTTCTACCAAAATCAGTCGGTTCAAAATGTTGTATACCTTGGCACTCAATTACCTTACCAACTAAAGAAATAATATTACCTCAATTTTATACGGCACTGTATATCAGTAACTGGATTCTTAATCTCATACATTGAATTGTAATCACCGTATAAAACCCTATCAATCTTCTCTAGGTCAATCTCTGCAACCTCCGCATCCTCTATGACAAAACTACTCTCCTTGAAGTCATCACAGGAACTATTGCGTACAAGCTCTGGGAGAGGACATTTATCTGGGCTATAGCCTCCATTCCATATCTTGTGTATTCGAAGGTCTATGAGGCTTAAAACACCGTCTGTGAGCGTTATTTCTTTCTCAAGGTCTCCTATGAATATGTCATCACCCATATCATGAGTCTCAACAGCGAAATAAGCATAAACAGTATTAATTACATTCTGTATAACATCTGCTGCATTAAAGTTTTTGTCAATGTAGAGTTCAAGCTCCACACCAATATTGTAGATTCTACCGCTTTTAATTTCAATGTAATCATTTATCTGCTTGTAGTTGGACATGTACTCCATGACGTTTTCAACAAGTGTCTGAGGGAGCGCAGAATCAAGTTTTCCAGTAGAGTCAAGACCAAGGAAACTCATTTCAATTTTATTGTTAGCCTCTATTACGGTGTTTCTGAAAGGAGCACCGAATTTAGGAGGCATCTGCATAAGTTTTACCTTGTAATCTTTAACAGTGACAGCTCTATTCTGTGAACTTGTATTGTACTTTATAAGATACTTTATTTCCTCGTTTGAAGGTGCATCCTTACCAGCCAATGCTGTTGATATATTAGTAACGGCAAGAGAAGATATAACTTGTCCCCTCATTGCACCATTGGTGTTTCCAGTCTGACCACCCCAGTCAACATTAGCAAGAGCAATCGTGTTTATTGCACCAGGACCTAGATTTGATGAAATACCACCTCCAACACGATAAAGTACATACATACTCCACCCTTCCTTTGGAAGTACACCAAGCATATCATTATTCATCAAATTTGATGCCATGTAGTCGGCATATGTTGTTTGTTCGCCTGGAACTACCCCATACCCATTGCTAGCACCGAATATAAGCTTAAGGTATCCATTATCTGTAAACTCAGTGATGAATTTCTGTGTCAATGGCTTCCACTTTCCACGATAATACCTTGTGGTTCTTTCACTTACGATGTTTCCATCTTCATCGTATTTCTTTTCAGTATAGTCATCATAAAGATGCGGGTTATATATATCCGAAATAACCCAGTCAGTAGTCCCCTGGAATGATGATATCATACCAAACCTATACTGGTCTACAAGTGAGTCAACCTCGAAATACCTGTATGTCATAACAGCATCTTTTGATAGCCTAAACTCCTCAGCATCAATGTAGTATTCATAAATCTTAGGAGAAGTTGTTATATCACTAGTCTCCTTGAATATGACAGACTCTACATTCATTACATTACTCTCTGGTAAGACAATTTCCATAAATGGTTTAATATCAGACGAATACAAGACTTTCTTATACACCTTTGTATTACCATTTACAACAACTGTTGATTTGGTAACTGTATAGGCAGTCACATTTCCGTTTCCGTCTCTTGCAGGTACAATCTTTCTATTAGAATACCCATCGCTGTTAAACTGTTCAGCAAAGTTAACGTCCTCACTAAGCTCAAAATTGTTGCTTCCAGCGGCTACAATGCTAGTCTTCTGTAAAATAGGTGCATAATTCCAGTCTGGGGAACTAATGTCAGTGCTGTCAACAGGAAGTTCACAGCTTATCTCAACCTCGCACATCGAAGCCTTCGGACCTGGTACTTTCACACCATTTGCCCTAGCCAGATTAAGGAGCGTGCTCTTGAGACTAGCACTGTTTATATTAGTCTCCTGGAACATCCTGTCTGTATGGTATGAAAGGTCATCACCAACAGCAGCCACAAGGTCAATAAACCACGCACCAATACTAGAGTCACCGAAATCATCAGCTACCTCTGGATAGTACTGGTTACTGAACTTTATAAGCTCATCCTTTATACTTGCGAAGTCTCTACTTAAATAATTAATCTTCTTTTCCATTATATCTCTACTACTATACTGTCATTAGTTACCTTATTTCCTTCCGTAACACTATAATCAAGTCTCACGAACACTTGTGATTCATCCTCTTCACTCTTCACAACACTTATATTCCTCAAGGACAGATTGTTAGACCACCTTGTAACAGATTCACTAACCTCTGTCTTGATAGATTCCCAGGTTACACCATCGTTCTGGTCGAATATGTATTTAATAAGGTCAGTTCCAAACTCTGGATTCCTAATTCTCTGACCCTTTGGAGTGAATACAATGTGCATGAGCTGGCTTCTTACTTTATCCGCTACACTCTCATTAGCAGCGACGTAGAAGTGCCTCTCGTTGTCATTAAGGAACGGGTACTTAACCCCAAAAAACTGTTTCTTAGCCATTATATTGTTAAATTATTACTAATAAGTATATAAAATCTAACTTTTTTCATGGGAATATAAACAAAAAAATGCAGCCATTTCTGACTGCATTCTATAGAACTAATTTACCAAATTAACAACCACCAGTGCTGCCACAACCACCACCATAAGATGATGAACCGCATCCACCGCCACCAGAGCCACAACCACCTGTAGATGAGCTACCACAGAATCCACTATAGTCCTCATCGTCATCGTCTGAATGCTGGAACAGCCTGTTCCTGTAATTCAGCCTTGCAGAACGAGCAGTAATCTTCCTAGTGATACCGTCAACTGCATTGTTGACAGCCTCGCTTATAAGGCTCTTAAGCTCACTCTCGTCAATGATAAAAATCTTTCCCATAACGATAAATTTATCAATAAATATTAATTACACCCAATAAGGATGCAAACTCCCATCCTCATATACAACACCGAAATAATACTCCCTACCAAAGATACCCCTCGTAGCAGCCTTTAACATGTCAGCTAATGTTGCATGAACACACTTATTTACAAGGAAACAAGTCCTCTTTAGTGTGAACTTACCATCATACGAAGGCACGTATGGAGTAATATCAAACTCCGTCTTACAACCATGAGCAAATGGTGACTTTAGTTTCACACCAAATGTTTTCTCGAAAGAAACAAACATATCTGGTCTATCAAACAACTCAACCAACTTAATGTTCTTGAAACCCATCTGGTTATAATGCTCAATACACTTACATATTTCCTCCTTATCACATAGATACGGCTTCATCATATTGATGTTCATCGTAATCTTGCTCTTATCCTCAATGCTACGATAGAATCCCTGTCTATCAAACGTTGATTTATGACCACGAATTTCATCAGCTATTTCCTCGTTGTAGTGTTGTGGGGATATTGCCATACCATCACATTCATTGAGAATATTATAGAACGCATACTTATGTGTGTAACATTGCTCTGGAACTGATGTAATAACATATACCCTAAGATTGGTGGTAGACTTGACCTTTCTAATCAAATCAAGCACATCATCTATGAAAAGCATAGGTTCTCCACCACTAATGCAGATAGATGTAATCTTAGCCCTATTCTCGTATATTCTCGAAAATATGGCTCTGACATCTGGTCTCTTGACGGGAATATCAAGACCCTTATTCAATGCATCCACACAGAAAGGACATTTATTAGGACACAGTTTAGTGAAATGAATCTGCAACTCATTCTCAATCTGGTCACACGTATTTACGTTATACTTAATCATACTTTATTCCATTTATAAAGACCATAGATACAATTTAATGTCCAGAAGACAAATTGTGCAACCATACACCAATCTCCAGCAACAGCCCACATGACAATACTTCCAAGGTCGATAATCAACCAATAGAACCAACTCTCTTTATATCTCAGTATCATGAGTATCTGAGCAACAAATGCTGGGACGGTAGTTATTGCGTCCATAAATGGTTGTGTATCGTTCGTTCTGTTAAGAATGTTGTACAACACAATAACACCGAAATACGTTATACCAACCACAAATAGGTTCTGTGGTATTGTCATACCTCTAGTATTAACTTCCTGTGTATTATCGTTATAGTTTCTACTCCAATGATAAATACCGTAGAGCATTGTAACGAAGTAGAAAACGTTCTCAACAATCTCCCCATAGAGGTTCTGTCTACCAGCAAGGATAATGTATGTTATAAGCTGTATGAAGCCTAAAATGTAAAACATCAGCTTCCTACTACTACACAATACAACAGAAGCAACGCCAAACAGTCCACTGATAAGTGAAAGTTTAGAGCTACCAGTTACAGTGAAGACTACAGCCTGTATAATCATACCAGCAAGTATAAACAGGTAATCAAACAGACTGAAGCCCTTAACTGTCTCCTTTTCAATCAAATTATTCGTCATAAAGCTTGTTTATGTAGTTCTTAACCACCTCGAAGTTATGGAGGAAGTCACCGTCAAGAATCTCCACCTTATCCCAGAGTTTAAACTCCTTAAGCAGTTCCGTAAGCTTATTGAAGTTAGAAACACGTTCATTAATGGATGCCTGCTTCATATAGCGGCTACCATCATCAACGAACTTATTCTTTGGTGGAAGCAGGAAAATCTTATCCCACTTTACACGCCCCTCAAGAGCCTTTGCTGCTGGAAATACCTTGTAACGATATTCATACTTGGTAATAGGTATCTTTGGGTCTTCACTGTAAGCCTGGGCATACATCAAAGTCACTAGGTTATCTGTATCTGAAATAAACACACCCTGGTCGTTATTCCTAACACGCTTACACACATCCACACTCTGACCTATGAGGAAATCCACGAAATCGTCTGCTGTGAGGTCTGTATCCGTCTTACACTTGGTAAGGAGGTCTTCACGTCCATATTCTTCAGAGTGCTCAATTCCAAAGTACGTAGCAATGTCACGTACCAAGGTTGTCTTACCCTCAGATGCTGTGCCAGTGATGAGGATATTGTGGCACAGGTTGTTTCGGTACTCCCTCACAATGTACTTCCAGTACTTGATTGGATTCTGACGAATGTAAGTGCCACTGACTGGAACAACCTTATCAATTAATGTAACCTTTGCATTAAGAAGGTTGTGTTTCTCCAGCATTTCCTTATAGTAAGGCTCTGCGACATACCACATAACATCATCATCGTCATGTACAATTCCGTTCAACTGCTCAACAACCTCTGTCTGCCAGATAATCCAGTTGTTATCACACATACTCTCGTCAATACCAAGGTCAGTGTCGTTGATGGAAAATACAGACACAATCTCATCCTTCTCGAATATTTTGCGTACAATTGCTGTGCGCTCCTTAAGAGTCATGTTGATGTTACCAGCACGCTCCTCATTATCGTATCCACAGACGATGACAAAGCACTTGTCATTCTCCTTCTTAGCCCTCATGATGGCATCTAGGTGTCCACGATGCATTGGGCAATACCCACCGAAACAAATACCTATCTTCATACCTTTTTAACAAATAATGCGCAACCTCTACCGCCACCATAATAGTACGCAGGTTCGTACCCATCTTCTTTCATTTCTTTTTCTGTATTATAATCAAGCCTGCAACTTTTAGTTTTATATCCAACTGCTTGAAAAAACGATTCGAAAAAGGCAACTAAATCATTAGTAGAACCAGACGAATAGCATGTAAAACTTCCTATAATTCCTTTATCTACCTCATCTTTAATTAAAAAATCAGTAACACCATAAGGAAATATTCTAAAAAACAACAACTTCTCATGTTTTTCCTTATTGAACATAAATTTATATCCATTAAAAGGGTTTATAAGAAGATAACCAAAATAATTTATAACTTTGTCATACGGAATGGTACAATTACAGTCTTTTGGTTGTACATAATCATTAATATAGAGTTCTGTACCACAGAGGTAAAGACACTTATTTTCTTTATCTATCGCCCAAAACATATCATTTATTTTTTTTTGCAAAGTTACGAAAAAAGTATGAGATAACCAAATATCCCACACTTTTTTTAACACCTTTTAACCTTAGAACATGTATTTAACCGACACGAAGAAATTCGTTGGGGCATCTGGCATATAGAGTGGCTTACCAGTATTTGACAGCACACCAGTCTGGATGTTATCACGGTTGGTGATGTTGTTGAGGTGTCCGCTAATAAGGAAGTTACTCAGTTTCACACTACCGTATAAATTAAGCTGCCATAGGTCTGGAACTGTAAACTCGTTATCCAAGTCGAGATACATATGACTTCGATACTTGTACTCAAGACCAAACGACCACATCTTATCACGCCACTCAACAGACTGGTTAAACGTACATCCTGGGGTAAGTACATGTGTCTTAGTACCATATACATCCGTCTTAATTTTGTTGTTCGAATAGGATGAGTTGTTAATGAAGTGAAGCTTGTCAATCGGCTCATAATCGAAATATAACTCAATACCCATACGATGACTGTTGTCTGCCTTCTCGTGCTCTGGTAGACCGTTTAAGCCAAGTGTACCTGTCAGTGAACGCTCGTTCTCGAAAATCATGGCAAACAGGTTAAGGTTGGCATTCAGTCGCTTAGTGGCAATGTTCCAACCAAGCTCGAAGTCATTTGATACCTCAGCATCTGTTGTTGTGAGAGAACCTGGATACCACTCATTACCACCGAACATGTCTGTACGTGTAGGTTCACGGTGAGCACGTGCATACTTGAAATAAGCCTCATTGTGTTTGTTGAACTTATAACTAGCATCAGCACCAAAGTTAAAGAAATTCCACTTTGTATCCTCGTCGAACTTAACAAGCGGGTTCATAAGGTCACAATACCAGAAGTTAACGCCACGATACTGTCCATTGGCTGATAATGTAAGTCCACCGAATGATTTCTTAATATTGGCGAATAACTCATAATCCATCTTATGGCCACGATTATCGTAATACTCTGATGGGTCGATGTTACGTGCCTTATCGATGTTGCGTTCGTCAAGGTAGTGCTCACGCTCGAACTTATAGATATTAGTCCCTACCGTAATAGAACCATTGTCGATGTAATATCGTGCTGCTGCATTACCGCCATACATATGCTGCTTAAGACCGTAGTTATACAACATTCCAGTCTCAATAGGTTCATCACACAGTCGAAGCATATAGTTGTCAAGGTCGAAACGATATTCACCAAGCAGCATGTTCCAATATAATGAAGAGGTAAACAATACCTTATCACTAAACCATCCGTTATATGTGAACTTATTTACAGTCTGAAAGAAATTATCGTCCTCGTCCTTGGTACAGCCATTTATCTTACGGTTCTTACTCAGTTCCTCCATAGTAGCACCAATGTATCCCTGCCCATTACGATGGTATCCTGTAATCGATAGAAAATCCACAGAACTCTTATCGTTAATGAAGTAACCAAGCTTGAGACCAAGTGACTGCGAGTTATTCGAACTATGCTCACGATAACCATCAGTCTGTGATTGAGTGGCACGAACATGTAATGCCCACTTACCCATGAGTCCTGTATTAATGTTGGCAGATGTCTTGAATGAATAGAAACTACCAGCACCGAACTCCGCATAAGACGTAGTATTCTTCAGTAGGTCAACAGAGCTGATGTTGATACTTCCGCCATACGATGCAGTTCCTGGGTTATAGGTACTTGTACCACGTCCTACATCAATTGTACCAGCATCTGCCATAATATCTGGGCTGTTGGCAAAGTAACAACCAAAGTCCTCAGCCTCATTCCAGGGCATACCATCCAACGTAACATTGATACGTGTCTGGTCTAATCCACGAATACGGAAATAACCATAACCGAAGTCAGTGCCGTTGTCGCTGAAAGCAAAGATGGAAGGCATCTGAGCAAACAACCAGGAAGGCTCTTGACCATAGTTGCTGGAGAGGATTACCTCAGAGTTGATAGTACTTCCAAGCATCGGGGCTGCATTCCGATAGAAGGAGGTGACGGTAAACTCGTCCAGTGTCTGGTTAATTAACGTATCAGTACTCTCGATTCCATCAACGTTGTCGATGGGGTCAGCGTATGACATGGTTGCCATTGCCATACACATAAACAAACAGATAAACTTTTTCATTTCTTTAAAATGTTATTAAATGTTAATGTTTTCTTCTTATTCTGTTCCTTAATTTTTTTCCTATCATCCTTAGACATCCACCAATTTTTTCTCTCAATCAGTGTAATTTCTCCAGCTTTAGTACAAACCCATACGAAACACATTGCAAAACCAATAAACCCATAACACGGTATGATAACCCACCACAGAAGTACTGATGCAATGGCATCTGAAAGCGTTACCTTATTATTAACGTAATAGAATATGATTGTAGACACTAATGTACCAACAATCCATGATACAATCCATATTGCAATTTCACTAATACTCATCATCTTCGTCCTCCTCGTAGTTATCGTAATACTCCTCGTCCTCTGGGTCTCCATCTTCCGCAGGTTCAACTGGAGTAACTTCAACATTATTGCACTTTATGGCTTTACCACACTCTGGACAGAACTTGATATTTCCAATAACATCACCGAATATAGTATGCTCTCCCAAATATACAAGCTGACCGTATTCATTCATGAAAATTCTATGGTCTTCCCTGCCAAGTGTTTCCTTGCCTTCACAAAACTTACACATATTATTTCTCTTTTAAAAATTTGTCAACCATACTTTCAAGACCACGTTCAAGACGATAGTTCTCATAGTTAATCAATGAGTCGATTGGGTTAGAGTCCTCACAGTCCTCAAGGTCAGTGTCGTTTATAACAGCCTCCTTGTACTCTTTATAAGTCCATGAGTTCTTACCTATCTTAGGACGCATCAGAGCTGGTGCATTCTCACCATGCTTCTTTATCTCCTTCTCTATACTAATGAGTAGAATCTTTTTTGCTTGTTCTCTAGTCATAGCTGTATGATTTTGGTTGCAAAGATACACAAAAAAATCGAGATAACCAAATATTATCTCGGTTTTTAAAAAAAATTAACTAATAATGATACAATATACGTCTTGGATGAATTGAAATTTTGCCGATTTCGAGATACAAGTGTATAATGCTACCGCATCAAAGAAAAGGACTGGCTGGAGTATCCTCAAAATTATATTGGTATGTGTGGGAAAGTTGGATTTTAAACAAAACTAATAGTGATACAATTCGGATGTTGTCATCGTCATGAGTCCTAAAAGAAGGATAAGCTGGAAAAGTTATTTGACGAAGTAATATATTCCAAAACTAGTATCTAAGATTCACCCTCCTAAAATAAATAGTAGGATTTTAAACAAAACTAATAGTGATACAATTTGCTGAGCGCACAGGTTCACTTGAAATCGGTATTAGTAAACAGTAGCTGTTCAACCGAAGCGAACCGCATAATAATAATAACTAATAATGATACAATGGCATACTGCTTCCGCATATCCGCCTCACTAAATAGATAGTAGACTTTTGAATAAAACTAATAATGATACAATGCAGTCTTATACGAGTTAAAAGCTCACGCTAGGCGTGAGCATTAACATCAACACGTTGAATCCCAATGGGGTAGTAGGCTTTTGAACAAAACTAATAGTGATACAATTGACAGGTTTCAGAAGTTAATTCTATATTCTTCGTCATCGGTTCAGTCATACCCTTCAATATCCGTCTTCGCATCATTTGGTTCTGCCTTTCTTATAATATTGGTTCACCACATAATCATAGAAACTAATAATGATACAACCCTAATTTCCATCTTAATCATGAGTGAACTGAAGCAGATAACTTCCATGCATCCTTCTTAAGAATCTCACATCAGAAGTTCTTACTGTAAATGGAGTCATTTTACCTTTTGCATTTGGCTTTCTTGTGACATAATTACCGTTAATATCCTTTAAGTACACTCTCCCATTTGAACTTCCACTAATAAAACACTTAATTCCGTTCCATAGAACAAGGTCTCTTTTCTGTAAACCACTATTACCTATCATATGGGAAGTTGTTTCAGCTTTACGTATACCTCCCTTTTGAGGAACTTGCCTATGTAAAGACCTAGTATGCCTTCTGTTAAGCTTATACTGGTAGAATCCACCAAGTCTGTCAGCCTCCAGGTTACCAGTCATGACAAATGCATCGCTAGTATGGGACTTCTCAATCCCACCCCTTAAGCGGTTAGCTTTGGTTATGTAACCATACGTAGTATTAACATTGCCATATAGCTCTTTTACTTTCCAGAACACGGGTTTACCGATTGTCGATACTGATGTTTGGTTTTTGAAACTAGTAAGCTTTTTCACATTAAGTTCAAATTCACCATTATGTAGCTTCTTATGACAATCCTCACACAATGTGATAAGATTCCCAACCGCATCAGTACCGCCTTGTGACCTATATTGAATGTGGTGTACGTGAAGTGTTTCGCACCCACTTTCTCCGTGACAATGCTGGCACTCGTGTCTATCCCTAATTAAAACATACTCTCTGGCGTTTTCAAACCCAAACAATTCACCATGCTGGTACTCCTCACCTTGAATATCTGGATTCTGTAGTTTCTGAATATCAAACGGAGCAATTTCAATGGTTATGTTAGAAACAGGCAGAATCTTATGGACACGCTGAATGGCTTTCATGTGTTCGTCAAACCTATTCCTTGATGTAGGGGTTAACCATCCATTTGGTCTTTTCCTATTATCAAAACGTGGTTTTCTGTACCTAGTCTTTCTGTTACGTCTAGTACTCCTAGATTCACGCCTAGAAAGTATAAGACCTGGAATCTCTTTACTGCGAAGTTCTACTTGAGCAGCATAAAGTTCTTTAGAAGATGTTGATGCAGATAAACCTATATACCTAGAACCAGTATCAACCCCCAGATTTATTTCTTGGAGGTTCTCGCCAGAAACATAGTCAAGCTGGATTGTAAAAGGAACGGTAGAAACCACGTGGGCTTTACCTTCCTTCAAAAGTCTCCTAACTTTTCCATGCCTTGTTGTTGGCATTATAGGCTTGCCATCCTTGTTTAATACGTAAACCATTTGTTTAATTTTAAAAATGTTATAAACCGTCAAATAAATGACGTTGTGTACCCATCGCTAATGTTGGTTGGAGGTTTTCACTAGAAAGACATTCTCGCTAGCCGCAGGGTTTGGGGCTTGGGTAACAACTCCAAAGTGCCTATATATTCTCCCTCAACGTAGTCCTCGAAGGACTTAAGCTAATCGTATCATATTAGTTTTGTGGCGCAAAGATATATAAAAAAAACGAGATAACCAAAAGTTATCCCGATTATTAATATTTTTTAACAATTATTCCATCCACCAAGGTTTCAATAAAGCTACAGAATAATTTCCAATTTTTTTATAGACATAAAGAGTCCCAGCAAAATCATCATTAAATTCTTCAATAATCATATTCTTCAATTTCCTAGTCCCACAATTACCGAAATATAATCCAGAAATATTTTCAGCAGTATCTGTTAATTCACATTTATCACCATTCATGAAAAACCTTAATTCATCTAATTTCTTTTTCTTTTCGTTTTCATCTTGTGCATTTTGGTACTCTTGACGCATTGACTTCAAAGTAAGCCTATTATCATTCAACACGTCCCCTAACAAATCAGTGCTAATTATGTGCGAAAGACCATTATTTGTCTTGCGTATTTTAATAAGACCATTCTCTATAGCCCTTTCACATAAATCAACGTCAAACATAAGTTTATTAAAACCGTTTAACTCTTTAAAAAAATCAATATATTCACTCATAACTCCTATTTTTTTTTGCAAAGATATATAAAAAAATCGAGATTTCAAAATAAAATCCCGATTATGTTCAATTATCTTACAAACAATCCAAGTGGCTTATTCTTTAACACCTTTATAAGCTGGTCACTCATGTTACTCTGTTTCTCCATTAAGTTCCAAGGTGTCATCCTATCCAACCTCTCCTTAAGTTCATTAAGTACCGTTTCCTTCTCAGACTTACCCTGTTCAAGAAGCATATTGTAATCCATCTGCATCTCAGCCTCTGGAATCTTCACAGCACCACTGTACGTACCTCTTATAATACCAAGCAGTATCTTAGCCTCAGCAACAAGTAAACGTCTTATAATCTGTTGTGTTGGATTATTCATCAGCTCATATCTCATCTTATCCAATGGAACTTGGTCTGGTGTTATGATAATGTCATCCCTATTTTCAAGCCTACATTGCTCAATATCGTCTGGACTTCCAGATGTATCATAGTATGTATACCACACGTAGCAGCTTGCATACCTATTCCAACCCCATGTATCATCAGCAGCAACACCGCCAACCATGTTTGGAGAGCCTGGAACTGAAAGAAGATGTACAAGGTGTGTACCTTCTGGTCCTGCCGTTACCTTATAAGCCAAGTCACCCCTAAGGAGTGAGTTCTTGTACTTAAGGTCAGCAGCCATAAGAGCCGTATCGTATGCTGAACCCACATAGAATCCTGTAAGTCCAAGTCCATTACCCATGTTACCATACTGTCCGAATCCACCACCTATACCTGTATCAAGAGTACCCAAGTTACCATAAAGAGCTGCCTTGGTAGTTGATGGGGTAACATACATCACCTTATTAATCTCACGTCCCGCTGGGATTACATATACCTGCTTTCCACGTTCAACCTGGAAGAAATCTTTCTTGAGTTCGTAATGTCCTCTCTGCTGCAACCCAACCTCACGTGAGAACCAGTATGAGAAATCACGTGACCAGTCCATTGTACGAACGGTCATGGCATATGCCAGTTCGCTTGCATTCTGGAACTGTATAACATTCTTGTTCTGCATATTGAGCCACTGTGTCTCTATCACCCAGTTCTGAACCTTCTCAGAGTAGTCACCTATAGCTACGTCCAGGAGGTCGCACAACTGCTCATCCTCAAGCTGTACGATACGTATAGGAGCACCCAACATCGTTCTCACTGTACGGAATAGTGACTTCATATCTTCTGTTAAAATCATAGTAAACCAAATTATTTACTATAAATATAAAAAGGTGGTTATTTCTAACCACCATTATCCAAATTAATTACTTTAAATTCTCCCTCTTCCTTTTTCCATATCCTTTGGTTCTTTGAACCTCTAAAGGCTAAACTAACGTCTCTTTCTTCTTCAATAAACTTACCATCTACCACATAATCAAGGTAGTTCAAAATCTCACTCATGTGCTCTTGTACGTATTCGAGCGTAAAACCTGTATACAGCCAAATATCCTTCTCTGGATATTTCTCTTTCAATTCCTTTGCCAAGGATAAAACATCTTCATAAGAACAAAGTGGGTCGCCTCCCGAAAAAGTGACACCTTTAAGATAAGGTATCGTCAATAACTCAAATATTTTCTGTTTATCGTCATCCGTGAACTCACGTCCACCGTTAAAATCCCATGTCTCTGGGTTGTGGCATCCTTTACAGTGATGTACGCACCCAGACACCCATATGGTTATTCTGAATCCAATACCGTTATTTAGGTCTGGGTACGTTATCTTGTTTACTTTCATAAATTAAAATTCTTTAATGTGCTTTACCCTATCCTTGACCTCTTCCTGCTTACCGAAGTTGAAGGCCGTCTTGTAATCCCCCGTGAGATACCCTGTCACTCTACGCAATCTGCTGATGTTCTTTCCACCGCACATTGGACAAGTATCACCCATTTCATCGGTATATCCACAGTCCTCGCATGTGTCATTAGGTACATTAATTGCGAAGTAAGGTATGTTCTTATCCATTGCATAGAGTACTATAGCCTCAAGTGCATCTATGTTATGTTTCGTCGTACTAGGAAGCTCTACGTATGTAATACATCCTGCTGTAGAGAAACTTGTAAGCTTAGATTCTATGTCTATCTTCTGGAATGGTGACATATCATGCCATACTGGAACGTGCATTGAGTTTGTGAAATACTCTCTGTCAGATACATTAGGTATGACACCATATCTATCTCTGAACTTCTTAAGTGCTGTATGACACAGGTTCTCAGCTGGTGTGAAATATACACCGAAGTTAAGCTGGTATTTCTCCTTGAAGTCCTTAATTTTCTTACTGAATAGTGTCTCTATCTCAGTTGCAAGTTTCATTCCCTCGTCGGTTGTATGGTCTGTCTGTATAAGTGCCTGTAACGTTTCAGCAAGTCCAAGCTGTCCAAGCGCAAGAGTTCCATGCTTAAGTGCTGAACGTATGCCTTCCTCTGGAACGTATCCAGCCATTGTACCATTCTCCCACATAAACTTAGCTGAAGCTGGTGACTGACTGCATATCCATTCAAATCTCTCAATAAGCATATCCTTAGCTTCATCAATCTTCTTGGAGAGAATCTTCATAAATTCTTCTACAACCTCATCGTTGGAATATACCCTATCTTCCTTCTTAGCCTTCTCTTCAACCTTCTCCTTAGCTTCCATAGCCAATGTAGGCATGATAACGGTTACAGGGCATATATTACCTCTACCGTCTTTGAGCTGTCCGAATCCGTTGATGTCAAATCCGTTTGCTGTCCTACAGCCCATAGTGCTGAAATAAGTCCTTGGGTCGTTAGGGTCATAGCCTGCGTTACCAGTCCAGTCACAGTTAGCGTAGTTAGGATAAAGTCTCTGTGATGTAGACTTGAGGGCAAGCTTGAATAAATCATAGTTAGGGTCTCCTTCTGCCTTATTTACACCATGCATCATCTGGAAGATACCGCATGGGAATATAGGTGTCTTATGATGTTTTCCGACTCCCTCTATAGAACCATCAAGAAGTGCCTTGATTACCATTCTTCCCTCTGGAAGTGTGCATGTTCCATAGTTTATTGATGTGAATGGGAGTTGATTTCCGCTTCTGCTCTGTAATGTATTGAGGTTATGGTACATACCCTCAACAGCCTGTGTAAGTTCTTTCTGTGTCTGTTCAATAGCGTATGTGTATACGTTACCACTCTCCTTATATTTCTCGTCCTCTATGGACATTGAGTCATTAAACTCGCTTAAATCTTTTACTCCTTCTATATATCTTGCCCCGTTCTTGAAGTGCTTGTAGAATGATTTACGTACATATGGGACCATCGTCCAATCAAGGTGTGTTGCTGATACACCACCAAACTGCTGTAAACTCTGTAGCTGGAAAATCACTGCAACAAGCTGCATTGCTGTATTGATACTGTTGGCTGGTCTCACATCTGTCTGTCTTGTATTGAATCCCTTTGCCAGGAGGTCATCAAACGGTATGGAAAGGCAGTTATGCATTCCAGCAGCATAAGAATCTAGGTCATGGATGTAGACTTCGTTATTTAGGTGATTGTTTCTTGATTTCCTGGACATGCAGTACTTCAGTGCGTAGTCCTTCAATACAAGTCTATTGACCTCACCCATCCTTCCACCGAAGGAATGTTCATCTACATTTGCATTCTGGTTTGTTACATTTGTGGCAAGGAGCTTCTTAGTAATATCCTTGTACAACTTGTCCCTGTTCTCACGAATAAGTTTATGATTGTATCTGTAGATAATATAGGCTTTTGCAACCTCCTTGTCAACTTCCATCAGACATTTCTCTACATTATCCTGTATATCCTCTACGTGTACAGTATCGTTTGACTGAATGTTGTAAATCTTTCTGATACAATCAATTACGGTGTAGTTAGGTTCTTTCCCACATGATTCAAACGCCCTCTCAATAGCACTTTCTATCTTCTGAATTTGGAACAATTCTTCTGTTTTGTCACGCTTAATTACTTGCATAAACAAAAGTTCTTTTTTTAATAAATTATTTTCATTTTTTTCGGTCAACCTTTTGGTATAATTTTTAAATCATTGCAATGTTAAAATAAATATACCCTCGGAGGATAAAAACAAGGCCGAAAAAATAAAAAAATGGCTACCAGCATATCTAACTTACTGATAGCCAAGTTGGTGGGAGATAAAAAAAAAATCCCATAAAAATTTTGGCTATTTTTGCCATGTTTTATTTACCTTTGGAAAGGCGAAATACTTCACTTGCGAGAGCTGTACTATCCTCTTGTTGTTTCCTCTTTACTTCAAGGAAATTCTCGTATTCATCGACACTATCGGTGCTTATTCTACACGTTCCGTTGTTGAAATCTACACCATTCAATACCTTTCCACTCTTACCAGCCCTGTTCTTAAGGATGGCGATTGTTGCCTTGTTGTTACTAATGTCTTCTACTGTTCTGGCTATAGACATTATAACGTGTGCTATCTGGGCTTTCTTGACAGAGCCACCTATCTTATCCATAGTGACAAGTTCGAGATTTATAGAGTCCTTAGTACCCTGTGACGGGACCCATATCGCCATGTCCAGCTCTCCAGCCATAGCCTCTAACCTACGCATGGTCTTACCCTCTTTTTCAAACTCATTACTTGTTGACTTGTCATTCTCATGTTCCAAACATTCGAAGTAATCGATGATAGTAAGCTCTGGTTTGAAACCACTATTGATGAGTTTCTTGATGAATTTCTCAATTTGTCTCGCTGTTTTCTCACCACTTGGGAACTTAACTATCCTAAGATTCTCCTGTAACTTTTCCTTGTCTTTGAACTCTTCAAGTGTTTTCTTCACCTGTTCCACAATTCCTGGCTTTGACAAGTCCTTTGCCTCAATGCCAGTAATTCTTCCGATATGTTTTCTCTGAATCTGCTTAATTCTGTCCTCAAACACAATCTGTAAAACCTTATGACCATTCACAGCTGCATGTGAAGCCATAGCAGTTGTAAGTGATGTCTTACCGAAAGATGTAGGTCCAATAATAACACCAAGTTCACCTCTTCCAAGTCCACCTTCCAGTATTTCATCAATCTTTCCTATACCAGTTGGTATTGGCGTTCTATAATCGTCGGATAGGGTTTCATTGATATGGTCGAATAGGCATTCACCATAATCATTATGTACGCCCTTGCTCATTGCATCATTCAAAAGATTCACGCAGGCTTCGAACTTATCAGAATCACCCTTTCCAGCAATTTTCAGAATCTCATTTGCTGTCTTTACGATATTCTGCTGTCTGAAGAATTTCTCAGCAAGTTCCCTAGTTCTTTCAACCCCATCAGATGGAGCATTCTTAACCTTATCAAGAACTGCGAGGTATGTCTCAGTCTCCTTGTCGGAGTGAGATATGTTCCTAAGCTCTATCTCCATATACTCATACCTAGGAACATTTCCCTCTCGCTCATAATAGTTCTTCATCACACCCACAAACGTCTTAAGGTTTGGGTCTGTGAACATGTTTTGGTCAATTATTGGGCTTAAATCCTCGAAGAATGTGTGGTTTTCCATGAACTCATGGGCTAATTTATACTGGTATATCTCTCCCAGATATCCTAAATTATCCTTTCTCTGTTGAGTCATCGTCAAAACCTCCCTTTATTAATAATATAATGACCTTAAATACTTTTTGGTTTTGTCAGCTACCGCACGTCCCCATGCGTTCTCTATCCTCTTGTTGGATAGATAAAGACTGTAAGCATATTTCTTAGGCTTACCAATTTTCTTACACGTAACAGTTCCATCCTCTCCTACGGTCTTCACAGACTCTGGGTAGAACTCCTCCACTGTGGTATACTGACTAAGATACTTTGAATTCTCCTTTGGGTCAAAGTAACCCTTCTCCCTTATTTCCTCTCTTGATGGTGAGCAAGCCTCACAAATCTTTTTAGTAATCTGCAAGAGAACATCTGGTTTGTCGTTAATCATTGCCTTAAGCACCTCGTGTTCAAACGAAAGTCTTCCCTCGTTTGCCTTGAAGAACGTCTCCTTGTCATATACGAACGTCTGTCCGTCCTTACCAGTTACCTTCACGTTCTTGTTACTTAAGTCAACCTTCTCACGGATTGCCTTAGGATAAGCATAACCATCCCAAATCTTTGTGATTACATCACGCTTGTTGTCCGATACTACAAACTTGAACGTACAAGCCCAAGGTTCAATGAGTTTAGAGTCAAATTCATCACCTGGTACAGGGTCTGCTGGGTTGTAGTAGAACCATGTGTAAACCCTACTCTTCGACTTTAAGTCATCATCAATCAATTGTACAATTTCATCTACCTTCAACTTGAAGTCTAGTGTGTTCATACTGTTTTCAATGAAATTGTAAATTCTGAAATTTCTCTTACAGATGATGTTGTCATTCACATAGAGGGTGAACTCAAACCTCTCCTCTTTGTAATCTTTTTCCTTGTTAATTTCCATAAAAATAAAATGTTAAGTTAAACAAATCTTTTCTATACTCTAAAATATTTAAAAAAATCACTTAATACAACAAAGCCCTCTTTGTTTTCCCATATTAAATAATGTTTACTCAAATCCTTTTCATATCCTATTTCATACCCGTCTGGGTCTTTCAGACAATTATACAACAGTTGTATACTAGTACCATCTAGATAATACCTATAATAGTATTCTAGCAGTCTGAATCTACCCCAAAGTTTCTCCTTCTTAAGTTTCTTCATGAAGAACTTAAAATGTTTGCTGTCGTATCTTCTCATATTTCTTAGCGCAAAGATATATAAAAAATGTTAAAAAAACAAGGATTTTGATAAAAAAATTTTAAATCCCATAAAACTTGAAAAAATCCTCTACGTAAAAATTCCTACTACCCCTGTAGTTACAATCACACTTTTCTATGGCGTACTTCTCATGTTTATAAAGCCAAGGTCTCTCCCTGGTAATCGTTAATATCGTATTGGAAGGTATCTTTATACACCTTTCTATTTGGTAAAACCTATTTTTCTCCAACAGGGTAGGGTAATAATATATGAGAAATCTTAACCTTCTCATATTCTTTAAATTACCAGTCTTTTTCAACTCACCATATAACAGTTTAATCGACATACACCTTACTTCGAAATCAGTTAATGGTTTCTTTTCATGACCACGACGTTTCTTGATTTCTTCAAGAATTTCTTTTATATTCAGCATACCTTTTCTGTTCCATTAAAATTATACGACCATACGGTGCTAACACGTTACCGAACTTGGTTTCGTCGGTTAGGTCAAACATTCTGTTTTTATCTATAATCTTATATGCGTTCTTAACGTTCCTGTTAGTAGTGTCAATCGGGGCATATAACACATCATTCAACCCCTTTTCAGCTTCCTCTGTAAGCAACGGCTCTGACAAATCTATTATCTTCCTGTTAATCTCATATAACCTGTCTCCCTGGCAACCGTCAGTAACCCCGTTAACGATGTTTTCAAGCGATTTGAGAGGTTTTTGCTTGTTCTGCTTCCTCTCTTCCAGCAACTCCTTAGAACGCTCTATAATCGCCTTTAAATCGGTTTTATGTTTAACAATCTCTGGGAAGTACTTAATGAGTGTCGGCTGTCCAACTCCCTTCACCCCTTTAATGTTGTCAGATACATCACCGCATATTATCTTCTCAAGCACTATGTTCTCATGAGTAATACCAAGTTCCTCTATTGAGTTTTTATCCGTTATAAAATCCTTCTTAACTGGATTATACACTATGACTGTATCTGATATAAGCTGTGTCAAATCCCTATCAGATGAGAATATAACAACCTTCTCATTCTCATGCTTATTCTTTACGTAGTATGCAATAAGGTCATCACCCTCAACGTTATCGAACTCATATTGTCTTACACAAACCTCTTCAAGTATGACTTGTATTAGGAACTTCTGTTTCTCAAACAGCTCATCTTCAATCTCCTTATCTGTTTTCTTCTTCTTATTACTGAGTACCTTCTTACAGAATGAATCAATGTATTTATCATATTCAGTCTTATTAATCTGGTGGTTCTCATAATGTTTATCACGATTAGCCTTATAATCCTCATAGTAGTTGTATCTCAAGACCCCAGAACCATTACCATCCCAGCATACCATGCAATAGTCAAAGTCCTTTCTAGATAGAATAACTCCAAGCTGACGTATGAATGTAAGTACAGCACCATACACCTCACCCTTGTCATTCATTCTCTTATCTACCAGTGAAATCTTTAATAAGTTATTACCATCAACTATTAACGAATACTCACTCCTGGAAATATTTATGTTATTTGCCTCAGCAATTCTTTTTTTAATCGGTTGTTTCATTATATTTTCTTTAGTGCAAAGATATATAAAAAAAGTTAAAAAACCAAATTTTTGGAATATTTATTGTTAATTAATTGATGACATGAAAAAGTATAGAATAAACGAGGCACAATATAATATAATCATTGAGACTGCCAGAATCCAGAATTTCTACAAGAGGGATGAAAATGGAAAAATAGTGAATCCAGTAAATCCAACGCAGAGGACTGACATAGATTTCGGTAAATTAAAACAGTCTGACGATGACTTCAACGAAAAAAATAAACTACCAAAAAAGGATAGAAGAGACAGTGGAGAAGAATTCAGAGACGCAAGGGGATACTCAAAGAAGGTTATAGACAATTTACAATCAGACCTCACTGGAAAGGCTCAAGAAAGATATATGGATGCTACTGGAAGAGATACACCTGTTATTCCAAAGGATGAAATAGGAAAATTCTCTCCAAGCGTTAACAAGTATCTTAAAAATGGTATGGATGTTGCTGTAAAGGGTAAGACCTTCTCGTATGGAAATACAAAAGTTCCAGAGGATGTAATGATTATCAATCTTACATCAGCATGGAACTGCCCTACTACAAGTGGAGAATGCCCATTTAAGGAAGTGTGCTATGCTAAGAGAGCTGAAGGTGGAAGAGCTGCACAGTTGCAGTTAAGAAACTTAAGGAATCAACATGTCTTCAAATATCTTACTGGTAGGGAAATACTCAAGCTTATAGAAACTTATATCGAGCAAGCACCAGTACACATAAGATATGCAAGAATTAGTGAGGACGGAGATTTCCCAGACCAACAGACTCTTGATTTCTGCGATAAACTTGCTGGACACATTAAAGCAAAGTACGGTATCCAGACAACCGCATATACGCACAGACAGCTTGACTATAGTAACGTTAAAAATATATTGATAAATGCTTCAGACTATAGAATCAAGGGTGCTACGAGATATTTCATATGTACAGATAAAAAGAGTTGGGCTAACCTTCCAGAAGGTATGAGTGATGGTAGCACAAACCCAAAGGGAATTGATACAACAAACGGTGTCTTCAAATGTATGTGTGATTGTAGAAAATGTTACTTCTGCTACAGAACTAAGGAAGAAAACGGTGAACCAGAAGGACCGATTACCGTAGTAGAGGAACTTAGAGGCGGTGCTAAAAAAGTTAAAACAGCCCTAACAGCTAAAGGCAACCTTGAAGCTAAAAGTAAGATAGATATACCAGCATGTGCTGTTGAAATAAATGAAAAGAGGTAGGACAAATCCTACCCCTTTTTTGTTTTTACACGCTCGAAAGCTGCAAGAAGGTTTTCAGTAGTATGGTCATAGAACTCAGTATGTGGTTTACTTGATATATGCCACCCACAACATGATGGACAGTAATATGGTCTAAGTACACCGCCATGAGTGTCTATGTCAGACCCGTTCCACTTAATAAAGTTCTTAGCCTTTATTTCAGTCTCGAACAGCATCTTAGCCCTTCCACAGTCTGGACACATTACTCTATTCCTTTTCGGCTTCATGAGTGTCACTTTCTTTATCGTCTACACACAGTGGTCTATAGATGATGATTGCATTATTACTACCATCAAATGACGTTAGTTTTACGTCAACCACAAAACCACCCTCTTTCTCAATCTCTTCGATTCGTTTATTTACATGCGCCTCGAACTCGTTATAAAACGTATGTACAACAAATGCAACTCTTGTTTTTCCGTAATTGTAATGCATAATTTTACTTTTTTGCTGCAAAGTTACTAAAAAAAAATGAGATAACCAAATGCTACCTCATTTTTTTACACATTTTAAGAATTATGTACTAATCTAAACACCTCATCTGCTAGAGTTATATTCTCATTAACTGGGGCTGATGCCTCTTCCTCGGTAATATATCCAGGCATTGACATTATGGAAGTTTCACCATAACATGATTTATCTTCTGGAAATTCAAACCATCCAGAGAACTGGCATCTTTTCCTGGTACATCCACGAACATATGAATTCCAACCCCAAATAAGTTCATTATACCTATCACTATTCTTTAATGGTTTCGATAAGTTAGAAATTGTTGTATTGAAAATACTTACATCATTTCTAGCTGCTGAGCATAATTTTTCGAAATAGTTTTTTACATATTCCCTATTGAGTCCGAAATCATGTACCAGATAATAGAATATAGAACCAGCTTCATTAGGCTTGATAGTATCGCTACTATCCTTCTTTATCTTTCTTCCAAATTCAGAAGCCTCATTATATCCAATAACATCACTAAGACACTCATCCCTAGTCTCAAGTTCTGTCATATTCATTTTATATGGAGACTGGGAATTAGTTTTACAACGCTTTCTAAGAAGCATAACCTGTTTAGTGATTGAGTATGAACCAACTGCAAGCTCTTTACCAGTACCTCTTAGTTTATATCTTATAGCATCTTCTGAACTTCTCTTAACACCCATGTCTATTGTCTCAGTAGCTTCTCTTGAAACACCCTCGACAACTAGAAACCTTAGTGGTATTCCGCTTTCATGTATCGCATAAAGTCGGTGTTGACCATTTGCAAGTTTACCATCTGAATAGAATGTTATGGGTTCACCATTATCCTCACACCATTTGCCATCTTTCATCATTTTCGTATACTCCATCACTTTTTGATATTTCAGCTTCCTGTAGTTGTCGTTTTTATTCTCAACTATATCGATGGCTTCTTCTGGAGTAAATATTTTTTCGTAGTATTTCATAACCTTAACCAATTTCTGCTTCAATTCTACTGAATGCATTGTCACCAGCAGTAAACGTCATAGTCTTCCTGGTTGGTATTGAACTGAAATCACAAATATCATTGAACTTGTAGAAATCATCAGAGCCTTCCTCAAAGAGCATGAATACAGGAATATTATTGTCAGATGCAAACCACATCATGTAGAAATCTCTCTCACTTCTGGAAGCAATCTCACGAATCTTCTTGATGAGATTTTCCTCATTCCTATTACCCATAGATACCTTAGTACATACACGCTTTCCATTCTTCCTTGTTATCTTTTTAATCTCACAAGGTTCAACATACAGTCTGTCATTATGGATGAGAAGAGCAGAATACTTATTTCTTCTCCTTCCCCTGTTATTACTGCGGTCTCTAAATGTTAAACTACTATCACACAGACCTATGTGTGTCTGGTGTGTTTTACCTGTTCTACTTAAGTCGGAGTTAGTCAGTTTCTTTACTGATATTCTCCTCTCTTGATTTAAGTTTATCTTCATAACTATTAATAACTTTTCTGTTAGTTCATTCATCTGTTGATTCTTCTGCAAACTGAACGTCAGCCTCTGTAACACTCTTTCCTCCATCTTCCTCAAGTTTAGTCAGTATATCCTTGATATAAGTCTTTTTATAATCATCAAGTTTATTTGGATTTACCAAACCATTATGAACACATGACATTTCGCCTTCATATGTAATATTCCAAGGTGTTGGAAGCTGATTCTTCGTTGTCCTTATCTTAGTTGTAATACCATAATTGTATGTTTCACCCTTTGCTGTAGCTGTAAGTTTCTTAGTAGCAGCCTTTCCAATACCACCAAGATGCATTATCAGTCTAGCACCATAGAAGAATGTTTTACCTCCCTTAAGCTCTATTGATGGAACTCCACCCATTGAGTTCATTGAATCATTCCAAATCTTATTAACGCAGAAGAAAGTGTTGGTATACTCAGAACCCATGCTCTTTGAAGATGGTATCCTGTTATTAATAATGTTGTTAAATGCTTGCGATATAGCACCAGCGTCGAACAGGTTGTTTGTACTCTTGCTTTCAAGTGACTTGAATGACTGTATAGAACCTATTGAGTCCCAAATGAAACACATTGGATATGGTATCTCTCCACTATCCTGTTTGTCAAGGAAATCATTTATTGAATAGGCAATATCTTCAAGAACTGCTTGCTTTCTCTTTACCTTCAACTTCTTACCTGTCGAATAGTCATTATCTCCATATGCATTTGCTAGTTTTGCGCTATTGAAATAGAAGAAATCACCAGTATAGTCTATAATTTGATTCTCTGTTGTATATGTAACTTCTCCAGTCTCGTAGTTTACATGTTCAACCTCAACGTCTCCGTATACAGGTGTAGCCTTCATTCCGCAATCAATTGCATATTTAAAGTCAAAATTATTCTCTGTCTCATAAATGATTGGTAATATACCGTTGTTTATACACGATGCAATAAGACAATTTTTTATAGTAGATTTACCAGTGTTAGACCATCCAGTGACTATTGACAAATACCCCATTGGAATTCCTGGTAATTTTATTGCATCAGAAAATGCATCTGGGAGTGGTATGAAAGATATAGGTTTATCAGCCACTGAGTTAGCATAGTCAGTTTCATTCTTCATACTAAGTTCCATTCTAGCCTTAAGTTCGCTTATACTAGGCTTCTTAAATTCCTTTTTCTTTACTGGTTGTTTCATTTATCACTGTTTTGTTTGTCTCTTATTTTATTTTTCCAACATCTTCTGCATACTGATTTATACATATCATTACCTCCAACCATTATCTGGTCTCCTTCAGTAACTATTTCACCGTTACTATCAAATCTTGCATTTATTGATGTTTTCCTCTCCCCACATGAGCATGTGGATTTGATTTCCTCAATATCATCAGCTAACTCGAATAACCTCTTAGATGCAGGAAAAAGCCTGCTCTGGAAGTCGGTTCTGAGACCGAAACACATGACGTTGATTCCAAGGAAGTCAACAACATCTGAAAGCTGGTCTATCTGTTTTTCGGTTAGGAATTGGCACTCATCTATCAACACCCACTTGAGGTTGTGGAACTGTGAGTTAAGGACATTATTGTAATCCTTTATAGCCTTATAGAGGTTAACGTCTGGGTCAACCATGACACACTTCCTCTCAAGTCCTACACGGGATTTTATGATGCCTTCGCCATCCCTGGTATCAGCGGATGGCTTAAGGCACATTATATCTAATCCATTTTCCTCAAAGTTATATGCTGTTGTAAGTAGCCTCAGCGTCTTCGCAGAATTCATAGTCCCATAATAAAATCTAAGATGTGCTGCCATTTTCAATATCTTTTAGCATAGAATCAAAATCATAATAAGTTGACTCATTATTTTCAAAAAGTTACCCATAGTACCATAATAGAAGAAAAGTTTATTCATTCATAACAATATTTGTTTTAGGTTATTTTAAAATGGTAAATCCTCATCCTCGTCTGATGTATCAAACTTAGTACCATCAATTATAGTACCAGCTGGGGCTTCAGCCTCCGCTATCTCACTATAATCCTTAGATGCTGTTGTTGCTTCCTCAATCTTCTCCTGTTCAGCCTCTGCCTTCATTTTTTCAAGTTCTTCCTTGCTAACGTACTTGTTAGCTTCCTTACTGAACACAGGTACTTTACCGTCTGCTATGATTGCCATATAGTCGTATGACTTTACGGTGTAAACCTCATACCATTTCTTAGAGTCGTTAATCCACTTTTCGCCAAGCTCGTAGTCATCTGTAATAGGGCTAGGAATTCCACTGTCAAGAATAAGGATAGTTGTCTTACCGTCAGCACCCTTCGTTAATGTCACAATAAGGTCAAGACCATTGTTAACATCGTAGATGCTATACTTATTACCCTTTGCTGCGGCAGCTTCGCTCCTAACTTTAGCAAGATTCCTTATCTGGTCGAATACACCTTTTCCCTGTCTGTTATCTGGGAAAAGCCAGAACTTTACACCATCTTCCTCATGACCACGCTCAATACAGCGGACAATCCACATATCTTTTGCCTTGTTCATGAATTCGACATCACCATACTTTTTCTTCGTAGGCTCATCCAATGCCTGGCTCTTAAGTTCCTTCGCCTTTGCAGAAATCTCACAGAATGGACATTTTTCACCCATAATCTTACCATCCACCTTGTTCTTTGGTGGACACACGAAAGTCTTCCACCCACTAGGTGAAACCTCCTTGTTTACACGAACCGTGTGCATGTGAATTTTCTGGAATGCAGTGTTACTATCTGGGGTGATAGGTAACAATCTGATTGTAAGTGTCTTAGAAGTCTCATTTTCACCCAACCTTGCCTGTAAATAATTCTTTGTGTCAAATTGAGTCTTCTTAGTTTTAACTTGTGGTGTATGCACCTCAGCATACTGTCTCTCGACTTCCTCTGCGCTAATGTTTGCGCTAAATCTTTTGTTTTCCATTAAAATAAATTGTTAAAAAAAATTATTATATGCATGTCAGAACATGCTTAAAGTTTTATATTGCAAAGATATATAAAAAATGTTAAAAAAACAAATTTTTCCCTAATTATTTTCTCTATAACTAGGGAAAAAATATATAGAAGATTATCCTAATGTGTCAAGGATACTCTTTATAGCATCAAGGTGTGAGGCAATCTCGGAAACCTGTTCATTTGGCTGCTGCCCCATGTGTCTACACATTGTAAAATGGTCTCTTACTATTGTAAAGGCATCATCAAGGCTATACTTTAAATCTCCGAACAAGTTACCCAAGTCATCGTTTCCGTATCCAGATTCAGCTAGAATCCTTTCCCTTTGTGATTCGTTGATAATAACCCTTTTCATTACAGTCTAAACAGTTTCTCAAGCGTCTGGATGTCATCGTCAGCAACACTGAATGACTTCGATATGTCACTTGGCATATCATCATCTAGGTCATCAGATGTTATGGTGTACTGGTCATCAACTGGCTTATCATTATCTGAATAAACCTCGTAGTTATCTCTCTCCTTTACCTTGTTTGCCCAAAAGTCATCTGGTCTTACATTAAAAGGATATGAGTCTATAGCACCACGAAGGTCAAGCTTCTCGGTCTGTGTTGGATTTCTCTTCTCAAACTCAGCCTTAAGGTTCTCAAGTTCTGTATTATTCTGGTCTAGCTTATCCTGGAATCCCTTGATGGTATCAATAAGGTCAAGAATCCTGTTATCCACCTTTGATAAATCTCTTCCAACCTGGTTTTCCTTTGAGTTAAGCTTCTCCTGTGCATTGGTAAGTCCATCTATATCAATGGTATCACCGTCAACCTCTCCACCATCACCAGTATCACCGTCACGCTGGTCTGCGAATGGGTCTTCGCCAGTGTCTTCCCCAGCCATAGGGTCTGCTGCATCTGGCATTGGTTGCCCCATAGCATTAGGGTCTGCGCCCATTTGTGCATTAGGGCCTCCACCAGCCATAGGGTCACCACCCATAGCGTTAGGGTCTCCACCAGGCATACCGCCAGCCGCATTAGGGTCTCCTGCTGGTGGCATTCCTCCCATTGCATTTGGGTCAGCACCTGGAGCACCACCCATAGCATTAGGGTCTTGTCCAGCAGCATTTGGGTCATCATCATCTTCGATGACAACTCCATGCTTCATTTCTGGGAAGCCTACATATGACTCGCTGAGACGCATAAAGTGCTTATGTGCCTCATATAAATTGTTTTCCTTAAGATACTTAATGTTAGTGTTAGCCATTTTAGTATTAGTCGTTCAATAGTTCTTTATTGTCTTCTGTTAAGATTGTCTTAGAACTTTCTGTTCTCTCAATAAGACCCTTATCCTTCTTGACTCTCTTTACTGCTGCTGAAGGCTCTGTACTACTAAGCACGCTCTGAGCCATAGCTATCTTCTCTTCTGTAGTCATAACGCTCTTGTTTTCGTTAATTTTATTTTCCGCTGGATAACTTACACGGATTGGTTTCTGTGGCTTGTTACCCTGTATGTGTTTTATTATAAAACGTCCCATAGTTTCAAATTATTTTACTATAAATATCTGATTACTCGAAAAATACCGACTTGTCCTCTATCTTTGTAAGATTTGACACTGAAAGTTCACCATTTGTGAGTATTATCAGTTTATCCTTATAGGTATCCCAGTCAATCAGATACTCGTTATTTGGCTTATCGTCGTTCTTCTCTTTCTCTATGAGCTTATTCAAGGCATTTATGGAAAACAGACACCCGTTCTTAACGTGCATGACAGTTGCATTACTAATCTTTCTAATGAACTTGTCTTTGTCAAATGTTTTGAACGATACAAGATATTCAGTATGGTTAGTGTCTATAGAATATACAAACACCTTATCAAGCCTTATCTTATACTCGGTTCTGAGTGTTTCAAGAAATGATAGAATCCTGTTTTTCTTTACAAATGTTCCAATTATAATTCCGTTTGTGCTCATTTTATTATTTAACTTGATATAAAGTACGGAATGGCGTACTTCTTATTTCCCAAAAACCTACTGAGTTTATTTAAACCCCTACTGGTGTTGTAAAACAAATGGTTATTTGGGTTAGAGTCTAACAAGGACATTACCTTGTTTCGTTTAATTCCACAATATTCAAGTACCTCAAGTGATACTCCAAGAACCTTCTCATCATGAAGTATATAAAGAAGGCCGTTGTTTATATAAATATTCTTCCTATCTTGAGAATTAAATATATTATATAATTTTTTTATATTATTATATTTTAATTTCAATATATCTACATAATGATATTCTATGGAATTTAATACATTGTTGCGAACAAAAGTGTAGAACTTTTTCAAGTCCTGTTCGAATTCACTCCTACTTTCACTCTTCTTGAATGTCCAGAATGTTTTATCGTCTAGCTGCCTATCCAATATGTTCCTATACCCTTCAAACGACTTAGCATTCTCCCATCCAATAATAAGAACAGGTTTTGTGGGGTCAACTTCTGAGTAGTCGTTGACCTGTGCCACAAAACCCTCAATATCATTCAGTTTCCTATCAGTAACAATATATCCTATAGTTTTCATAACACTAATTTTATGCAAAGATATATAAAAAAAGTTAAAAAAACAAATTTTTTAAGAATAAGCTGTACCTTGTTTGTTATGGAATCTGTAAATTGCATACGGATAAGCAGTACCATATACATTCATATTATTCTGAATAAAGTCCGAAACCCATCCTTTTGATGTCGTATACATACAAGCATGATATTTACCTCCTTCAAGTTTAGCATTTTTACCAATAATAGCAATATCGCCAGCTTGGAGTTTTATGGTTGGATTTCCACTTGGTCCTACAGTTCCACTATCTATCATAACAAAACCATGAGACTCTAGTATTCCATAGTATCTTAGATTAGTTGCATGAATTGTATCAGCTTTATTCTCAGACGTATAGATTCTTTTTGCTAATGGTCCTCCACCAGCCGCTATAGCATCTTCAACATGAGAAGCACATTTACCGTGTCCACATTTCTTTTTACCGTTTACTGTCTTACATCCAACCTGTTTTGTTATAATGTTAGCGCAAGCTTTTCCTACATCCCAGCCATTAATCTTAATTTTATCGCCACTTACTACCTCACTTGGTGGATTCGTATTTCCACCACCAGATGAATCGGTATTCCCACCTCCGTACAAATCATTACAGTTAGCTGGCTCATAGTCCTTGAATACATCCTGTATATCACTGAACTGAGGTGCTTCTTTTGGAAGAATCTTACTGTTAACTGGGTCTGGATACCTCTTGGCTATACTTCTCAGTAACTTCTCGTTAATCTGTCCCTTCTCCTTATCTGTAGTTCCAAATGGGGTGTTATGGGTAGATTGCTGACTATTTTTCACCACGTATATACGTCTATTTGCTACATTTATTTTCTCCGAAACTGCAACACTGATTGCATAAGGCTCTTCGGTGTTGCTATATGAATTTACATACATCCAGTTCAAATTCTGGATATAATCGTAATATCCATTCAATATTATATCAAACACTCCAGCAAGTTTATTTCTCTTACCATCTTCCTGCTTAAACATTATAAGTCCACCATCCGAATATACTGGCTTCAAGTTAACCGATGTTGAAGGTGATGACCATGCAGACTTCTGTACAGCATTGAAGAACAGCTGAGGGAAGTTCTTGGTATCATGTGTTTCTTCCTTCTTAGGTGGAGTGCCACTTGATGAGTAATTATCATAGAACGTCCTTGCATATTTCTTTCTGGCAGAAGGATTATCTCCACGCTCATATGCAGCTCTAAAGCTTTCTGCTGCATCCTCTGGTGATGTACATGAATTCAGTTTTTCCTTCGAATATTTTGTTGTAGTTTTACCATTAACAGTAACCTGTGAGATTGTAGCATCTATGAAGTTTACTTGGTAATCAGCACCATATTCTGAAAGAGTCTTCTTTATCTTTGCAATACCCCAGTCGGCAGCAACTCTTTTTATAGTACCATCTTTTTCTCTCTGTCCATATTTGGATGTTGTCTTTGTCAAAAGTTTTGTTAAGTTTCCATAGTGGTCGTTCCATTGACAGAATCCAGCTGCATAATAACCATCAGAGTCTTTACCTCCTCCATTTGGCATCTTAGTGTGGTCGAAGCCTTCTCCAACTTCATGTCTTATGTTACCAACAATACCAGCTGCTGCAATCTTATTGTATCCTTTAGCCATGAACTTATCCATTAACTGATTAGCCTTTTCTTTGTCAGTACCAGTAAGCTCAACAGTATCACTAATATTCTCAGATACAGGGAATACTTTATATGGACAATCATTATCAATATCAGCCTTAAGATACTTCTTATCTTGGTCATAAACTTGTTTTGGCTCATTCTCATCAGTTTCATCACTGAAGATATTCTCAACAAGCCTATTGGATACGTTAGCCATTCTACAACCAACAATACTCGTTGTCATATCACCAGGTCTCAACCTATGAGTAACCTTCATAATTAAGTAAGAACCTCTAAACATAGGCACATTAAGTAATACGAAATACATAAGTGGCTGTATCCACGCACAACCCATCATTTCAACACTGCATGTATATGACTGGTTGGTATATATATCGTATAAGTCCTGTGATGTTGATACCTTACTCTTCTCGTTTCTACTTGCCCCAAGTATAGCGTGCTTTGCTATAATAGCCTGCTGCGTCATTATAGGGTTAGACATGTTAACGTTAATGTCCTTGAAGTAACTCTGATATTGCCTTCCATAAGAGACTCCGAATGCTGGTATCCTGTAGTACATGCTAGTTTCTTCTGACTGGTCATCAGAACCTCCCCTTGACCTAATAGCCAAAGGAGTTTCCATTTCATCATTAAGCATGAATCCATCATCATTGAACTCACTATTTGCAACATTAAGATTCTTAGATGCAGCATACGTGTAGATTACAACAAAGTCTGGATGCTTCTTAGGAGTTCCCATCTTCAAGTAAGGTATTGCCTGGAATAAATCACTCATACCATTTGATAGGTCTCTGAAGTTCTGCACGCATTTCATCATGCATCTATGCTCCGCATAAACTTCAGCAAGGAAGTTGAACATCATGACATTAACATCACTGTACGATGTTGAAAGTCCTATCTTATCAGCCAATTTCAATGGGTTTATAAGAAGTTTCTTACCAACCTTATTGTAGTAAGAGTCTATGAAGTGGAATAGATGTCCTGTAGACGTTGTAGTGCCACTTGTAGTACCGCTGCCCATAGCATCCTCTCTAAAGAATGTCTCATATTTCCATTCACCCCTGTCAGTAGTAGGAATCCACTTGTCAAATATCTGTTTTAAGTACCTGTACAGCTCAATCTTCATGTCATCCGTTGTCTGCGAAGGCTCTTTTGCTATGGTTGTAGCATTGTTGGTTTCATCTTTAGGTTGACCAAGCTTAAGAAGTTCTCTAAGCCTCTTCAAGAACGCATCAAGATAAACCTCTGCCTGTGACTTATCAAGTTTAAAACTATCCCTTGATAATGCAGTTCCGTTTTCATTTATTTCTGCATTTACATTTCCTCTTGTAAACAAGACTGGAAGCATAAGGTCATTGGTAAGGTTCTTAATTACAGCAGCATCCTGGTTAAACAAAGCTCTCTTAACGCCATCACCAATATATGTATAAGCATAACAGTTAGGACTGCCAAACTTATATAAATCATTATCTGAGTTATACTGAATAGTAAGATATTTCTTAACAGTACCACAATTAGCTTTACTCCATGCAAGGAAGTACTTAACGAACTTCATCCTTGCAAATGGACTAACGGTGTTTAAGAAATGAGTCATCTGTTTTTCAAACACATCTGTAACATGTACCTTCTTTCTTATTCTACTGAACGCATCTTCATTGAACTGTTTAGATATACCATTAGCAGAAGCATGTGCAGCTAGCACAACACCAATTTGTAATGCAAGCAACTTAGGTATATTACAGAATGCCTTATCATTATCAATGTTTCCACCAGAATACTCGAAGCAATCAAGTCCCATGATAAAGAATGCCATCTGAACCTCGTTATTTGTAAAGGCATAGTCACCAGCTGTCCATCCATTTAACGTATAGAAATCATCAAGCATAAACAGTGAAGTATCCTTATCGATGGTATATTTCTCTGTTGTTTTATCCTTTGTGAATCCGAATGATTCAGTAATTGTTCCGTTGTTGACAACTCCACCTTCAAGGTCAAGGCTGAAATATCCTTCAAGTGCATCATTGCTACATGTGTAAAACTCATCATCTGGAGAACTTCCAACATATAAAGGCATGCCCTTCTTACCAACCTTCCTACCAACACCAGGACCTCCTCCACGATGAGTCTCTGGAAGTCTACCGTTAAATGCTGAGATAAACCCAGCTTTTGTGTTAAACGTCTTCTTATAGTTTGTAGGCTTCAGCAAAACAGCCTCTGATAGTTTTGCAGCAATTCCCTTATATGATTCAACTGAAGTAGCTGCTGCATTATCAAATACGGACTTAACAAATTTATAATAGTTTCCAATATATGCGGTATTGAACAATTCAGCATTCTTGTTCTTCATTATAGTTCCAAATATTCTCTCATAATCTGGAACTGAACTTACTGCAATATCGTTATTAGTAAGGTAAACCTTTCCACCATTGAATATTGCAAGAGTATCTTCAAGTTTACCATATGACATATCTTGTATTGGATAGATACAAGTCTTCTTGTCAGAAGTTCTGTATCCTTCAAGCCAGAATCCATTACCTTCATTGAACAGTACTCTTCCTGCCTCTTCTGTTGGATTCCAAGGTGTCTTTCCACTTACTTGTCCAGTAACAATATCTATGATTTTCTTACCAGTATTGATAACACCATTTTCTCCAATCTCACTCATGAGGTTGACATTTGTTATCCTTACCAGGTTATAGAAGTTCTCAGCCTCCGTTGTGGCTATATCGTTAATCAATGACAGCCAGTCACCCTTAAACTGGTTTCTAAAGTAGTTTATTGCTAGAATATCGAACATTCTCATACAAACCTTTCCAGCAAAGGCGTATTTGTCATTTGATATATCTGTATTTGTTCCGTAAGGGTTTTTCTTGATGAAGAAATCGAATGAGGTAAGAGGATATTTCATCACACATTCGTTTTCTGTTTGTTGTTCAACCTGTCTGTTCTGTTCTTCTTTTGTGGCATTTATCTGCTCCTCAATCTGCTTTATTCTAGTAACGGCATTGAATAGACCATTTATCATATCAACTTCCTTGAAGCCAATACCCTTTTTAAAATCTCCAGCCCATGCATCTTCCCTCTTGGTTATACCGTCACTGTCAGTTATGAGTTTTGTAATACGAGGGAATGGAGGAACAACCTTTGATGAAGAGTTGACATCACAGCACTCGCTATCCTCTCCAATTGTTATTCCAAGGTCTTGTGGTGTTCTAGTTCTTGTCTGGTCTATGACATCGAACATCATAGCCATAAGAGTCTCAAGGTGAGCCATAACTATCTTAGTAAAGTTCTCAATACTAGGATACCAGCCCATCTTCTCGAACATGTATTTATTGTGCGCCTTTATTCTCTTCTCTCTCTCCTTCTCATCGAATGACTTATTTGAATCCTCGATAAGTATGTTGATTCTCCTCTTGATGTCACTGTAATCCTGCTCTATAACAAAGGCATCTATATACTGGTTAACACCGTCATCGTATATCTTTCTCTTTCTCTTCTTCTGCAAGTCATCAGTTCCACCGAATATCACCTTAATGGTTTCCTCTCTTGGGAGTATGTTATCCCTATGGAAACCATCAAACACTATTTCTTTCTTGTTATCATTGTACCATAACTCATTGAAAGTCTTGACCTTAACATATTTGCTAAAGTCTGTACTTACATTTTCAAGTTTCCTATAAGATTCATTTGAACTGTTGAAATTCTCAACTTTATTGAATAGGTCACTATTGAGTCTCTTGAAGTTGTCATCATATTGAAGAAACTCATTTGAAAGGTCATTGTCTGGTATGTTCTTACCATTGGTGAGTATTACAATTCTAGTATAATCTTCATCCTCAGTTTCTCCACCGTATGCAAAGACGAAATCCTTACCATATTTTTTAGCAGCAAGTATATATAGACTATCATACCAACTTCTGAATACCTTCCTAATGTCGTTAAGTTCCGCTATCTCAAGCTCATGACTCTTTTCCTCATCAGTTATTGTAGTGTTTTCTAAGTCTTTGTCAGACTCATTCATGAGTGTCTTGAAGTACTTCCTAATCTCATACAGTTTAGGCATTGGAACATTAGCTTGCTCTGTCTTATCTGGAAGAGTAAACCTACCATTATTAACGTTTGTCTGCCAGTACTTTTCACCAACGTAATCCGAATAAGGTGCTGCAAGAAGTGCATCGAATGAAACATCTGACATAAACGAATAGGCAAAGCCAATAAACCTTGCTGTTACGTCGAAGTCACCAGTATTCGAATTGAATGCAGCGTCGAACTTATCACACATTACCTCATATGAGACAGGTCTTCCATAAAATCCCTTGAGACTTACAGTAAACTTAGGAAGAGGCAATACAAAGAAAGCATGAAAAAAGGACTGTGCAATGTTATCTTTTGAAAATCCCCTTATTCCGTTATATGACTTATTATTGTTAAGCTCTGTTGGTTGGAATAGGGACATACCCCTAACATCAGTGAACTTAATCGTGATAATAGGGACGCATGCGCTGTTATACTCAATGTCAACAGACTTTATTCCAAGCATTTCAGTAGTACCGTAGTCAACCAAATCCGTAACAAACATGTCAGCATACTTCGTTGTAAGCATATTAGGAACGCCACCAACATTTAGTTTGCTTCCACTCATAAAGTTAACCCTATCCTCATTACCATCACTCCTATAAGACATTATAATGACAGTATTCTCCGTGCTATTCTCACGCACGGAGTCTTCCCTACTGGATAGCTCAACCTCTATATCGAGTGATATGCAGTAGTCTTCAAGGTTAGGTGCTCTGTCATAGAAACCATTACCAGGTATCACACCCTTGCCAAAGGTATGCACATCATTTGGTTCTACATATGCAACACTTGCATGATGTTTTGGCATATTTCTTTAATTTAAACCGTATAATTTATCATATCTTTCTATCTCATCCTCATACCCCTGTATTGCCGTATCAAGTGGGTATGGTATCCTAAGTTTTGCGTTGTCATCTATCATAAACTCCAAAGACCCACACTCTGGATTAGCTTGTAGTATAAGCCATCCATAGTTAGGGTCGTTGTAGTACTGGTAAGACAGAAGGTCCAACCTTGTCTTACCAGCTTCGTAGAATACGTAACAGTCCGTAGACCTCTTAGGTATGTTAATGAACGGTATACTCTTATAAGCACCGTCCGTTATAAACGAATTATATCTACTGTGTTTCATTGACTATATATTTAAAAATCTTCAAGTATTTGACCATCTCTATCAACATTATTGTTTGTTACAGAATTAGTGCCATCACCTACTGTTATACTCTTTTTCCTTGTTCCATTAGCGTTAGGATAAGTAAATGGCTTATATTTAACCTCCCTACCTTCACCGTTACTGTCATATAGTACTCTTTCTGCACGGTTGTCATAGACACTAGCATTAGCGTAGTAGTTGAATGAAACTGCATTTTGTAATCTTGAGATAGGTCCTGCAAGGTCACTACCACCAAGGAATGTGAATGAAAGGCTCACCTTCGCAAACATAGGCATCACACCTATTCCCTCTGGGTTCAAGTCCCATTGCGCATTTTCATACTGTATGTTTATGCTGTTTATTATAATCTTCGTATAATAGAAATCACCAAGTCTCAATACACACACAGGAGGCCTTCCAAATGCAAGGTTGTATGCTGTCTTTGAGTTGTAGTCGCTGTTACCAACAGTAGGTCCTTGTCTGGTACACTGCTGTAAGAACGTGAGTCTTGCATTAAATCCCTCTGGTGATATTGAATGATATGCTGGGTCGAAGTACTTAATCTTGTCTGTTATCAAATGATGCATGAAAGGAGCATTTCTCTCAAGCAATTGGAAGAACTCACCCTCGTTGTCATATCTCTTTACTGTACTCTTCCCAACAACTATATTCTCATTCCTGTACGAATCATCATATTCAGTTGATGCTGTATTTAGATAGTCTTTTCCAGTTATCCTTGAGGCATCAGCCATAGTGAAAGTTGACTCATTTACCATCTTAGGAACTTGTATTTCTTTAATAGTTCCATCTTTCTGTCTTATATACTCTGTTTCCGTATATCCAGTTTTGAGAATTGCCCTTCCTTCATCTGTGTTATGAAGCCAATCCCTAGCTGTATTTATTGCATTAGGCTTTATTTTAACCTTATTGCCATCCTTATCAGATATTATACCCTTATCTTTGCTTGTGCTTGAAACCTTGTCAACAGTGTTAAGTGGTGCTCCTGTTTCAGAATCAGTAACTCCAGTCTGTACTCCGCTATCTGTTGTCTGTGCTCCGTCAGTTTCTTCTTCCTCATATTCAATAACAACTGATGCACTTCTCCATAACTTTGTTATAGGGTCGTTTACATCGTTCTTGTTACCACTGCTCTGAACACCATTCTTGAACTCTATTGTAGCATCTTCAAGACCTGGGAAATTATTCTTTTCCATCCACATCTTAAAGGTTAATGCCCTATTTTTTGCAAGCTTGTTATTCCTAGTTGAATTTACACGTGCTGATGCGTTATTTCCCTGTACTGAAGCATGACCGTAGAATGTAATTTTAGTTATCTTACAAGTACCATCCTTATCTATTATGTTCTTGATAATCTCAACATTCTTATCATCGTACAAACCACTTAACAAGTTATTTGACTTACCCTCACCTTCAAGTGCCATATACATGTCAGTCAAACTTACGAGAGCCTTGTTATCACCAGTTACCGATATACCAAACTCAGACTTAAGCTTATCTGTCTTCGAATCATAACCAGTGCTGTTATATTGATAACTTGCTGTATCAAGGTAATTTATCTGACCAGATGAACCGTCCTTTAATGTAAGCTTCTGGTTTTCAGTGTCTTTATCAACCCTGTAGTACCAGCGTTTTCTATACCATTCAAAAGGCGAGTCTGTCACTTTTTTACTAACACCGCCATGACCATCACTTGCGGCTGCAAGTGAAAGAGATTCATCACTAACCTGTTTTGCAAGGTATTCAGTTCCGAAAGATGGTACACCATTATCATAATATGCTGATATCTTAGAACCATTACCATTGGTTAAGTATTGCCCCTTTCTCTTCTTCGTTTCTATATCAGCATATGTGCTTTTAATGACATTATAGTTTGGTTGTAATACATCTGTAGCAACTGATATTCCTTTACTCCTCATTTCATATCCACCATAACCGTTACCGATTGAACCAGTTAATTTATTACTCATATCAACGGCAAAGTCATCAGCATTTTTGGTTATTTCATTTATATGCTTCTGAGTACCAATACCGTTAAGAAGATAGTGTATGGCGTTTACCGTAGGGTTACTTCCATTAGGCGTATCATCAACACCACTATAGTTGTTAGGATAATATGCCAAACAATACAACACCTTCTTTTGTGGTTTAGCCTCATCTGGTTTTTGAGGATTTGGATTAGGTGCTTTAGGAGGCTGTTGATTAGGCTGGTCTTGTACCACCTCTGGAGTCTTGCTTCTAGTCCAATATTCCTGTGGCTTTGCTGTAAGTATATCACAACCAGCGAAGAATCTAAGAAGTGTATTCTCCTGGTTATTTATGTTATCGACACCGCCATCGTTTCCTGGAGAAAGTGGGTCACCACCATTACTCATTCCGTTTTTCTCATGACCAGTCCAATAATCAAGTATTGAAGGGTGGTCTATGAGAAGTGTAAATGAAAGGTTTCCAGTTCTCTCAGTGTTTGTATAGGTATAAACATTCTCTCCTCTTCCGATGAATTCATTTGAGTTCCACTTAACCTTTACGTCTTCGTTGAAAGTTAGGTCGTAAGGTGGAAACCACATGATACGTCCACCAAGCGGTCCTTTCTGTTCTGCTGATAAACCATAGGCATCGAACTCATCCATCTTGTTCTTCTCATCACGCCATGCAAGGTTCTCAATTGAAAACATGCACCTCTTGGTTGACACACTTCTCCTATCCTTGTCATTCTCCTTATGCTCGAAGTAATCCTTAATCTTGGCTGTTGGTGCAATATTAACGAAACCATTATCATAGTTCATTACACCATATTTATCAAGCCTCTTACTACCACCATCAAATCCATAGTTTTTACTCTCTATGGTTCTGAAGCCACCTTTTCCATAGTTATCAAGGAACTCTACCCTCTCAAGGTCATCTTCACTGAATGCAACCTTGAAAGGACGTATAGCCCTCTGCATCTGGTTATACTGATAATGATAAGTCCATACACGACAATAAGGATTATTATAACCATTTTCCTTGGTAGGGTTATATTTCAAAAGGTTTCTACCATGAGACATACCATACTTCTTGGTATTGGCTGTCTGTGTGGGGTCATCCTGTGACCTTGAGTCATCTGAATTTGTATGGAATCTAGCTACTAGTGTTCTGTACTTACCAGCATTGAAACCATCATTTGTTTTCTTAATAAGGTCACATGATGTGAGATTACTGAAACTGGTAGCAACCTGTCCGTTTGCTACACCGAAGTTAGCTTCAGCATTCTGTATTGACTTGTTATTTACCTCATCATCATTTGATTCAGCATAGTACAAGCCAGTCCTATCACGCTTTGTCTCATTAAGCTTAATATCTGGCATCCACCTATCCAACAGGTTTTGTGTGTCGAAATATGGGTCAGCAAATCTTACAGTAGGTTTCTCCTTGTAGAAGGTAAACTTAGGACATCCTGTCTGACCCCCACCATACATATAGCTTGGTACAGAAGTTCCTTGCTGATAGTTTCTCCTAACATGGTCGAATATAAACATATAATCCTTACCAAGGAGGCTTATAGGCTCACGACCAAGTGACTGAATAATGAACATCAAGTCGTTATACGAGTCATTCATACCAATAGTTCTAGATACAAAATCACTATTGGATAAAATGTCTGCAACACCATTCTTGATTGCATTTGGTATTGACTTGAAATAGTTTGAAACACTATTAGCCATGTATAAAATATAATTTCTTTTTGTTTTATTTAAAGGTTAATTAAGACGTTAATCTTCCCAACGTTGTTGACTGTGATGGCATACCACGCAAGTATGCTGTATCATTCATAATTCTACCACCGTTGATGTCTGAAGCCATAGATTCTCTGATTATATCTTTAAGCTTAGATATGAATGACACGTCGTTAAGAAGACTCCTAACATCAATGTTCTGTGAATTATTACCACCATCAAGCTTGATTGTACCATTGATATTTACCTTAATTTCATCAACTGTAATTTTCTTTCCTCCAATATCAGAGGTGTTTGTATTCTGAGGAATATAGATATACTCCTTCTGTCCTACTGGTATTGCTTTTATGTTCTCAGTAAAGGTCTGTTGTTGCTTTTCGTTAAGCACAACTTCGCCCTTCTTAAGCCATGTAAGAATATCCTCACCAGCAGGTTTAGAAACTTCTCCAACAGCACCACCCTCAGAGTGTTTCTCAGTTGCCATATTCATAATGGTAGTATTAGCATTGTTAGTTGTGTTTCCTCCAATTGCTCCTCCAACTGAGTGCTTTTCAGTTGCCATATTCATAATGGTACTAGATGCATTGTTTGTAATATTTCCACCTACAGCACCACCATTTGAATGCCTTTCTGGTGTGATAGAACCAACGATACCTCCCTGTGAATGGTGTTCTGCATCTGAAACAACTTTACCACCAAGCCATTCACCTCCTAGGTATCCACCAACACCACCTATAGCACCACCTATAAGTCCTCCGATAGCAGCACCAAGAGGTCCTGCAAGAGCACCTGCAACAGCACCAACCTTAGCACCAGCAAGTCCTCCAGCGAGTGCTCCAGCACCTCCACCTACAGCCTTACTGGTCTCATGGTTAACGTGCTGCTTTGCCCTCTCTTTCTCCTGTGCTGATTTGGTTTTATCCTGGTCTATTTTCTCTTTTTCTTTATTTCCCTTGTATAGTGCATAAGCACCCTCTCCGACTGCAAGAGCAGTTCCAGCCCAACCAAAGGCTCTAGAAGCACCCTTAGCAAGAGCAGAGTGCCTTCCAAGTGTCTTTAATGCATTTTTACCCTTTTTCCACCAGCCGCCACTCGTTTTATTGGCTGAGTTCTTCATCCAGTTCTTTATTTGTTTCCAAGTACCAGATGATGTTGATTTTCCTTTAGCACCAGGTTTACCCTTTGCTGCTGGTTTAGTGGTCTTGGATTTTCCACCTCCTAAGAAATTATAAAGTTTACTACCAAGTCCCCATATTCCCTTAATGATTCCAAGCATAGGCATAAGTGCCATAGCACCAAGAAGTTTCCACCAATCACTAGTTAAGAATGTAGCAATCTTACCGACAACATCAATTACAGTCTTGACACCAGCCTTAATCTCTGGCATGTGGGAAAGAGTCCATTGTATTAGTTCCTTAATGTTCTCAGCAATCTTCTCAACATGAGGAGTAACCATCTTATACAAATCGCCAAGGAATTCTTTTAATTTAGGCATAAATGGCGCAATCTTTTCTGCCATTGTTCCCTGGATGGATGTTAACATACCAGTCAACGTGTCATAGATGGAGTTAAGAGTTCTTGCCTGTTCTGCCATGATTTCCTCATCAGACATGTTGTTAAACCTCATCATGTCTTCGAGTTCCTTGCTACCCTCACCCTGGAAATAAGATAGGTCTTCCATCTTCTTGGTGACAGAGCTGTACATCTGCAACGTATTGGTTTGCGGATTATACTGGGACTTATTCAACAAGAAGTCTTTCTTGTTTTCATCGCCACCAGATAACCTTTCAATATCATTTCCAAACCTGTTGTTCTTGAACTGTACCTCGGCATTTTTCTTTGCAATTGCGGTAGCTTCATCAAGGCTTATTCCCATAGCATCAGCAATACCCTTAACGAAGTCCCTACTCATGGCATTCATCTTTGCCATACCAGTTTGGGTATCGAATCTTGCATATCCACCAAGCATCTTGGTCATTCTCTCACCAAATGCCTCTGGGTCATAGTTTGCCTCATAAGACATATCAAGTGGGTTTCCACCATATGCACCAGCCGCACCACCAAGCATTGATAACTTAGCGGAGTTTTCTATTGCATCCTGTATGTCCATGAACTTGTTGGCGGCAGACTCAAGTGACTGTATGTTGAATCCCATCTTCTCTGAGAGAGCTACCATCTTGGTAAGACCGTCAACACCGTTCTTGAAGGTAAGCCTATTAGCCATAGTCAAGTTCTGACCAATCTTAGCTGCCATACCAGCAGCATCAAGTCCCTTCTTTGCAGCAGTTGCATATGCCTTAGAAACAGCACCTTGAACAGTACTAAGCTGCCCACCCATTGTACGCATTATGGTCTGCGTAAACTCGTTGGATGTCTCCTCACCTACAGTTCTGTTAATTTGTATTTGTTTCTCTGCTTCCGCATTACCAAGCATTAACACCCTACCAGTTGCACGTGCAAGGTTTTTCTCTAGCTTGGCTACCTCCTCAGCAGCAATGCCATATTTAGCACCAAGGTCTTTAGCCCTTGTTGCCAGTACTTCGGTATATGCTTGGGCTTGTTTAGCTGTAAGTCCAGCCTGGCGTGAGAATGCCATAGCTGTGTCATTGAACTTCAATGCCATCTTAAACCCACCAAGAAATAGATTCGAAATTAATTTCAGTGAAGTTGCAATAGTACCGTTCAACAAACCAGCTATCTGACCAAGCGTACCAAGTAACATTTTAGCGACTGTAGGATTCATATTTATCAGTTCAAATTTTTATATAAATACACTTATTTTAGATTTTTTAACACCATATATTTTGTTAATAAAAACATTTTCTGTAACTTTGCACCGTCAAACAAATAAAAGTTATAATAATGAGATTTTATAAGGAAGTTTGGGGTATTACATGGGAGTTCAACTCCATTGGTGAATATGCAGCATTTGTTGCTGGAAGAATCCTTGGAGTTCTTATATTCATCGGACTCATATATTTACTTGTAGTATTCGTGGGTTCTGGAGAAGATACACTCCCAGAGAGTGATTATGAAGTGATACCAGCAAGTGTTTACGAATATTGAGAATACAGCAATGGAAGTGACTGAGGAACAGATAAGGTACATGTTTCGTAACTACAACGAAAAATATTTCGACAATATCCTACCAATGCCGAATATTGAGATAAGCAGTAGTTTTAAGTATTTCGGACTTTTTACGTCTGAAATCGAAAATGACACTACTGTAAATCCATGTATACACATAAGTGGGCAGTATGACTATAAGCCAGCCCAGATTCGTGACATTCTCATTCACGAAATGATACACTACTACTTAACTTACAATGGTGTCGAGATTGAAGAACTTCATGGAAAAGAGTTTCATCGTCTGGCTAAAATGTTCAATAAACAATATGGTATGCATATAACAGCAACCATAGATGAATCTAAATATAAAAGAAGGAAGGGTAGTTCATGGATTAAATACCAGCTTTCAAAACTATTTTAAGCCTGCGTGATATTTATTGTAAAACTTTTACAATGAATATAAGACAGATTATAACTGAAGCAATTAATAAAAGAGTCCTGGAAAATTACTCAAGACAAATGGGTGGTTATCTGGGAGAATTCGGTCTTGACCCAACCCCATTAGGAAATGACAGAACTTCATTGAGTTTTATAAAAGAGTTTAACAGTTTTTGCTTCCAAGTAAAAGATGCAATTGACAGTAAAAACTATAAGCCATCAACAGGAAGAGTGAGACAAACAACACCAGGAGTTAATGGATTAGAGCATAATAGACACGAGCCAAATGCAGGCGACAACTGGGCTACGAAATTTGTTAATAAAACGGTTGATGTTGCTGATGATGTGTACCACTATGCAGGAAACGAGATTAATCTTGACCCTGTTTTCGGTGGAATGGCTAGAAGCTTTAGAAACGGCTATAATGCTGGTGTTGACTTTTTCAAACCAGACCCAAATGGTAAACAACAAGTACAACAGCAACCTGCTCAGACTCAAGCTAGAAGAACAAGACCAGTAAAGACTGGAGTTGACTTAACAACACTGATGGGAGATACCTATAGAAAAGTCATCACAGACTATAGAAGTGTTTGTACGGTGAATCAAACTGGTTTAAGTAGAGTAAGAGGTTTAGGAGAACTTTTAAGAATACTACAAGGCATAAAAAATGCACTAAGTCAGCCTTAGTGCATTATTTTTTTTTATTCAAATACTTCATCACCAGTTACTCCCTGGCTCATATTTGTATACATGTTTATATCACTTGTTGTACTAGTGTTATTCAATGCATTCTCCCTTTCTGTCATATATTCGTTATACCTGTGTATATAATACTTCCTATCACGTATTGGCATACTCTCAAGTACGTCGAAAGGTATCTTCATGAACATATGACAAGCGAACAGTTCCTCTTTAAGATTCTGTTCATAGGTCGGGTATATTGAGGAAAACAGAATCGTCCCAGTTAAGAAAGGTCTTAAATGAGCCACCTCCAAGACTCTCTGGTCTTTCTACTTCAATATCGAAATTAATTCCTGGTCTATTTTTCTCAATGTACTTTCTAAGATTAAGTGCATCCAATGCTGGCATTGATGCAACATACTTCTTGATAAACTCCCTGTCGGTATTTCCGTTAACTGCCATAATCTGCATCTGCAAGCTGTTTGTTACAAGCCTGTTGAACTGTGACTGGTTAACTTCCTTAAGTTTCTTAGACCAATTGCCCATGATTGCAATAGCGTTTCTCATAACCTTCTTGTCTGATTCCTTAAGAACCTTATCGCTTGCAATTGCTGCTGTAAGGATTTCTCTCTCAGTATCAAGCATATAAGCCCTTGTACCGTTATTCTCAATCTCGTTAACCTTCTGCAACTGTTTCTCCATCTTCCTGGTAAGATATCTGAACTTAAGTTTATCTTTCTTCACAGGAGTCTCAAATTCAAACCATCCGTTCTCATCACCAATGAGTGTAAATTCCTTTGGTTTAAGTGATGTAAGGTCTACTACACTCTCAATCTGTTCACCAGTGTCTGGGTCAACAACTACGATTGGAAATTCAGGTCCGTAACTCGTTGCTCTTAAGAACAATGTAATTGCGTCAACGTCCCCACTAATAAGGTCATCTGGGTTAATTTCCTTATTCACAATCTTATTCTTAAGAAGAAAATCAATTACTAGTCCATCCTTATACAAGTTTGGTGATGTGATTATATTCTCATCATATGCTGTGAGGTATGCAACAGGAACTCTGTCCATCTTGTTTTTGTAACACTGACCGTTACTTGGAAGCTGGATAACATCATACTGCACGTTAGATTCGGTGTCACTGAATGTTGACTCAGTGCTTATAACAGTCTCACTTGGTGTCATGTCATAGTCATTCTGACCCTCCTCTGTCACAGTAGCATCCTTAATTGGTTCTTCGTATTCAGCAACAGTAGAAGCCTCATTGTCAATATCATTAAGCATATCAAAGATTGACATGTCGGTATCACCGAAGAGGTTACTTGTCTTCTTCTCTTTCTTAGGGGTGAACTGCTGAGGATTCTGTAATGCAGTAGGGTCTATTGAGTTGATGTGGTCGATAACCTCCTGCTGAGCACGTACAATCTGGTCTATTTTCTTACCTCTTTCCTGTGTCTCCTTCTTGGTTTTCTCAAGCATTTCATTATTTGCAAGGAGAATCTTTATCTGACTCTCCTGTTCTTCCGTTAGTTTCTTTTTAGCCATAACTTATATTCTATCAATTAAACTTATTTTCTCAACATATACGATGAACGTACCACGCTCTGAGTTATCCATTATCTTACAATTCTCAAGAACAGCATAGATGTCCTCATTTGCTTTGTTTTTGAAGTGCATCTTTACGTTCCTCTTTGGCTCTTTTGATGCAACCCATTCATCTCCAGCCTTGTCTCTATAACTGTTTATGCCATTATGCTCATTTTCCCAAATCGAACACTCTGTTTCAAATTCTTCCTCTGAGGTATCAAGGTCGAACTCTATCATTTCGATGAAATCCTTCTGCATGGCAAACTTCTGGATGAGACCATCAACCGTTTCATCAGCACCATCCTCATCATAGAGTGATGCCTCGCATGACGAATAAGACACTTTATCGTCCTTCTCCTGGGCTTTTGTACAGAACTTGTACGTTTTCCCATCCGTTCCTGTAAAAACGCCTCTAGAGCCGTTTCTATAATCATTCATATGACTTTCAACAATATCCTTGTTCCTCATGAAGTCATCATATACTGCATTGGAATACTCACCCTCTCCGTAATACGACTCATCAGCATCAAATTCACTATCGTTATAGTCATAGTATGGTAAATACAACGTAACTTTCATAATTTTAAAGTTTATGAATAAATATTAGGAATTTAGTTTTATTATCTCATCCATACCATCCTGTATATAAATTATCACATCCTTTACGTTATTCTCAGTAAGATTATTAAAGTGTTGCTTATATATTTCATCCATGTATGTTTTTACATTATCCATGAATCGGTATGTCTGTTTCCAGAATCTTTCCTCTTTATTCATTTTATTTTATTCTTATGTCTTTTATTCTTATTTTCTAAGAGGGACATTTTTGTCTTCTGAAGTCCAAGAATTTTGGCAAGCTCATCCAGAACCTGCTTTGGTTTTTCACGAATATCCTTCTCCCATATTCTTATTAACGGTATCCCATTAGCTAATGCCCATCTGTTTTTATATTCATCAATCCTCTTATTCCTCTGCTGCATAGGATTGAGTTTATTCTCATCAACAACTCTTGGGTCACTATGATAATATCCACCATCAATTTCTATCAGCAAGTTATGCTCTGGAAGATAAAAATCATAAAACCTACCAATTTCTTTTGCTTCAAATTGATAATGGAACTTAACCCCAAGTTTAACAAGAAAATCCCTTGCGAAGTCTTCCTCAAGTTTGGATGTGCCGAACTTGGGGTGTTTCCATTTTTGTTTTATAGTTTTCTTTTTTGCTAACGGTTTCTTTTTAATTGGCTGCTTCATAACTTACGCCATCGTAGTTGATTAGAATATTAAAAATACTAGGATTTGATTCTTCATAGTTTAATGAAGACTTCAATAATTCAGAGACTATACATCCGACATATTTCTCCTTATACAGAATAACACCTGTTGGGTCAAGATGCGAAATAGTCATTGTAAACTTTCTATTCTTGAATCTCTCAACTATCTCTGCTACTGGAACTGTCTCATACTTGTTTTTAACTAGAAAATCATAAATCACAACACCTATTCTACTTCTTGAATCATCAATGAAATCAACTGATTTAATCATTTCAACGGGAACTGACAAATCAGTAAGGTCTACAAGGAATCTGTTACAGAATATTGCATCTTTAATTGTTGGTTTGGCAGGTGTAACGTTCTGCACTATTGCAGGCTGTTGTACTGGCTTATTTTCCTTAAGAATGCGGTCATAGAACCCAGCACCTGTATTTGTATGGTGTCCGCATGTGCATGTCGATGAACAACACTCCTTAGGTTTTGATATTGAGTCAAATATATTGACAGAACTTGCTGCATTTTCTTCTCTCTCACTTTCCTTTCTAAGTTCCTCAATTTCCTTGAGTGTGCCGTCTATCTCATATTTTATAAGTGTTATGGTATCACCAGCTACATTATCTCTTCTCAATAAGTCATGAAGTGTGTTCATGAGCATCTTATGCTGGTTAATTTTCATTTCAAGTCTCTTCTTAACATTAGAGATATTGCTTTTTCTACAATGTCTTTCCATTTCTCTATTCTATTATGTTAGTTATTTCTTATAAATCGATTAAATTAACTATATTTCCAAACAACCTTCTTGGGTTGTAGTTAATATCTACTGCCTTACCAAATGTTATAACTGCGTAATGTTTCATCTTTAAATTGATATTTTTTCAACATCATATTTCTGTTCTGTGACAACGACATCACATATGTTGACATGGTTAACTCTTCTAAATAGGAATATGTTTGTAAGCCTCTCAATCAAATAACCACCTATTCTGTACTGATACTCGAACGTGTCGTTAGGACTAAAGTCTTTAATATACTTATCCTTATTATCCTCTATCCTCTTCTTAATATCTTCTCCTACAACCTTTATATACTCATCCATGATACCCCCTACAAAGCTAATATAATCCAGGAAGTCATCTCTTTTCATGATAAACATATTGTAAGGGAACATCATATCTTTCTCTACGAAGTTGGTATATATGTTGTAATATTCTGGATACTTATCACGTATGATTTCACCAACAATATCCAAATCTTCTATGTTATGATATTTCTCATACTGGTCATGTATACTCATGATAAACTTGATAGGCTTTGCAAGTATTACGTCGCATCTTTTAAATTCCTCATCGATGTCTGGTATATTGTCAAGAAAACTGAAGTATTTTCTATAATGACAGAATCCTACATACTCAGCGAAGTTATATCCATTCTTAACAAGATTTCTAAGCATATAGAACTCTGAGTAGAACTTATCATCAAGAGAGTCTCCAGGATTACCGCATTCAATTATCTGTAGGTTGGTATCCATTTCAAGATTTCCATTACCAACTATAATCTTGTACACATCATTAGTTACAGGAGGAGTAAAATTCTTGTAAGCACCAATAAATATGTCAAGTTTCTTACCATCATGAATTTTTGAATTTTCTGAAGCAAGTAATGTGTTGAAATTAAACGACTTTTTAAGGTCATTTGCATATTCTTCTCTCATTCTTTCCTCTGAAAATGAATAATGTATACAATATCCGTTTTTCTTATTTGTTTCTGAAAGTCTATCTTTCATGATTTTCTTTTTCATGATTGAGTATTCTATGCCGAATCCCTTGTCAATATGAAGTGTATAAATTTTATCACTAATATAAGCTTTAACTTCTCCCTTTGGAAATGCGACATGAGCACCTATACCGTATCCCATACTGTCAATCTTGTTAGGGTCGAATAGAACAAGTTTACCAAATCCTTTATGTTGTGCATTTATAACTTGTTCGTATACAGTAGGAAGTACTTCATGTAACAGCTTACCAGGTTCATATGTAGGTTGATGGTCTCCACGAAATGCACACCACTTATTGAAAAGTACTGTGCCTCCATTTTCACGCATCTTAGTTAATTCACCTTCAAGGTCTTGTGAGAACACCATTTCATCAAAATCACACACAACAACCCAGTCAGCCTTACCACGAGACTCATGCCAACAATCATTTTTGATGTTCATCTGAACAATGTCATTCATACCCTCTGTATCAAAATGTCTAACCTCAATCCAGTCAAACTGTTTAAGGTATTCAACACTACCGTCAGTAGAGCCATTATCATAGACAATAGCCTTAGTAACAAATCTCTTCCAATAATCAACAACGAATGGTGCTATATCCATCTCGTTCCAGCAAAGTGTGTATAAATGTATTGTCATTTTTCTTTAAAAAATAAAAAAATAAGTGCAAGAAACAATAGTTTCCCACACTTATTATTATTTTTCTCGTTTTCAAATTAGTATGCAAGAATTGCGTAGTCGAATCTTAAGTTGATAGAGATTGTTGCAAGGTCATCGTTGCTGTAATCCAATTCACCGAAGTCTGCCTGTGTACACATGGTATTCTTCAATATCCACTTAGATACTACAACACCAGTTGGGTCAAGCATCTCAAGCTCAACGTCACGCTTATAACCAGCTGCGTATCCCTGTCTACCACTTACTGACTCAGAGTGAAGACGAACCCACTCCATAACAGCCTGTGAAGCAGAAGGTCCAATTGGGTCACGAAGCGTAACTTGCATTTCGTCCCATGTATAACGACCAACAACGTATGTCTCGGTGTTCAAGAACTGAATTGGCTTACCTTCCTGCTTGATAGAAGGACGCTTTGCACTCTGACACCACCACTCTTGTATACCTAGGTCTGCTGGGAATCTAAGAAGCCATCTATTTTTTCTCAGTGGCTCATAGTTCAACGGCATTTTCAAAAGTAAATCTGACATAATTTTTTAATATTTTTAATCTAGATTATTATTATCAATTTTATTATAAATATATCATTAACATTTTTTTAATAAAATTATTTGTTATTATCATTTTTTTTATATATCTTTGCCAAAATTCGGTTAGATATGATAAAGGTTCTTATGTTAATGATTCTTGCACATATAGTAGATGATTACTACTTGCAAGGTATTCTTGCTTCAATGAAGCAGAAGAAATGGTGGCTTGAGCAGAAAGGCTACAAGGACATGTATAAAAATGACTATAAGATGGCTCTGTTAATGCACTCTATGTCATGGTCTATAGTTGTGTCCCTGCCTATAATGTTCTTCACTACAGCACCAGGAATATTTGTTTATACGCTGTTTGTGTTAAATACCATAATGCATTACTATATAGATAATCTTAAAGCTAACGAGCTTGCAATAAACCTGGTTGAAGACCAATCAGTACATCTTATTCAGATATTGTTAACATGGCTTTCAGTAACTATGGTGTCATCACCACTTATCTGATTATCTCTTATTGCCAGTATCTGTCAATACCTTATCACTCTCCAAGAACACCTTCTTGAAGAACTCGTATAGCGAGCTTGTTGGGTGGTCTGCATACTTTTTCAGACCCTCAATAGCTGTCTCTCTAATCTTACCGATGATTGGCTCATGCTGGATAACCTCCTGTGCGTGCATTGCAATTTCTTCCTCTGAGTCACCTTGACCCATCATCATCTGAGGATTCTGCTGCATCATCATCTGAGGGTTTGGCTGTTCACCAGGTACTCCCTCTTCTCCATTGAATATATAGGCTTCTGAGAGCTGTGTCTTAAGTTGATTTAGCTCTTCTACCAAACTTTTAATATCCTTCTTTTCCATATAAACGTTTATTTTCTAATAAATATTAAATAAGGTTAAAAATAGACAATATACTTGAATAATTCAACTTTTTTTCTTAACTTTGCAGCAGAATTAATTTTAAATGGTAAAAAAATGGCAATAACATAGAAGTTGACCCAAACATATATTGAATTGTATGTACCAAAAAATAGCAGACATAATAATTATAATACTTTTAATTGCAAATTTTGCGATAGCAATATGGTATTGTTTTGACCCATCTTTTATGGATAAACTTGAAGATGACACTAGAATAACTATTGCATTATCTATGGTGGGTAGTTGGGCTATAATAGGAGGTCTTGCGTTTTCAGCAGAAATGTCTAGATAAAAGAAGAAAGTCAACTGATATATTATTACCAAAAAAAAATAGCAGTAAACCGAATTACTGCTATTTTTATGTAAGTTTTTGATAAACAATTAAATATCATCGAATGAAACTCCCTCTGGTGTAAGGATGAAGTCGATTACAATATACTCAAGAGCGTTGTAAGGCTTGAAGTAAATCTTAACTGGAAGCTCTCTTCTCTCACGTGACTCTATTGTATCGTTAATCTCAATCCTATAGTCAGAGATACCTCTGTTACTTCTGATGCTATCCATGATTGGAGTTACTGTAGACAAGAATGACTGCTTTGTTGTTGGGTCATTTGGCTCGAAGATAAGTCCTATGCAAGAGATTGCAATCAACTTTCTCATTCTAAGCAACAGTCTACGAACTGCAATACGGTTAAGCTGAGACTCGTTAATCTGAAGGTTCTTCTGTCCCCAAATCTTAGGTCCATCTTGTGCGAATGTCTTGATTGGGTTGATTCTGCCATCGTACAATACATCCTCGTCAGCCAACTTGGTTATGAAGTGTGCTCTTACGCAGTCAACATTACCACGCTCAACACCAGCAGGTGCGAACCAAGGCCAAGCTGTATTATCCGTCTGTGCGAAGTTTCTAACAGCATCCTTAGTTGGTGGCAAGTAAATGTACTGACTATTCTCTATATCTAAGTACTTAACCCAAGGGTAATATGTACAAGAGTAGTTAGAATCAATCTCACTATCCTCAAGGTTGTAAACAGCCTCTTCTGGAGTGTACATTTCGTCAACATAATCACCCGTTCCAGCTGGTTTGTCTGGAGTTGTGATAACATAGATTGAGTCAGCTCTCTCTTCCTCAATCATTTCGATTGCCTCGTTCACAAGAAGCTTCTGATTCACGTAGTCAATACCTGGAGTTGCAAATACGTTAATATCTGTCTCCTCTGGGTTTGAGAACTGTCTGATACCACTCAAGTAAGCATACCAGTCAGATGTGATACCATTCTGGTTAAGCTTAAGAAGCTCTGGGTTCTGGATTCTATTGAATGCATATCCCTCACCGCTTCCCTGGTTAACATAACCTCTGTACTGTGACATCTTATACTCGTCAGTGTTGGTTCTCTGGTCTCTGTAGTCATCCCATCCATCGAATGCACCGTAGAAGTATACAGTGAACTTACGAAGGTTTACATACTCATAAATTGAACCATACATTTCCTCCTCAGTACCGATAAGAGGTATACCGTTAAGTATGCTTGTTCTAGAGTCTGTAGATACGCAATCGAATTCATATCCATGTTCTCCATCAACTGTTATAGCTGAAGCTGGGATACCACCGTTTGTTGCATCAATTCTTGAGTCAAGGTGGAAACCGTGTGACAAGAATCTTGGGTCATCAATATACGCCTTGTTACCTTTGAAAGTGAAGTTGTCAATGTCAACTCCAATCCATGAAGACAATCCAAAGTACTGCTTCCTGTTCTTAACGTCTGGGTTGAAGTACCTGTTGTACATCAAGGTTGGGAATGTAACACCGCTGTAAGCTTCTCCTGTAACAGGCATTCCATCATACTTAGGTATCGGATATCCAATGAAACCTGCTGGAACTGACATTCTAGCTGCTGTAGAATCATTGACCTCAACAGTGATATACTTAGACTTAGACTCATACAATCCATCGAATGTACCAATCTTGAATCCAATGAAGTTAGAATCACCAGGAGTCATAGAACAACGTCCGAATCTCTCAAGTGGGATGATTGACTCATCAACGTCATCTATTCTACGTACAATAACGTCGAATACGCCCTCATCTGGTCTAATGTTCTCGATAGAAACCTTAACCTCGTAGTTAGCATTGTTACCATCAGTGATGGTATGAAATCTGAACAACTTGTTAAGTTCAACATGCTCATAGTCACCCTTCAAATTAGAAACAATCCAAGGAGTAGAAGCATATCTGTAAGCTGACTTGTAGTCGTTAAGGTCAAGTTCTACTGGAGCAACGTTAGTGTTTCCACTGATGTCCACTGAGTTTGACATTCTATAATAAAGTCCATCAGCATTGTTAAGAACAAGTGTTGCATATTCTTTCTTAGCCCCTATTTTATCAAACTTGTAAGCAGCATCCATATATTTATTTCCACCGTTTAGAAGGTTTCCATACATATTGGTTGGGTCTAAAAGCTTTTCATCTTTAGCATATGTATTAATAACAGCATTTACACTTTCTCCAGTATAGAATGCATAATAATAATGTCTCTTACCATCCTGTGTTGTATACTGTTTTACAGTGTATATTTGTCCAGCTTTCATCTCAAATTGCATTGGAGTTGAAAGAAGTGCAATTTTTTCTTCATCAGTTAAACCAGATAAAGATTCTGGTTGATTGGTTGGTGTAAGTCCAGATGCATAGCTATTGAAAACAACAGCTGACGGTCTACAATTAACCCCAGGCGTAATATCAGCACAACGTGCAACCATAAGTGGTTGACCAGTAGTGTAATTAAAACCAACACAGGTGAATGCTGTATCATATTGTGCATCTAGGTCAGCAAGGAATCTCTGTCCAACATGTCTTCTTCTAAGAGCGTTAGATGGAACTGATACGATTGCACTAACTGGCTCATGGTGACAATAGTCAGCTGTGTAGTAAACCTGGTATCCCTTAAGACCGCAAGTACTACCACTGTTAGAAGTTATAGTCATTCCAGAAGTAGCTGTTTCACCACTATCAATCGATACTATATTACCATTTGCAATACCCTGGGTAAGTGCAACATCATAAAGTGACTCGACATAAATCCAAGCATCACCATCGTATGGTTTAGTGCCAAGAACGTTAAGGATGTATTCCTTATCGTATGGATTCAATGAAACAGGATATTCGAAATATCCCTTCTCGAAGTCCTTACTATTTATGATTGTATCAACTTCAGTGTTACACCACTTACCATAGACACCTACAAGCTTAAATCTACCATGATTATACTGTGAAACTGAGAAGCTGCTACCACCGCTTACACCATCTATTTCATATCCTTCACACTCATCGCCATCACTGCTGATTGGAATATACGGTTTAATCTGAAGTGCATTCAAATTATACATTTTCTTTGAACAGTCGTTTGTAGCACCACTGCAAAGTGCTGGTTCACCAACATAGTAGGACAATGCGTCGTACTTAGATGGCTCACAGGTACATACTGTTGTATCACCTGTCTGGAATGGCTTGTAAGTACCACGTGAACGGATAAGTGCCACAGCCTGTCCATTTGCAGTAACAAGCCAAGCAGGGCCTGCATTGTAACCGCTAAGACCAAGCACACGAACAACCTTAAGTTGCTCACTCTCAGTCAGATAAGACTTAGCAATGTAAGGCAACTCATATTTAGGATACTGGCTTCCCTTAAATTTCTCAGTACTTGTTCCACCAAACACCTCCTGGAACTCACGCCAGTTAGCAATGTCCATTGGCTGGAAGGCTGGACCTTTCAAGGTCTCACCAACAACACCAAGTGTTGTGATACCAAGGCTGCGAACAGCATAAGTCATGTCAATCTCCCTGGTATATATACCTGGTGAAACATGTATTCCTCTTGCATTATCTGCCATAATTTCTATAATATTTAAATTTTATTAGTTATTTTTCCTATATATAAATATTTAATGTGTCTCATTAATTCCCCAGAATTTATTTTTTACCACAAGATTTTTAAATTCTTCATCATCTGTTGTTTCATTCATCCAATCTATAAATCTAATCATCTTGGACACATTCAAGTTCACTTTATCGTTAAGTAATTTCTCATGATATTCCTTGAGTTTTTCCTTATCCTTAAACCTATTGTAGTAATCTTCCTGGAGCATGAAGAAAAGGTTAGTTACCTTTCCAACAGTCTTTAAATAATCATATAACAAACGAACATTCTCGAAAGACAGTAAAAACTTGAACCTGTTTTCAATTTCCAATAGTAGTCTCTCTATAGTCATTAATTCACTTACTTTAGTCATTGTAACAATATTTTATTAATAATAAATATTACCCCAAAGTCGAAAAAACAAAATGGATGGTAACATTACCACCCATTTATTTTCATTCAGAATCATCTTCTGCTGGATTTACCAGTATCTGTTCCTCATAGAAAGGCTCATCAAGTGATGTTTCTGGTATATTCTCCTTATCGAACTTAGTCTCTGGGTCATACCCTATCAGTGTAATCATAGACTCACCAAATTCATCCTCTCTTGTTATTCTAACAGTAATCTCATCATCTTTAAGGAACTTAATACTGTTGTCAAGATTCATTACCTCACCGTTCACAAGTATCTTGAAGTCATATACATTCTCCGTCTCTACAGAATCTAACACCATATCCTTGTCTATCTGGAATGTAAGTTCAAGTGTACAGTCATCGAATCTCATGATTACCTTCATGGTCTTATAATAATATCTATCTTCCTCTGGAACACAGCAGTCATCATTACCATCAAGTTCCTCATAAATCTCTGGAGGTGGTGGTATTACATCCTCAAGTGGGGGTATTTCACACTGCTCGTCAGTCTTAAGTGCATTTTTTAAAAACTTAAGTTTATTTCCAACAGCCCAATTATCGCCTTCTATAAACTGTACCTTTTCCTCTGGTCTCCTATTTTTTCCCCTTCTGTTTATAATACCAGTTGCGTCAGAATCATGTGATGACATCACAAGTCTAGAAGGTATTCTCTCTACCTTATAATCCTCACGTCTTATTATATAACCCTTAAGTTTTATTTTAAAGGTTTGAGAATAGTATTTACGGTCATCTATCGTGTATTCTGACTCGTCAGATATATTTTCAAGAGTCAGTGGCATTGGATGGTCGTTAGGTGAAATATATGTATTAATTGCATTGAACTCGTAATGCATCATTTCATTCATTTCATTAAGTAACTCCATCTTATTAGTTATAATAGATACTGAATATATGAAATTTACTGAAAATGGCTGCTTCATGGTATATTTGTCATAAGCTTCAATACCATTCTCCTGTAGCACAGGTACATAGAACATTGCAAAATCTTTATGACCTGGTATATTGAAATAATTACCCTGGTTCTCACCTCTCTGTGGGTTGTTTTCACGTGAAATGGTCTTGAAGTTCATTATCATGTTACCATAGTCATCTGTCTGACTCCACGTCTGGGTGTACTCACTAAGTCTTTGAGTTGAATACAGCTTGTACGTAGGAAGCCTCACACCATCATAAACAAGGTTAAACTTCTTGTCAACCCAATTGAACATTTCCTGGTCTATGTCGGAGTATTCTATTGGTTTTGGAAATGGTGTTCCTTCCTCCAATATCATCTTCGACATATTACGTCTCCTCTCCGTCCCATATGCATGGCGACGAAGCCTAAACTTATCAATATATGGTTTTGGTTGTACTAGCATAATTTATTCTCTCTTCAATATTTTTATAGCATTAGGGTCAAATATTACATAGTTCTTGAACTTCTTACCAGTAGCACCATTAGTGGCTACCCAGTAAAGTCCAGTATATCCCATCTTTTCAAGTAGAAACTTACTTGCTTCCTTGTCACTTCCAAGAAGTGATGAAATCGTACCATACAGAGTGCCGCCATCATAGCATTCCCCAATATACTTACATTCATTCTCCCAGAACTCATTCTCACATCCTGCATAAGCTTCCCTACCATACTCATCCTCTGTCATATAGTAGTTGAAGAATACCCTTGCAATTTTCATAGCCAACGCAGAACTAATCTTACCATAACTAAGATATTTCTTGTCTGGTATTTCAACAGTGTATATGTGACCACCCTGTGAATACTCTTTTGCACACTCTAACTCATCGGTAAGGTAAGCACCATATCCATAAAGCTGCTGACCCCATCCGCTTGACATGTAGGCAAAATCGAACTTATCAAACTCATGAGGAGAACCGTGAAACAACTCAAGTTCATCAATAGCCTCCGTTATATACTTACTAATCTTTGATTCCCATGCATAATCTTTCCTACCCTCTGGTTCTATGAACTTATCTGGGTTGTAGTCAATTTGTGGCTTCTGAGCACGTTTTTGCTGATGTGCCTTATCGTAGTCCACCAACTCATTAAAATGCCTTAGAATGTCCGTAGAAAGGCTTCTAGCGTAGCCATACTTACCACCAAACCTCTTCTTACCGTAACCAAGTCTTCCAGCAAGCCAGTGTATTGATGCTTCTGATACCTTTATACCATATTTATTTCTTATCAATTTAACAAGCTCACGTGGCTCATATATAGTACTTTCTGTCTTCATAATGAATATTTATTACAAATATAAATACCTTTCATTTTTTACTTTTTTTAAATGTTTATTTTGTTTTTTAATTTTTTTTATATATCTTTGCAACAAGAAGCGATGCTTGCCCTGGTGCAAGCCACAACTTCAGTATTAACTTAACAATTTTTTTATGAAGGAAATTACATCAGAGGTCGTTAATACTTTCCTTACTGGACATGACCCTATGGAACACATCATTACAATAGAATGCGACTACCAGGAAGATAAGGTAAGTATTGTTTATGTAAACGACAAAGGAGAAAAAAGGGTCAAACTTGATGATTTTAAGCCGTTTTTATGGTGTAAAAACAGCGCAGCAATCAGATTATTCGGTGGCAACAGGGAGAAGTTACTCTCACAAATGCGAAGATACAGTATTAGATGTAAGAGGCTTGTAACTTCCGACTCTGGTAATGTCAGTGAGAGACTTGAAAATGGATACAAGTACATGTTCTACGCTGACAGGAGAATGAGTTACCAAAAATTCCTCAACTTCTTCAAGGATGCTGGAGTTCCAGTACATGAATCCAAGAAAAACGGACAACAGGGAGAATCAAACAGAGAGTACATGGCAGTAACCCCAGTAGAGCAGTACATGATTCAAACTGGTAAGAGACTGTTTAAGGGATATGAGAACTACGATGACTTAAACAGGTTTATCTTCGACCTTGAAACCCAAGGACTTAACCCAAGGGTACACAGAATTGAACAGATTGGTATTCACACTAACAGAGGATTCGAAAAAATAATTTCAGTTACTGGTAATACAAAAGAAGAACTTGATAAGAGCGAGATTACCGCTATTGACATGTTCCTCTATATACTTTCTGTAATAAAGCCAGATACTGTAGTAGGACACAACTCTGAGAACTTCGACTGGGATTTCTTGATAGTAAGATGTGAAGAGCTTGGTTATGACTTTAAGGAAATGAGTTTAAAGTATTTCAAGCACCCTATCTACAAGAAACAAAAGGAATCAGTACTTAAACTCGGTGGAGAGGTTGAATACTACCGCCCTACTGTGATGTGGGGGCATGTTATCCTGGATTCTCTTCATGCTTCAAGAAGAGCACAGGCGATAGACTCCAACATGAAGAAATCAAACTTGAAATACGTCACCAAATATCTTGACTTAAAAAAACCTAATCGAGTATATGTGCCAGGTGATAAAATTTCAAAAACATGGGGTATAAATGATGAAAGATTCGGATTCTGCGAGGAAGATGGTGACTGGTATGAGGTAACGGAAAAGCGACCACTTTTACCTGGATATATACTTAAGTCTGGTAGGTACATCGTGGAGAGATACCTATTAGATGACCTTTGGGAAACAGATAAGGTTGAAGACAAGCTGAATGAGTCCAACTTCCTGGTAGGTAAAATGTTACCTACAACTTTCTCTAGGGCTTGCACAATGGGTACAGCTGGTATCTGGAAGCTCATTATGCTTGCATGGGGATATGAGAATAACCTTGCAATTCCAGCAGCAGCACCAAACAAGAGGTTCACTGGTGGACTTTCAAGGCTTCTTAGAACTGGTTATGTTGACCGTATCGTGAAGCTTGACTATAACTCCTTGTATCCATCAATCATTCTTACATGGCACGTATCTACGCCTATTGATACAATGAATGTCATGCTTTCATTCCTTGAATATATTCTAACCCAGCGTGAAAAGTATAAAAACTTGAAGGCAGAAGCTGGAGACAAGGCTAAGGAACTTGAAAAGCAGCTTAAGGCATACGAGGGTAGTGATGAGAGGTTTAAAAAGAAACTGGCAGAGGAAATCCAGTACTGGAAGATTGAAAAGTCTGGTAATGATAAAAAGCAGTTACCTCTTAAGATTCTTGCAAACTCATTCTTCGGTAGTTATGGTGCTCCTAACATATTCCCATATGGTGATGTTATCGCTGCTGAGAAGACAACATGTATTGGTCGTATGTCACTTAGACTTATGATTTACCACTTTACAGGCATAGGTTACACTCCTATCGTGGGTGATACCGATGGTTTCAACTTCCAGATGCCACCAGAGGACAAGTTCAGATATACTGTTGAACATCCTTATATAGGCAAAGGTCTTGGACGTAACACAATTAAGGGTAAAGAATATACGAGAGTTGATGCAGACGTAGCAGAGTTCGAAGACTTGTTTATGGGGCAGGCATACAACGGAGGTATAAATAAGATGGGTCTTGGTATTGATGAATACTGTGATGCTACAATTAACTTCGCAAGAAAAAACTATGCCGACCTTATGCCTAATGGCAAAACTAAGAAAGTTGGTAACACCATTAAGTCAAGGAAGATGTCTGGTTATCTGGAGAAATTCATCGATGATGGCGTTGACTTGTTACTTCGTAACAATGGTTACAAGTTCCTTTCTAACTACTATGACTATATCGAGAAGATATATAACTATCAGATACCTATTAAAGACATTGCCTCTAAGGGTAACATTAAGAAAACCATAAAGGATTATATTGCAGATTGCAACACCCTTACAAAGTCTGGTTCTAAGAAATCAAGACAGGCTTGGTACGAACTGGTAATTAAAGAGGACATGAAGGTAAACGTAAGTGATACCATCTACTACATCAACACTGGTACGAAGAGAGGACATTCTGACGTAAAACGTGTCACACACTACTATACACACGATGACAAGGGAGAAAAACTTGAAATTACAAATGAAGTTGAAAAGATGTATAAGGAATATTCAAAGGAATTTAAGGCAAATAGCTGGACTGATAAAAAGACTCGTCTTGACCTTGCTAAAGAAAAGTATGGAAACAAGTCATTCGAAGAAGACGAAATCATACTTAACTGCAAACTAGTTCCTAATGATATAGTTGACAGTGAAGAGGATGTACTTTGTAGTGATTACGAGGGATTGGAATATAATGTAGAGAAATACATTGACCAGTTTAATAAGAGAATTACCCCACTTCTTGTATGCTTCCATCCAGACATTAGGAATAAGATTCTTATTACCGACCCTAAGGATAGAAAATTCTTTACAGAGCAGGAATCAAAGCTTGTAAGCGGTTATCCGAATAAACCAGAAGACCAGGATACCTTCGAGGCTCTAATGACCCCAGAGAGAAAGGAAATAGAGTTCTGGGTAAGTATTAATGAGACACCACCATTCGTGAAAGAGTGTAATATTGATTGGGATGGACTTGTTAAAGATTATAAGGAGACAAAGGCTGCTGAAAATGACTACGTTTATCAACTTGAAAATAAGAAATACCTTGATGCACTTAATAATCTTACGGATGCAGATGTTGAAGCATTTGAGGAAGACTACAAACTCCCTTCATCAATATCCGAAATCATGACATTGGGTTCTGATATGAGACTATACTTTAAGAAAATACCAGATAAGACGCCATCAACTGGTGGATATGTTTTCGATGATATTATGTACAGTTTCATTGAGAATACAGAAGGATAAAAAAAGAGGCTAGATTGTTTCTAGCCTCCTTTTTTATTAGTTATGTGGTATATCACTTTGTCTTACATTATTCATGTAGTTATATCCACTTCTACCTTCTCTCTCATCTGTTGAATAATCTGTCTTGTATCCAGCAGCCTCAGCAGCAGCCTTAGCAACTGTATCTCCAGGTCCGTAGTACATACCGCAGTCCCAGACGTTACTCAAGTAAATACCATTCTGTTTTGTTTCAACAGATGGTGTAACACCACTAGGTCCACTCTGCAAACAGATGATTCTAAGTGCATTAGTATCAGTGAACTCTGTTCTGGTTGGGTCGATATAGTCACCTGTCAAGTCTATAGTCGTAAGGTCTTCATCGGTCATTTCCGCTGTATTACCATGTGACAACTTAACGTCTACCTGCATCTTCCTGTTAGAGCCATCCTCAATCCAGTCTGAAATTGTGGTACATGTTTCACCACTTACCCACATTGTGAGAATCTCACAAATCTGTTGGTCAAGCATTGCATCAGCCTCACTGAATGAAGTAGCACTATTGATTACGCAACCAAGTGTATATGGTTGATAAGTATTACCACTACCACACTGTGTCATTGTTGAAGCAGAACCATACATTAACTTATACAAAGCCTCTGCCTTAGAGTCGATACACTCCGTCTCAGCTGAAACAACATCAATCTCCTCACTGAGATTATCAATCTTAATATTAGCCTCCTTAATCTCACGGTCAAGTATGATGTCAACGTTGTTGAATGAAGTACCACTGAAAATATAATTAGTACCGTCATTTGGTCTATAATTATCGCCTTCACCACACTCATTCATAAGTGGCATACCAAGAATATTGTTCTCAACTGTCTTGAGTTCCTTCTTAAGGCACTGCGTGTCTCCAGAAACTACAAATACCTCTTCTTCTACATTTTCTGTGTAAGATGAAAGCTTGTTAATTGCAAGGTCAAGCAAGAACGTTGCATTATTGACTGTAGTTGCAGAGTTGATGTATGTAGTACCTGGCATTGGTTCGTATACCAAGTCTTCTCCACAATCACCAGCAATATGTCCGAATACAGCCTTTTCAACTGCCTTAAGTTCTTCCTTTGCGCACTCTGCTGTCTCTACAGCAGCACTAATTGGAGTACCATCAACATAAAGGCCATTGTTTCTAATTTCAATGATGTTATCACTTCCCTGGTCTGGTTTACCGTCTCCATCGTGGTCATCAGTAATAAGGACACGCCCACTAAGAACGTCAGCAGTATCACCACTGTTAATAACCTTTGTAAGTTCAAGTGCGCTCTTCTCAGATGGGTTCTGGATAACCCAATCGTTGAACAATTCATTAACTGGGAATGATGTATGTAATGGATTTCCAGCAGCATCATGGTAAGTGATTACAAGTGCTCTATTAACTGGGTCATATTCCATACCATCAATCAAGCTACCTACAGTGTTAAGCTGAATTGCCTCCTGTTCACCGTTTGATGTAACGAGCTTAATTGTATTTCTTGCTGGGTCATATGACAAATTAACACTTGCATAAAGTCCCTCACCAAGCTTTATGATATTCTCACCTTCCTGTAGTTTAACATTAGCCTTAACTATATTGTTCTCATTGTAAGGATTATTGAAATCAATTGAAGGAGTATCCTCGAATGTAAGAGTAACACTATCAATCTTTGCATCAAGAGCCTCATCTGCTGCAATTCTGTTAGCAGTCTCGCCAGTAATCATATTATTGAGCCTATCGTCCTCAGTTGTAGAACGTGTAATCTCGTTATCAAGCTTAGTCTCAATACGAGTCTCCTCAGAAATTGACCTTGCACTCTCAGTACTTATTGCTGACTGAAGCTCTGTATCCTTCTCTGTTCTTGCAAGCTGCTCGGCAGTGATTGCATTCTGAAGGTTGGTATCAGCTGTTCTACGCTCATTAGCTTCGTTGTTAAGTGCTGTTGTAAGTTCATTATCCTTATTCGTAGAACGAGTAATCTCATTATTGATTCTCTCAAGAAGGTCAGCATCCATGTGCTCACGGTTAGCAATCTCAGTGTCCAGCTTGCTCTCAATTCTCTGTTCTTCACCAGTTGCACGTGCAATCTCTGCTGTAAGACCACTCTCAAGAGTATCTATGTCAGCCTCCGCTGTATCCATTCTATCTTCAAGAGCATCTATAGCGGCTGTAGCTGCGCTGATTCCTTCACCAGATACATAGAGAGCACCATCATCCATTACCAAGATATTGTCATCATGGGCATTATTTATAATGACAGAAGCTTTCAATACATCCTGCTCAGATGTTCCACTAGCAACTCTTACCTTTTCAAGCTGAACTGCGTGTGGGTGTCCATCCTCAACTCTCCACTCATTAATCAAGTCGCCAACAGGAATTTCAACTGTCTTAATCTCATGACCATTAGTCATATAGGTGATTACAATTGCCTCCTTAGTTGGGTTATACTCAATACTAATAATTGAAGACATACTCTCAAGCTGGATTTCCTTGCTACCGTTTGTTGTGCTGAAGATAAGCTTGTTTGCTGTCTCCTCATAAGCAAGGTCTACACCTGCATAAAGTCCGTCTGCGTTAAGCTTGATAATATTTGACTTATCATGCTCAATCTCTTCACTCAAATTAACCTTGAGAACCTTAATTGTTGGTTTGTTGTTACCATCATTTCTTGTTTCAACGTCGATTGATTTATCCTCATTGATTACATCACTGAGCCTTGAAGAACTATCTGCACTAACCGCATTAATCTCATCCTGCAAGTTATTGATTTCATCCCTTACGGTATTTCTAGGACCGAATCCGTCACCAATTTCATCCTCAATTGCTTGAATCTTGCCATCGTGTTCGTCATCCTTAGCTGTTGAACGGTCAATTTCGTTCTGAAGCTTCTCAGCCTCTTCGTTAACCTGGTTCTGAAGCTGCTCGAACTTGTAAGTCACAGTCTCATGAGCATCAGTAGTGAAACCAGTACCTATTGCGGTATCTATTCTCTCAACATCAGTTGTCCTGTCTGCAATCTCCTGGTCTATCTTAGCATCAAGTGCTTCTTCAGCAGTTGTTGCACGCTCTATCTCGTTATCAATCTTTTCGTTAATAGCCTCATCAGCCTCCTTAAGGTCAACAAGTACATCTTTAACTGTAGTGTCACCAGTTGGCTCAAACTTAATATTATCTGCCTCTCCCCTTACATACAACTTATGGTCATCGTCTTCAAGGATGTTGTTACGACTACTAGAAATCTTAACATCAGCAGAAACCTTATCGTTACCAGTAACGTTTCTCTTCTTTGTAATTGTTACGTTATGTCCTTCATTCTGAGGTTCCCATTCCCAGTCACGAATCATATCACCGATTGGGATGGTAACAATCTGAACCTTGTCGTTACCGTCGATATATGTAATTACAAGAGACTCATTTGTTGGGTCATAGTAAATGTTCTCGAAAAGCTTGAAACCATTAAGGTTAATAATGGTATCTTCCTGTCCAGAAACCTTAAATATAAGCTTGTTCTCCTTGCTTACATAACTAAGCTTAGTTGAAGCGAAGAAACCATCAGTCTTCTCAATCAATATGTTATCATTATCTGAAGAAAGTTTAATCTTGCTAAGAGCATCAAGTGCCTCCTTAACATTACTTCTCTCACCATTCATGTAATATATGATATTAGAAGCTTTACCATCTACATAAAGGTATCTTGCATCACTTGTTCTACTAAGGATGTTAGTACTATTTTCATCCTTAACATACTTGTAGTTTCCGTCTGGCTGTAAAACCTTATGTTCATCCTTAATTCTTACATCAGCTTTAAGTACATCTTGCCAAGGCTCTACATGATGATGCTCATCTGTATGGTCGTAGTCAACCTCTTCCCTTGTGAGTACAACTGGAGTCTTTGAAGCCTCACCTTCAACACCCCATTCTGCTATGAGCTTCTCACAGTCAATAAGAACCTCACTACCGTCTCTAAGAATAAGGTGAATTGATTCATCTCTCTTGTCATAGTAACCCCTTACAACATAATTGTTTGGAAGTTTAACGTTTGTTACTTCAAGAGTACCATCAGCCTTGCTTACAGTAAATGTAAATGTTTCTTCCTCCTCATCATATACTAGGTTAACATAAATGAATATACCCTCTGGTGTTACCATCAAGTTATTATCCTTGCGGATATTGTCAAATATATGGGATTCAGCTACCTTAACATCACCACTTACAAAAGTACCATCGTCAGTTTTCTCAGCATAGAAGTTCAACGTATCAGAACTTAATGCTACGAGAGTAAGACTCTTAATTGCCTTCTCAAGCTCTTCTCTCAAGTCAGCAATCTCCTGTTCTGTCTTATCTATGTCGATAATACAGAATCTGTTATCACTATACTGAGTACCTTCATTCGTCACTGAACCAAGAGCGATAATAAGATGTGGATTATCCTCACCTTCTGGGTCATCCTCTGTAATATTTTTATACAAAAGGACTGTTGGCTCAGCAAGTAAAGAATAACCATAGCGAGGGTCTTCTGCTGCAAGACCCTGCTCGGTAAATCTTATCTGACTCTGAATATACTCAATAGCAGCATCCCTCGTATCAAATACTTGGTCGTGATACCTAAATTGTAATCTGTTATTTGTATTCATTGTTCTTATATATTGTTTTCAACATTATTAAATCTGTCCAAAGCTACCATAGAAGTTAACCTTTATAAAGTGTTCTGGGTTTTCATCCTTAGTCTCAAGAACAAGGTTATTTTCATCCTTTGCAACTGCTGCATGTAGTTCGAATGGGTTCTTTGACCAATCAACCAACTGACCGTCGATTTCATTCTCCCTTGCGATAGCACGCTCAATCTCAGCATTGATTGCATCCCAAAGCTGTGCTTCAACTTCCTGTGCTCTTGCAGTCTCTCCATTGATACCGTCCCAAAGCTGAGCCTCAACCTCCTGTGCTCTGTTTGTTTCAGCCTCAATTGCAGCCCACTGCTGGTTGTCAATCTCTTCTCTAATTCTAGCCTCCTCGTTAATTGCTGCCCACATCTGAGAATCAACCTCAAGTCTATCATTGATTTCCTTATTAAGAGCATCCCAAATCTGGTTGTCAACATCTGTCCTAGCTGAAGTTTCCTTAGCAATAGCCTCCCAAAGCTGATTATCAACATCCGTTCTTGCAGAAGCCTCCTGTGCGAGTGCATCCCAAAGCTCCATATCAGCCTCTGTTCTAGCAGAAGCCTCCTGTGCAAGAGCATTCCAAAGGTCTGTATCACCACTGATTCTCTCTTCACGTTCTGTGATAATCATACCACTAAGGATAATATCACTCTCGATACGCTCCTCACGTTCTTGCTGAATCATTGGAACGATAATCTGTACAATTCTCTCAACAACAAGGTCATCGGTATTTACAAGAATCTTGTTACAACCTTCATCCTCAGTGAATACCCTGTACTCAATGTTACTCTGTGCAGCCTTTGGTATCTCTACCTCAATGCAGTGAGGAAGATTCTCCTTGTCAGTCCAACAAACGTTGGTAGTAGTTCCTGTACCCTGGTCGAAACATGGGTTTTCAACAACAACTGTGTCACCCTCATGCATAATCTTCTTCTCCCAATAGTAACCATTCCACTCGTTGATGAACATTTCAACTCTCTTCTCAAGAACCTCACCGTTGTTAACCTCAAGAACCTCTGGAGTTTCACCACCAACCTCATACTCAATGAATCCTTCCTTGTCAGCGTAGTTTGAAGCAAGCCAAATCTGTCCGCTTTCTGGGAATAGGATAGTCTTATAAAGAACACCGTCTATATATTCACTGTCATAGTAGTTGTTACCATCGTAGTCCTTGACAAGCCTTACTGAATAGTAAGGACTTGGACACTCTGCAACCTGTGAAACGCCACCCTTATTCCAGTCAAATATCTTTACGTATACATCCTGGTCTGGGTCATTGTAAACTGGCGTTGTTGTCCAGAATACAGCCTGCTCCTTGAAGTTAAATGCCTGTGGCCTTCCGTGTGTATCAAGACTTGCTACACCAGCTGGAAGTATTGACATTCCATATTTGTCAACACCTACTGGAGACTCTGGATTATATGCAGGAACGTTGTCTGCTGTGTAACCAGACTCATCAGTAACGTATGATTCATCCTCCCAGGTACATCCTGTATTAGGTTTAGTAATTGTACATTCACAATCTGGCTGTCCAAGCCAACCACATTCTGACTTAAGGAACTTGCCAGCATACTTACCAAGCTCTACATGACACTTAGCTGAGTTGTGGTTCTGATACTCACAAGGTTCAAGGGAATTAAGTAATGCATCCCAGTCTGCCTTGGTAGGAACTCTCCAACCATAACGTCTTTCATAGATTTGGTGTTTCTTGTTCTTCTGGCTGTACCTGTCATCAAGCTTCTTCTGAATCTTAGCAAGACCAGCACCATTGTAAAGATAACCATAATCGTTTACATACTCCTTGGTAATATATCTTGTACCAAGCTTTGCAACCTCTGGAAGCGTACCGCCAGTCGTGAGGTCGAATACCTCCAACACTGGAGCGTACATACCAGTCTTCTCGACACCTGCTATTCCAAGTGGGGCATCGAGAGTACCATTACCCTTAAGAGTACCGTCAGTGATTACCTTCGTAAGTATGTCACTTCCTATAATGTCCATTAGGTTGTCGGCAGTCAAGATGTTAGCAATTGTAACCGTCTTCTTACCTTCAGTACCGTCATATGAAATCGTAAGTGTGACACCACTTTCACCACATTCAGCATCGACATTAAGATTGTAGGTAACATCAGTAAGAGGCACAATAAGCTTCTCACCGTTGTTTCTTGTAAGTACAAGAATCTTCTCGTCCCTTACAAATTCAGCAGACTTGATGTCGTTGTCCTTAAGAGTTAAGAAGTTGCTATCTATCTCGTTGATAGTCAATTTGCAATTCTTTGTAACGTCCTCTGGATAAGGAGATACTAATTTGTAATAGTAAAGTCCATTCATATTCTGTTATTATTTTTAATAATAAATATAAAAAACTATTGATTATATTTTGTTTTTTAGCACTATTTATATGCATAAAAGTTTATAAACACAACAATTTTATATTCTTACTAGAAAAATAAGTAAAAAAAAAACAATAATATGTCTAAAAAAAATTATAAGTCTAAAAATTACTGGTTAATAAAAGAAAACGCCATTAATGAATCAAAAAAATATTCATCAAGAGCAGAGTTTTGTAAAGGTTCTTACGGAGCATATAAAAGGTCTCTTAAGAACGGTTGGCTAGATGAGATGACGTGGTTGACTAAAAAGAATGTATGTAAAGACCCAGTTGATACTGTATACAGATATTATTTTGAAAATGAGAATGCTGTGTATGTTGGCAGAACAATATATCTAGAATTAAGAGACCATCAACATAGAACAAGAGAAAAAGATACTGTTTATAAATTTGCCAAAGAATTTAATGCGGAAATTCCTAAAATCGAAGTATTGGAAGAAGGGCTGACTGTATTACAAGGTGCTGAAAGAGAAGATTATTGGGAGAAATATTATAGAAATAAAGGGTTTACTATAATAAACAAACAACCTTGCGGAAGTCTTGGCCATATGTGCAAGAAGTGGAGTAAAGAAAAATGCTTTGAAGAAGGTAAAAAATATAAAACAAGAAGCGAATTCCAAAAAAATGCACCGCAAGCATATCATTTATCGATTACAAACAACTGGATTGATAACATGACTTGGTTACCAAAAATACAAAATGTTCCAAATAAGTTTTGGAATGATAAAAATAACATAATTAATGAAGCAAAAAAATATAAAACTAGGGGTGAATTTAGAAATAAGTCTTGTGGGGCATATCGTGCTGCAATAAATCATGGCTACATAAATGAATTAACTTGGCTGAATAAAAAAAAGAATGTACCAAATGGCTATTGGCAAAAGAAAGAAAATGTTATAAACGAGGCAAAAAAATATAAAACTAGGGGTGAATTTCAAAAAAACAATGTGGGGGCATATGAATCAGCTAGAAAAAACAAATGGTTCGATGAAATGAACTGGTTCGAAAAACCAAAAGAAAGAAAACCAAAAGGTTATTGGAAAAACAAAGAAAATGTTATAAATGAATCAAAAAATTTCAAAACTAGAAGTGAATTTAAATTTTTATCACAGAGAGCTTATGAGTCAGCTAGAAAAAACAAATGGCTCGATGAAATGATATGGCTAAATAATGATGATGGAAAACACCCAAAAGGATACTGGAAAAATGAAAAAAACATTATGCACGAAGCAAAAAAATATTCTAATAAAGAAGAGTTCAAGGAAAAAAATTTAACAGCATTTCTAATGTCATATAGATACGGTTTAAATGAAAAAATGGACTGGATGGTTAAACAGAAGCAGCATAAGAAGGGATACTGGACTTACAACCACATAGAAGAGGAGGCACTGAAATATAATACAAAGAGTGAGTTCTTCAAGGGAAATCAGACAGCATACAGGGCTGCACTGAAGATGGGTATTATTGATGATTTCTTCGGACTTAATGACTATGTACAATAAAAAATGAGCGAATCAGAGAGATTCGCCCATATGTTCGACAAGCCCATTGGACTTGTTTATAAATGGTCTGAAATTAGAATAGGTCTTGTGGCTGCTTAATTAGAATTTGCTAACACCTCTAAGATAATTATTTCTTACATTGGCTTGATAGTTTCCTATTGAACCGCCATTAGTCATCATATCTTGTGAGTGTTGTGGGTTTCTTTCATCATTATACCCAATTTGATTGGCAGTTTCTGCTGCATCATACGTTTGGAAATTTTGTGGTGTTCTATTACCTCTTGCTTTATACGCATAATCATCAGTGTTCATAGCAGCATCTCTATTTCCATTATTCATTTGTCTACCTTGAAGTCTTCCAAGCATATATTGACCTTTGGCGGTATCACCAATCTCATTTAGCACTCTGTTTACAGATTCTTTCACAATCCTGTGAAGGTCACTCTCTGTAAGTCTTATAATCTTCTTAGTCATAATCTTCCTCGTTTTCTATATAAATATCTTTATTTTCTCGTTTGTTTACTTCCTTGGCATATTAATTTATGTTATTGCCTTTAATTATTTCAATTTAACTCTTGATAAAAAATCTTTTAAACAAGCATCCTCATCATAGTCTATGTCTCTAACTATTGAATATAAATCATCACAGTCCAAATTCTGTGTCTTCAAGAATTCAACATCTTCATTATCACCATTTCCAAATGCCCTCTTTAGTTTCCTATTAAATGCATTTCCATATGTGGGTATATATCCTCTGAAACGTTTTCCATCCCAATATATGAAAAACAATATAGGACACTCCCAATCACCGCCAGCGTAGCATTTCAGATATGTTATACCTTTCCGTGTTTCAACTTTACCTATTGCGCCAAGATTTTCGCAATCATAGTCTATCTTAGATATATCGTCCAGCAATATTGACAATTCTTTTGGTTTTTCCTTATTGTAATTATTACAAAACCTATACACAAAACTATCTAAAGAAAATTTTCTATCATCTTCTTTATTTCTTTCATAAATCTCTTTAATTTTCTCCTCAAATTCTTTTGCCGAAATCTTTGCTGCCGTTCTACCGCCATTAGGAAGTTCAACATCTAGATTAACAACATACCTTTTTCTGCCACCCTCTATAATTAATCTCAGTTGGGATTCATTTAACATTATTCTTTTCATACTTGTAATTATTCTCAATTATCAGTTGTTCCATAAAACAGTTATATATCTTGAAAGACTTGAGATATCCTATAAAACTTCCAGCAAAGTTCTTCTCAATTGGATAAACCCTGGTAGGATTCAGCATATAGTTAGGTTGTATTGTTTCAGCAAGTCCCTGTGTTCCACCTCCAAGAGAAATATTGTATGGTATTCCCTCCTGTTTCTCATATAGCTCATGTAATGCCCTAAGCTCTATAGGTGGTAAATCCTGCGAAATATATACAAGTTTACCGTTTACGTAGAACATGAGCTTCATTTTACCCATAACAAACATCATCCTAACCATTACAGTAACCCATTCACAGTCTGGTATTACATTCTCGAATGAATATCCTTCTATAATCTTTGTCTTGTCACGCCCCTCTGCTTCGCAATCAACTGAAAGCATCCTGTATCCTATCTCACCATTATCAGTTATTCTAAATGCAAGTGCGTTATTATACAGGTCAGTGTATGGGTTGTAATAGTTAGCTGACTGGTCTCTAAGAGTATCAATATCGCTCACCGTATATCCAGTCTTAGTTCTGTTCATGAGTATAAACAGATTGCCAGTAAACTGGCTTCTCCTTCCATAATACATAATTTGAGTACCTTCTATCCAATCCTTAATAGTGTGACCATGCTTCGTGCGGTCAAAAATCATAAATTTATTATCAGTGTAGAAGTAGTACTGGTTAGCTTCAAACAAGGAGAAACCATTGTCTGTATAATAGATAAAATCTGTTATGTCAAGTTCTGGCTCAAGATATGCCTGGCATTCCTCAAGACTTCCAAGGTCTCCGAAATCACCTATGTATTCGTCTCCGAACTCAGTTCCCATCTTAAGTGGATTTGGGTCGAATGGGTCATCAGACTTCTTAGGTATCCTCTTATACGATATAGGGCATCCACAGCCTCTGAAATACCTCTTGAGTATATATTCCTCACCAACCTCTCCGCAACACCATGTAAGTGTCTTATGAGGTTCGTCTTCATCAATTATTTTAGGTTGTTTTCCTGGACAATCACCACCACCAAGTACTTCCATTTCAAGGTAGTCTTCCATATCGTTCCAGTCACAGTAGTCATCTGCATACAACTCATCGTCGTAGTAGTTGTAATTGGTGTAGTCTCCAAGCTCGAATGGGTCATATCCGTCAAAATCTGGATTAGGGCTGTAGAAGTATCCTATTATGTAATCTTTCTTATCAATTTCTCCACCTTCTACGAAATCTTCAACTCCAAGTTGGTAGCATTCTTCAAGACCGTCAACATCATCCTTATCATACTGATAAATCCATTTATTCTCAGACCTTGTTCCAATGTAGAAAAATATACCCTTGTTCTCTGGGTATTTGTCATTAAGCGTTTTAGTTGACTCTGGCTCAAAATCACACTTCTTAAGCGTGAACTCAAAATACATGTTATCACCACTCTTGAACGTAGATGGAAGTATCTTGTACTTATCACACTCGGTCTCAAAAAATCCCTGGAAGAAACCACCATTAAGCTTTGTCTGGCACTCTTCAATGGATAAAGGATACTCATACTGTAGCGTGTTTCCACTTACCGCATGAAGCTTAAGTCTTTTATCTTCTATTTCATACTTATTTTCTTGAAATATTCTTATAAAATCCTTATTAGCAATCCTGTCTTTTCTGAATCTGAAGAGTCCATTGTCAACTCCAGTATATGTAATATTATATAAGGTGTATGGGTTGAATACAGCATCATCCCATGAATAACTATCTTTGCTATATAGCCACTCAGCACCATCGGTACATTCCTCATCACACAGGTCTATGTATGAGATAAGACAGCCATCATATAAACCATCCGTCTTAAAAGAACCATATGAGTCCTTATTAACAAAGAAGTCCCAATATTCATCCTTGTTAATCCTAAGTCTGAGATTATGATAATTATTAACCTTTAAATTTGCCATATTCAGTCATTAATATTTGTCATAAATAAATATTTATTTAATAATAAAACAGGAGTTATTATGAAAATAATTAATTTACATGAGTCCCAATACAATAGGCTCTTCGAGGACATAGAGAACTGGGGAAAGAGTCCTATAGCTGACTATCAGACACAGGATGAGGTCGTTACCACTTCGAAGATACATGATAAGGATGGTGATATAACAGACTCAGAACCTAAGGATACACAGGCTAAGCAAGACCAGATGTCAATGCAAGACTTTGGTGCAAGAACTAAAAATCGTAACTGGTAATGGCATTATTTTTTGAAGACAGTGAGAAAGTAACCCAGAAGCAAATTCCAATACCTCAGAAATCCAAGGAGGTATTTAAAGCAATGGACATGCTTTATAAGCCTTATGAGGATAAGGCTGAGGGGGGTCATGTACTTAAGTCTCTAGCTAGCGACAAGCAATATAACAAAAAAGGTGAAAAAGCCGCAAAGAACGGTCAAACTGGCAACACCGATACCGTAAGTGTAGAGGATGCAAAGAAGAGACTTGAGAGAATGGATAAATTCGCACCTAATACGCCACAGTATCAAATGTACGGTGGTCAACTTGGTCATGACATCTACAAGAAGGGTATTGAGAAAGCTAGGAGAATCAATACTGTAAGTCCAGTTAAACCAGTGATGCCTACAGCACAGGGAGCGACAAAGCCTGCTGGAGTGGAAACAAAAGAAATATCAAAACCAAATGGTAAGATAACATACAATGTTACAGCTGAAAGCAAGAAAATATATGTGACAGAATCACAGGTTATGAAAATAAAAGAAAATCAAGATAAATAACTATGGCAACAAGTCCAATTGAGAGAACTCTAAATAAGATAGGAAATGTCGTACAGGATATTTTCACAGGACCTAGTGAACCGCCAGCAAAAGTTAGTAAATACCTAACTGGACAAACATGTCTTGAGAAGGTTGGAATGGAAGCAAGGAAAACTCACCTTCTGAGAAATGAGTGGAGAAAAGACCTTGAGTACTCAAAACCACTAGTACTTGCTGAATATCAGATACAAACAGAATTCAAGGTTTCAACATCTGATGATGATGTGGCAACGCAGATGCAGAATGCTGAAAAGAAACAACAAGAGAAAGATAGGAAGGCACGTGAAAAGGCTCAGAAGAAAGCTGATAAGAAAGCAAGGAAAGAAGAGAAAAAGTCTAATACAGTACAAGGCGTTGATGTACAACCAGGGGGTGACAATACAAAATCAAAACCTAACGAGCTTCTTAGTGGCATGATGACACAGCAGATGCTTGGTATTCATTAAATTAATAGAATAAAACTATTTATATTAAAAATAAAGTATTTAAAATTTATAGAGAATTATGGCAAATACAGTTCAAAACGGACAGACCTGTCTTGAGAAGAGAGGCATGGAAGAGAGACACCAGGAAATTACCCGTAGTGACTATAACATCGAAAACCAGTATGGTCCTACTCACAAGGATGCCATCAGTGACGGTGACGCACAGGGTAAGGGAACTGGACACGGTGGACACACACACTTCCTCCCAGACTGCACAAAACCAACTACAATGATTAACTACAGTAACTTCGACACTGAAAACGGTGGAGGATGCTACGATATAAAGGGTAGAAATGGAATAAGTGGACGTGAGAGAGCTATGGCAATCTCAATCTATAACAAAGAGAACCCTTATGGAGCAAACTTGGTTGATACCAGTGCAAACGTTGCTGATGGTCAGTACTATGTAGGACAGCAGATTGGTAGTCCTAACTCAACTTGTGGATAATAGATTTAAGTAATCTAGTAAATGAATCACATTAACCTGTCTTTATCCCACATCCTAGAATCAATACAACTAAACGAAGATTCTAACCTCGTTGATTTCAAGGATGCTAAGGATAAAATCAATTATGCCATCGACAATAGACTCATGATTTCTCTGTACTATGACGATGGTAAAGGAAATGAAGGATATACACCAGCCTACGGAAACCCAAGAGGATTCCGTAGGATTGTTCCTTATTGCCTTGGAAGTAGGAATGGCAGGTTAGCACTAAGAGGCTTTCACGCATTCAAGAAGCACACGAAGAAAGGTCCGTTTAAGTGGAAGTTCTTCTACCTCGACAGAATGAAAAACGTAAGGGTTTACCAAAACATGCATATAGATGAGATTCCAGCACTTGCGAATCCAAACGGAGACAAGCATATGGATAAAATTATCAACTACATAGGTATGAACAGATTCGTAAGCCCACTCGAAAGGGAAAGACGTAATACTAATGCAATTAAAAATTCAAAACCATCACAGACCAATAAAAAAGGTGCTGTAAAGACTGTAGGTAATGGTAATATAAACTCACTTCAAAACCTCAAACCTATACCTTCTAAGACCAAGAAATTACAATATAATTTCCAGAATACAAAGAAGAATATAGAAGACTTTGAGAAGCAGAATACACCTATGGTTAAACAGCAGAGATGGGCTGATTACGACAAGGCTGAAAGGGAAAGACAAGAACAGTTGAAACAAAGCCAAGCACCTAACCCTCCAACCAGTAATGCTGGACCTGTCAATAAAAATGATATGGAAGGTTACGAACAGAACATAAATAACAAGAAATAATATATAATCATTTAATATGACAAGCCAGGAAGAAAGAGCAGCAAGAATTAAGGCTGCAAGAAGCAAATCTCTTAAACTTATGCAGATGGATGCAAACGGAACGTTAGATAAGATTGCAGAGGGTAAGAAGGATAGCATAAACAAATCATTCGATGATAATAATATAACTACAGATAGTCTACTATCATCATCAAAAGTTGATAGAACTAGTAGGATGTCTACAGGAAGGATGAGTGTAGCTGCTGGTAATGTTCCGTCAATAATTAGAGAATCATTCCAGTCACAGCCACCACTTGCGCAACAAGAGATGACAAGTTCAGTACTAGACGGTATGTTCGGTGATTTACTTACAGAACAAATTACACGCCCAGTCATGGAAGAGGATACACAACAGCCACAAGTACAGCAGGTTGTTCCTCAGTATTCAGCACAAATTGATTATCCTATGATTAGAACTATTGTTGAGGAGATTGTAAGAAAATACACTACGTCACTAAGCAAGAAAATGGTGAATGAGAATAAAAGTAGTGAAGTAAATACAATAAGTCTTGGGAAAACATTTAAATTCCTTGCAAACAATGGTGACATTTATGAATGTACAATGAAAAAAGTTGGTAATATAAATAAGAAGAGTGTTAACGGCTAACACTCTTTTTTTTTTATTTTTATTATTTGATTATATGTTTTTTTAACTATTTTTTAAAGAAAAACATATGGATAAGAAAATCAAAATGTTAGTAATCCCTTCTGACAGAACTGGTGTTGGTAAGTTCCGTTCAGTTGACCCTCATGTTTATATTGCAGAGCACTATGGGGACGAGTTCGACGTAGATGTTGTATATAGTATGCCTAACGGAGACCTGGAGTCGTTCTTAAGGCAATATGATTTGGTACACATCCATAAACAACTTGATAAACAATGTAAAATTATTGATATGCTGAAGTTCCTTGGTATACCAGTAATTATTGACATTGATGACCATTATAAATTAGGTAATGACCACCCTATGTCCATCACAGCAAACAAGGAAAAGTGGCATGAACCTATCATAGAACACTTGAAAAGAGCAGACTATGTTACTACAACAACTCCTATCTTCGCAGAAGTTATAAAGAAGCATAACAAGAATGTGAAGGTTTTCCCTAATGCAATTAATCCAGAAGAGCCTCAGTATAAAATACCTAAGACGCAAGGCGATGGAAGACTTAGAGTGGGTATTATATGTGGTTCTTCACATTTGAAGGATTTAGAGTTACTTAATGGCATTGCAGTACAAGTAAACAAGAATAAGGTTCAGTTTGTACTGTGTGGATTTGATACAAGAGGAAATAGAACAATCTATAACCAGCAAACTGGAGAAAAAACAACAAGACCTATTCTTCCAGAGGAAAGTGTGTGGTGTGACTATGAGAAGATATTCACTGATAACTATAAGACAGTATCTCCAGCACACCTTGAGTTTCTTAAAAAGTATATGGCAAACGTAGATGACCCGTTCACAAATGAACCATATAGGAGAATGTGGACTAGGGACATCAATAATTATGCTTCACACTATGCAAATGTTGATGTGCTTATTGCACCACTTAAGGAGAATGAGTTTAACAAGGTTAAGTCAGAACTTAAAGAAATAGAGTGTGGTTTTACACATACAGCATTCATTGCACAGAATTTCGGTGCTTATACCATAAACTTAATTCCAATGATTGAGAAGGGTGGAAAGATTAACGAAGAAGGAACTGCACTTCTAGTTGATTCATCCAAGAATCACAAACAGTGGGCAAAGTATATTAACAAGCTTGCTGATGATAGGGATATGCTTAAGAAACTACAGGATAACCTTTATAATTTTGTAAAGGATAGATATTCTCTAGAAGAAGTATGTAGACAAAGAGTAGAATTCTATAAGAGTATAGTAAATAAATAAAAAAAAAAATAAATGGAGATAGACTCGGTTCTATCTCCATTTTTATTATATTCTACCAGTATTGTATGATATATTGCTATGTTTACTTCCATGTTCAAGATTATCCCCAAACTTATTACGTATGAACTCGGCACATTTCATAAGTTTACTGGTGACTTCACTTACACCCTTAGGGCTTCCAGCTATAACAAGATTAGATAAGCCATTTGAGGTATTATAACCATCTATAATATTACCTCTTTTATTATCATTAGGTTTTAAAACAGGGTGGAACTGTCTCATTTTTTTCAATTCCTTGAACTTGTTAAACATGTTGTTAACAATTGTTGCCAGTTCCTCAAGAGGCTTTGGTAAGTCACACAGTCTATAGTTAACACCACTCTCATCACCTTCCTTAGCCCAAGTCTCTATATCCCTGGTAAGCTTAACAATGTTGTTATACTTAGTCTGGAACTGTACAAACATGTTACCGTTAGCATCATTAAAGAAATTATAGACAGCATCAGCATTAGCAACACCAAATATACCAGCACTATTCCTATTGAATCCAGCAATTGCCCTAAGCTTAGGGCAATCCCATGTCTTTCTAAGAGTAGCACCGACATCTCTAACAGTCCTTGAATCATAAAGGCTGGTAGCTGCTGGTCTCTTCTGTCTCTTCACAGGTTCTCCACTAGCGGTTCTTCTCCTGTGATAAGGTCTTTTATAGCCCTCTATACTAGCCCAATCCTCAAATGATTCTGATATGAGTCTGTTAATTTCCTCTGTTATTATTTTATCAATCCTATTCATTTAGTCCCTCATTCATTAAGTTATTGATTGATTCAGTAACGGCACGTGCAATCTTACCCTCGTAGTAACCATTAGCTTCTTTCCAGCCAATAGTATCTGCTGGTAACTTTCCCTGTGGAGAACCAAATTCGTCTCTGACAGCCTGGTTAATCTCCTGTTGTTCTGGATTAACCTCTGGTTCGTCATCATTAAGGTATGTGTTTCCAGCAACTGTAGCAAGTCCAGCTGCTCCAAGTCCACCTGCCATAAGTGCATCGTTTCTAAAATCTTTCCATCCGTATTCGTTTACAGCACCCTCTGTTATGGCACGTCTAACGGACTGTTCTACAATATTCTTAAGTTCTGATTCTGTAAGTCTTACAATCTTTTTCATAATGTACATATTTTCTTTATAAATATCTCTTTATTCCAGTTTTTAATGTTTTTTAACCTTGGTAATAGCATATATTACCATATTTTTGGATATAATATAAGTGAATGGGAACTGCAATATAATATTATAATAGATATTACTATAAGATATTAATATATTATATAATATTATTAAATTATATTAAATATCATTCTATTAAAAAATATTAATAAATCCTTGTTTTTTTAATAAATTTTATATATCTTTGCATTGTGAAACTTAAATTTTAACAAAAATGAAGTTAAAACCACTTAAACACTACTACGGGCAGGAGTTGAAGAACTGTCTTCATGACGGTGACAATAAGTACATTAAAAAGTACACGACTGACGGTTTCAAGAAATCTTACCAGATGTGGAATGATTACAGCCATGACTCCATCGAAAGTTTCTTCAGTGATTTCATAAAAGAGTATCCAGAGGAATACCTTATTGAAAACTGTAAGAAGTGTCACCAGGTTATGGAACACGTTGAGTTTGATGACCTGTTCGATATTTTGCTAAGGAGGCTGGTAATTGACGCATTCATAGGCTTTAAGGCAGAGGACATTGTTAGAGAAATGCTTATCAAGGCTGGTAAGAAACTCCATGATTATGACGTATTATCAGTTAAAGATGAGATAGAACTTGATACCAAGTATGGAATTGATATGATGACGTTCAAGGACGGAAAAGTTGAAGCTTTTTTCCAGGTTAAGAATATGTCAACATTCAGTCATGACGGAAACTACATTAAGGAAAAAAGAGCTGAATTTTTCGACAAGGAGTATAAAGCTAACCAGTATGTAGGTGGAGATAATTACAAGATGTTAATATTCTATGTTTACGACAAAAATTATTACATCAATCATGGTGAGTTCAGATTCTATGTAAACCCAGACGTTGATAAGTGTGGATTCTTTCTTCAGCACTTGATTAGGAAGAATGGTAGTTTGAGATTAAATGTTAAACGGTTAAAATCAAGAGTATTAGTATGATTACAGAAGAAATTAAAGAGAAAAACTTTGAGATTTATGTCAAAAAGTTAGGACAAATTGGCGTTAATTTAGACTCGCTTATTGAACAGGGACTTAACCTTAAGGATGCGAGTTTCACAAACTCGAATGAGCACGGTAATGCATATCCAGGTTCTTTACTGGAGATTGTCTTAAAAGTGCTTACGCCCTATGCAGTTAAGCTTAACGAGTTGTTACCAGAAAACATGAGAGTTGACAAGAATACGTTGGTTAAAGTTTGTCTACTTCACCACATTGCAAAGGCTGTTAGGTTAGTTCCTAACGATAACCAGTGGGAAGTTGAAAAGAGACAATTAGTTTACAAATATGCTGAAGGTCAGCCTTCTATTAGAACAGGATTACATTCACTAATTCTTGCTCAACAGGCTGGTGTTTCATTTACCCCAGAGGAAGCAGAGGTAATGACTGTAAACGATAGAGACTTAACAGATGACCAGGCAAGATGGCATTCAAGTGTTATGGCTACGATTGTAAGAGAGGCTAACGAATTAACATACATACAAATTAACAACAATGAATAATATAGACGAATTGAGTGATGACAGAAAAGATTTTTTCACTATTGCGAAGGAAGCAATAGGTATGACAAAACTTGAAGTTGGATTTAAGAAATTGAGCAAGGACGCTGTCATACCCACATATGCACATGAAGGTGATGTAGGTATGGACTTAACAGCAATATCAGTTGAATATGACCAGGAAAATGATATGTATATCTATCACACTGGTTTAGCATTTGAGACTGATAAACACTACGGAATATTTCTCTTCCCAAGAAGCTCAAATAGGAAGACTGATGCATACCTGTGCAATCATGTTGGTATAGCTGATTCAGCAATATACAGGGGAGAGATTATGCTGTGTTATAAGAACAGAACATCACTTGAAGTTAGGGCTGAAATGGGGAAGATGAGGAATTTCTTTAATGCTGCGATGTTTAGGGCATTTACAGTTATAAACGGAAATACCATTGAATACACATGGCCAGATTTATTGAAAGACGCAATGGGCAGTGCTGATTGGATTTACCAGAATCCAATGAATTATGCCCCATATCAAGTGGGAGATAGGGTTGCTCAGATGGTGGTGTTTCCATATCCAGATGTAGAACTTATACAAAAAGCCGAATTATCTGAAACCGTTAGGGGTAGCGGAGGTTTTGGTTCAACAGGAAATTAAGATATGAAACCAATAGAAGTATTTATCAAATATGCAAAGATTAGAGGCATAATGTCATTCCTTAAGGCTAAGGAACGAAACAAGGTAATAGCAAAACCAGACTGGCACTCATGGGATATAGTATATAGGAATTTTAAAACTTATACAAACGAATATGTACTCCATAATGGGTTCTATGGTTTATTCTCAGAACTTGAATATTATTTCTTTGGGCATGATTCAATGTATAACCAGGATTATAATAAAGCAATAAGGTTGTGGCCTGGATTTGTTTCCCGAAACATCCTCATAAAGAATCCTCCAAAAGAAGGTGATACCATAACCGTTACTACGTTTGCCAATGACGAACATGATTATAAATTTATTCAATTCTGGGATGCATATCGTTCCATACAAGTGAAGGATGAACTAGGAAGAAGATTTTTCTATAATACTGATAGAATAAAGAAACTCAACGGAGAACCATATGAAATGGATTTTTATATAAAATGGAAACGTAAAACTTATGGCATTGATTAATGAAATTTACTATACTTACAAGGATGTCACAATCCTTCCAGGTAAAAAAAGTAATATAGAGCATAGGGCAGAGTGTGACCCATTTAACCCAGACGGAATGTTGCCTCTGTTCACTGCTCCTATGGATACAGTTGTAAGCCCAGCAAACTTTTATAGATTCCAGGATAACGGTATTATTCCTATACTACCAAGAACTGAAGACCTAGATGTGAGAACTAAATATGCCTTTGACGGATTTTGGGCTGCTTTCTCACTCAAAGAGTTTGAGTATATTTTCTGTAACAGTAGTAAGAAGGTATTCGATGACCACACGGTGAAGGTACTAATAGACGTTGCAAATGGGCATATGGCTAAAATAACTAAGCTTGTGTGGATAGCTAAACAAATCTATGGTGATAGAATAGAGATAATGGCAGGAAACATAGCTAACCCAGAAACTTACTATGATTATGCTAATGCTGGTGTAGATTATATAAGATGCGGAATAGGAAGTGGCATGGGTTGCTTATCTACAAGTAATACTGGTATCCATATGCCTATGGCATCACTCATAGATAAAGTAGCTGAGGCAAAGAGGAAGGTTAAGTCATTTGTTTCGCTAAGTCCAAGTTCATATAAGTCAGTCCCTAAGATTGTTGCGGACGGTGGAATAAGGGGTTACTCAGATGTTATAAAAGCACTAGCACTTGGTGCTGACTACGTTATGATAGGTGGATTGTTTGCAAGTATGCTAGAATCGGCAGCACCTAAAACTTGTAATAGCGGTTACAGCAGACCTCTTATCGATTATGATAATATGTATATGAAGGATAAGGCGTGGTATCTTAAGAGTGGTAAGAAAGAAGACCATTTCCTTGGTGATATATCAGCCATATTCTATGGTATGGCATCTAGGGAAGGGCAGATTGCGATGAATGGTTCTAAGACCAAGACAAGTGAAGGTGTAAGTAAGGTTATATTAATTAGATACACTATGGCTGGTTGGGTTGAAAACTTTAAAGATTACCTACGTTCAGCTATGTCATACGTAGGTGCGAAGAATCTGAGACAGTTTAGGGAATTAGCTAAACTTATAGTTAATTCAAAAAATGCTGTCTCTGTGGTAAATAAATAATTTTTTCATATTTTTTTTTAGTGGTTAAGACTTTGTTCTTGACCACTTTTTTTTATTTTTTAAATAAAATGTTTATATGGAGACAAATATTGCAATAGTTCTTTGTTCTAAGAAAAGTAACGAACAAATTAAACCATTTATAGAACACTTGAAGGAGACCTGTAGTTGTAATGCACATGTTTACTTTATTCACAACCCAGAAGGTGTCAGCTTGTCAAAGATATATGCCGACATGACAGTATCCAAGGATATAGCTGAAGACATCATTGTATTCATACATGATGATATTGAGTTCTTAAGAAACGGCTGGGGTGCTGAGATTTTAAGACAATTTAATACCCATGAGGAATATGGAATCATCGGAGTTGCTGGCTCAGCTCAGTTCGATGAAAATGGTGCATGGTGGAACTATGAAAAGAAATTCGGACAAGTTCTCCATAGGAGTGAAGGTAAGTCATGGCTTACAGTATTTTCCCCACTACTTACAAAGGACTTACAGGATGTTGTTGTTATAGATGGTTTATTTATGGCTGTTCATAAGAAGAGAATAAGTGATAACTTTAATAGAGACCTGGAGGGATTCGATTTCTACGATATTGCATTCTGTCTTGCAAATTTCTTTTCTGGTAAATGTAAGATTGGCGTGACAACCAATATAAGGATGGCACACAACTCTGTTGGTAAACTAAAGGATACATGGTATAGGAATAGGGATATTATTAATAAACTATATGGAGATAAATTCCCAATTGATATTTTAAAATAATTTGGCACGATTTTTGCTGTATGAAACTAAGTGAAATGAGCTTTGAGCAGTTGACAGCTATGTATAATGTTGCAACTGACATTTGTAAAGAATATTCAAGAATGACAGACGGTTATATCCTTGCAACAGGAGATAACGTATTAGATACTTCTCATAGATTACCAGCCGATGTGCAGAATACAATTAATGAGAGGCAGATGTATTTTGCTGTCAAGGATATGATAACTAACGAACTTAAGAAAAGATTACTAACCGAAATAGAATATGAATAAGATTAAGAAATACCTTCTTAACCTATGGTATGGTCTCCCATTTGCCGTAAAAGGTGGTGAAGATGCCATCTTTATAAATCCACACTGCGGAGTTGCAGGAACACATGTTTCACAAGAGGTATCAGACCAAAGGGTAGGAAGACACCTTCTAAAGGGTGAAGTTACACAAGAGGTAGAGGAATTAAGGTATAGAACATATAAGGTTTCTAACGAGTCTGAAAAATACAAATACCTGGGTAATGGAGTTGCTATCAAAGAAGAAATACCAGAAGTAAAATCCAGTGAAGTAAATAAGATAAAGTTTTCCCAGGAAAATAATCTAATATGTTCATCTGTACTGGAAGAACTTAAGCGTGTCGATGACTATGGTGTTGATAAATATAGGTTTGAAATGATGTATGATGGTACTGTTAAGTTCAAACTTGAACAGTTTGCAACATCCATAGATGTCCTTATTGATACCAGGAAGAGAGGAGAGTCATCAATTATGGAGACAACACTTCACTTCGAGAAACAGGCAAATCCATATAACGCTAAATCCAAACCATTTATTAACGAGCTTGCAAAGATAAAGGACGTTAATAATGAATATGAAATAAAGAGAAATGAGATATTGTCATCATTATTGTCTATCTCATTCACCACATACAAGGCAAATGGAGAGGATAATTTTGTAAACTACAGCTTCGTGGAGAAGAATAAGTTTGAGAGGTTCGAAGAGACGGAGCATGAATATCTTCTTACATTCTCCTGGAACGGATACATAAGACTTCCATTAAATCTTGAGGATAAATATTACTCTAAGGAAATGGATGAGAAATACAAGAATAAGGAGAAGAAGGACACACCAGTAGAAATGGTGAATACTGAGAGAAAGGCATACTGTTCAGCTTGTGGAAAAGAAATGTCAGTTTATGATGCCGACATTATGTCTGCTAACGGTCAACAAGTAATTTGTAAAGAATGTTTGGAAAAAGCCTTGAACGCTAAATAATAACCATTATTTTTTATAGAAAGAGATATATGCTTACAATTGGAATAGAATTGAATCATGTTGTTAGAAATGTAAACAAACAGATTCTTAAATATTATCAGAAGGAATTTGACCCTTCACTTGATATTGATGAACTTGATGACAGAGTTGATGTTATTGAGAAATACACTAAGTTTAAAAGCAAAAAAGAAAAAAATAACTTCATCTATATAGATTATCCATACGAAATTTTTGGATGTGCTGGTACTGTTGAGAAGAAGTTAGCAGTGAAGATTACGAACTGGCTGGCAGATATTACAAATATAGAGGATGAGGATATTAGAATAATATTCTACAGTCTTAACGAAGAGGCACTTACCATCCAATCAACCTTTTTCTTCTTGAGCAAGATTGGGGCTAGGGTACGAAAGGTGATATTCCCTAAAGATGTTTCTGAGGTTTGGGATGAGTGTGATTTTGTTATCACAACCAACAACCAAATGTTTGAGAAAGAACCTCCTGCTGGTAAGAATATAATCTTAATTAATAGAGAATATAACGAGAAAAATAAAAACAAGGCTTTCTTGAATTATGATAATTTGAGTGATGCTATTGATGATAATAATTTTTTAAACGATTTAATCAATGAAAAAAGGGGAGACCAATCTTATATTTGATATTAACAAAATCAGTGAGTTTGTATTCGGTGATGCCGACAAGCGAACAAGCGAAGTTGAAATTACAGAGAATTTTATCTACGATAAAGATGAAAATAAGATGATTCCTAACACCAGAGAGGTTAAGGAAGTTAAGGTAAAGGATGATGTGGGTAAGTTCTCAATAAGATATGACATGATTAAGATGTTCATTGACATCATGGATTCCGTTGAAGACCTGTCAAATCTGACACTTGGACAAGAGGTTACAGTAAACACAATGGAAGCATACGAACTAATAAAAGAATTAAAACAAGATAACGATGAGTGATAAGAACTTGAAGGTAATCGAAAATATAGAGAAAGAGATTGCCAGAATAGACAAAAAGGAAAATAGACTATATTTCTTTGTTATTGATAGTAAAGGAGTTCCTTCTGGGTCATTGGAATATATCTATAACCTTGCATTGATTGCAAAGGCAGAGGGTTATGACGTTAGCATGCTTCATACAGAGGAAGAATTTGTTGGTGTTGGAGCATGGCTTGGTGAAGAATACACATCACTACCTCACTATAACGTAAATAAGGGAGAGGTTGGCACTTCACCTTCTGACATACTGTTTATACCAGAGATATACTCACAGGTGATGAATCAGACAAAGAATCTTCCTTGTAAGAGAGTTGCTATTCTCCAGAACTATGACTATGTAGTTGAACAAATGCCGTATGCTGCACAATGGGGCGATTTCGGTATCATGGAGGGTATAACAAACTCAGACTACCAGGCAGCGGAGCTTAATGAAGCTTTCCCCTATGTAAAGCTTAAGAAGGTAACTCCTTATATCTCAAAGATTTTTGGAAGCACCATTACTCCTAAGAAGATGGTCATCAATGTTATTTCAAAAGACCAATCTGACATCAAGAGAATTGTTAAGCCGTTCTACTGGAAATACCCATACTTCAAGTGGGTGTCATTCAAGGAACTTAGAAATCTATCAAAGGAAGACTTTGCAGCAGCACTTCGTGAGGGTGCTATCACCATCGTTGTCGATGAGTCTGCAAGCTTCTCATATGCAGCCCTTGAAGCAATAAAGAGTGGAAGTATAACAATGGTTAAAGTACCAGACACAACCCTTGACTGGGCTGACGGAGACGAACTTCCAAACTGTTGCGTATGGTTCAATGACTATGATACACTCCACAAGCAGCTTGCAAGTGTTGTGCGCTCATGGATAACGGACAAGATACCATCAGTACTTGACGAAGAGGGGAAGAAGGTTCTGGCTAACTACTCGTATGATAAAACCAAGAAAGAGTTTATGGAGTATGTTGACAGTGTTCTTGCAAAGAGAAAGGCTGAAATGGAAGAGTTACTAACACAAGTTAAAAAGCAGGAGGAAAAGTAATGAAAGAACTAGGAATAATAATACCGATGCATGAGTTCGGTAAGGAAAATATAGAGTTGTTAAAGAAGGCTGTTGCATCAATACCAGAAGATACTCCAGTATGTTTATCAGTGCCTAAGGGTACTAAGGCAACACAGTTCAATGGATTGTCAAATGTCCCACTTGTAGTATCAACAGAGGACGGCACAACGTTCGCTGACCTTGTTAACAACGGTGTTAATGCATTCAACAACAACCCAGATGTAAAGTGGTTCTCAATTCTTGAGTTCGATGACACATACACACCTATTTGGCTAACTAATGTAAAAAAGTACATAGACTTTATGCCAGACACCAGTGTATTCATGTGTCTTGAGGATATTACAGAGTTCGGTACTGGCAAGTACATTGGCTTCGGAAACGAGGCTGCGTGGGCTTCTGCATTCTCAAACGAGCTTGGTTACATAGACCTGGACTGTCTTCAGAACTACTTTGACTTCTATCTTACTGGAAGCGTGTTCAACAAGGCTGACTGGAATGAGGTGGGCGGTCTTAAGCCATCAATCAAGATTACATTCTGGTATGAATGGCTTATGCGTCTGACAAACAAGAGTAAGAAGGTATTCGTAATACCTAAGGTTGGATATAATCACACCCTTGGCAGAAAGGGTTCTCTTGTTGATACATATAAGAACACCATGAGTAAGGAGGAAACACAGTGGTGGTTCGACCTGGCAAAGCGTGAATTTTACCATAAAAATGATAGAAACAAAACATATGAGGATTATATAAAAAATGCTGAAAATAAAGAATAAATTTAATGGTTTTTTCTAACTAAGTGATATTTATAAGTAAAGAAATATTGCTATGTTAAGAAGAATTACTAATAATGAGTTTATTAAAAGGGCTAAAGAAGCTCACGGAAATACTTATGACTACTCGAAAGTAGAATATACTAAAATGCACGAAAAGGTGTGTATTATATGCCCAGAGCACGGTGAATTTTGGCAAACACCACATAACCACCTTAAAGGGCAAAAATGCCCAAAATGTGCTAATGCTATGAGAGGTGATACGTTTAGAGATAGCCAAGATGAATTTGTAAGAAGGGCAAGAGAAGTTCACGGAGATAAATATGATTACTCCAAAGTTGAATACATAAACAACAGAACAAAAGTTTGTATAATATGCCCAGAACACGGTGAATTTTGGCAAAGACCATACTCTCATCTACAAGGATTTGGTTGTAAAAAATGTAACAATTTTGTTTATGATACAAGGTCATTCATAGCAAAGGCAAAAGAATTGTATGGTGAAAAATATGATTATTCTAGTGTGATATATAGACATAGTAAGGAAAAGGTGTGTATCATATGCCCAGAACACGGTGAATTTTTTATAACACCTAATAGTTTTTTGAGAGGCCATTCTTGTCCAATTTGCAAACAAAGTATGCTGGAAAATGAGATAGAGGAAATACTAATTGAAAATGAAATAAACTTTGTTAGACAGCAAATGTTTAATTGGTTAGGCTCTAAAAGAATTGATTTTTATTTACCAGAATATAAAACTGGTATAGAATGCCAAGGTGGGCAACACTTTAGAAATGTAGAATGGTTTGGTGGAACTGACGGATTTACATATCGTAAGAAATGCGATAAAGAAAAGAAACTACTCTGTGAGGAACATAGTATTAAAGTGCTGTATTTCACACACGAGAATTATGACTATTTTTTAGGTGAGAAAACAATCAAAACCGCCATTGAACTTTTAGAACGTATAAAGGAAGATAGAAAGAAGGAATATAACCCAGAAATACCAGGAAGCGACGAAGAGTATGCCCCTAACTCAGAAATAGGAGTTAAAGAGTAAGATTTAGTAATACGTGTATTTATATTTTGTTAGTTTCAATGGCATTAGTTGTGATGGTTAATGCCATTTTTTAACACATCAAGAAGGCACACGAAGATTTTCTTTGGAAAATGTGAAAGAAAGTGTGTTTTAATTACGCAGATTTGCCTTTGATGAAATATTTAGTATTATAAAATAAACGGGGGCAAAACCCCACATTTATAAATATTATCAAAGATGTCAGAAGTTTGTGTAACTGAAGAAAAAGTAAAGAAAAAGAGAGGAAGGAAACCATCCAAGGAGAGAAAGGGTTATTTCTATGAGCGTGAGGAGCAGGCAGTAGTTGATTATATTTCAACTGAAGACGAGAGAGAGAAGAACCAGATTTTCAATACCATCTTGAAACCAGCCTTCACGAAGATGATTGAATCAATCATAAGAAGATATAACCTTTATCCACCAGATGAAGAATTCCAGGAGACATTTGATGACACGATTTCTTTCCTCATGACAAAGCTATCGTGTTTTGACCCTACTACAAACTACAAGGCATATTCGTATTGTGGAACAATATGCAAGAACTACCTTATCTACAAAATTAATCAGTTTACGAAAAACCAGAAGAGGAACACCTCATATGATAATCCCTTTGACAACTCACAGGGAGGATTTAACGATGATATAAGGTATTCCTATAGTGACTATGACACTGGTAAGACATTCATGTCGGAACTTACTGGAAGTACTGTTGACAGTATAAAGAAGATTCTGGATGACGGGGAAAGACTCAGACTTAATGCAAACGAGAAGAAAGTTGGTCTTGCCCTTATACAACTCATGACTAATTGGGAGGAACTATTCGCTCAAATGGGAAGTAATAAGTTCAACAAGAGTTCCATTCTGTTATATCTTAAGGAAACCACTATGCTCAATACAAAGGAGATTAGGGATGCCATTAGGGTTTATAAGAAAAAATACTACGACGTGAAGTGGAATCTTATCAATGAATAATCCAATTTACAATATTTATAACAAAAAACTATGGCTAAGCTAAAAATAGAACTAAACGACATACAGAACATTAGGGATTTGCTACAGGAAACCTACAGGCTTGCAGACGAGCAGATTGTTCAGTCACAGAATGAAATTAACAAGCTATCAACTGCAACTAACCTACAGGAAGAACCTATGGATAGCAAAGCCAAGTATGCCAAGGCAATAAACGACTACCTTGGACTTAAGGATAAGGCTATTGCCAAGAAACTCGATATTGCAAAACTCCTTACAGACATCCTTCACCACAATGGTGATGTAAAGGGTGCTCTTGAGAATGGAGAAGCAGCTAAAAACGTATCATTCAACTTCGAGGATATAAGGAAGATTGTGGATGATTCACTTAATGAACAGGAAAAAACTAAAACTATACAGCTTAATAAGAAGTAATGGCTAGTCTAAAGACCATACAGGCTGATACAATGGCTTCAATCGATACAGCCAAAGCGTTGACAGATAAGGTTTTAAGCATTCTTACTATAATGTTAGAATCACCTTCTTTGTCACTCACTTTTGCGACTAATCCTATCGGTTACCTGTTACAGCTACTTGAGCACCTTGGTGTTACATATGAAGAGCTACAGGAATTCCTAACAAAGCTCCTCATATACATAATACCAGCCCTTGAAATAAGTGTTAAGGCGATTCTTCTTACCAATCTTAAGAAGATGATTTCATGCTCTATAGACCCAAGAATACCAGAGCAGTATAGAAAAAGACATGTAACACCTACAGACCAGAATACCGTAAATAGGTATGGAATAGAAATCAATATAGAATCTATAGACCTGCTTGACAAACTGTCAACCAACCCTCTTTCAGATGAAGGTAGGGATATGTATTTCGGTCTACAGAACGTTGATGATGTATACAAGTTTGCAAGGGCTGATGACTTTGATGCATTCCTGTGGTTTGTAATGCACAAGGGAAAATTCCCTAATTCTTCTAATATTAGTGTTGATAATACAACATTCAATGACCCAATACACGGTCTTGGAAACGAAGGAATAGAGGCGGTCGTAACACCAGCGTCTGGAACGCTTTTATCTGCACTTGAAATAACCATACCGCAAAATACTAGTGCAAAAAGGAAAAGTTCTACTATCTTACCAGGAAACACATTTAGATATTCTGGTGCAAGTCCTAACGTTATTTCAATGTGTATTGACGCACAGCGTAATGAGAAAAATGAAATTATCAGCAATACCCTTGTTCCTGTGTCAGATGACTGGGCTAGTGTAAACTGGTATATAAGACGTGCCGACCAACTTGGTAAGAACCTTGGATTTGGTTGGCACTATGACAAGGACTCAAAAACGGTTAACAGCAATAAACAATCAAGGGATTTCTCAAAGGAGAGGGCTATATGTAACCTTCAGTATATGGGCATTGTTGATGAAGCACCTATTACTGGACTAGTAAACAACAAGATAAGGTTTACGATATTACCAAAACCATTAATACACATCCCAGATTTGGCACAGGGAGAACCGCCTTGGAGATTCAAGAGGATGCTATTTAATGCACAGGGTGATTATGATGCTAATGGAAAGTACACTCTTGCAGACATTTCAGACAGTCAAGACCTAACATATCTTGGCGGTGCTATTACAATAGAGCCTAAGAGTGGAAAGGTTACTGTTAACAATAAGGAAGAGGTCGTTAAAAACTTGATAGAGTGCTACCCAGGACTTACAGTATACGAGTTCAACTATGACTATGTAATGGGTCTTAAACTCTTCGATGCAAAGGTACTTGCTACAACCCTTATAGACTCTGTTGTTAACATGAGAATGGGTATAACCCTTGGACTTGATGCAAGACACCAGGAAGCTACAGAGGAACTGAAACAAATCATCAAGTCAATAATCAATACAGATGATTCTGAAATTAATGATTGCTTCTTTACATTTGATAACAGTAAATATGATGCACTGTTACAGAAAACACAGGAGAAAAAGGCTAAACAGCAGAAGTTCGGTAATGTAACAAGGGATAGTGGATTATTCAATTCAGTCAGTGAAATACTTGCTGAGTATGATACGAAGACAGAGCTTCATGAACAGATGGATGTGCTTCATAGAGCCATTACACAGGCTGCTGTGACAATCAGTGAAGGTAGTGATGAGAAAGACCAGTACGGTATTAAATATGCATTCGTATTTGACCTTATAGAGAACCTTGTACTTGCTATCGTTAATGCCATACTGAGTCCTAAGGTTATGATGCTCCTTGAGGTTAACCAGCAATTGATGGGTGGTACTTGGGAGAAGATTACCTTTAAGGATATTATCGTTGCAATGCGTAGCATCATAGTTGCAATAATCAATGAGGTTAAGGACTTGATTATACAGGAATTACTTAAATTCTTGCTTGATAAACTTCGTCCTATCATTGAAATGCTTTCTTCACTTATCGTTAGAGAAAGACTTGATGATATTGCAGAAGCTATGGCAGAAATCATACGTAACTGTCCTGTCATATGGTTCAAATTCGGAAATCAGAATCTTGAAACAAAACTTGATACAGTTGATTATGCTGATATAGATGTCAGTTCAAATAAGAATGGCGAACAACCTTCAACTAATAAGTGTTAAAATTATGGGTATATCACAAATTTGTCAGACTATTAAAAATTATTTCGAAAACATAAGAACCCCTTTCCCACAAGTTCCAAGAATTCTATTGGTTTGTTCTATGATTAGGAGACCTGGGCTTTCGGTAGTTAGCTCAGTCTCAAATGTTGTAAAAGACTTGAACAGGCTTGGAATACCAACAGAACCAATGCCAGATGGAAGTGCGAATCTTACCGTTGGATTTGTATTCTCATCAACAAAGGAAACCTATAGAGCCATAAGGAAAGATATGTCTATACAGGTTGGAATACAGCCTGGAAGTATAAATAATGTTGGAACAACAAATATGAGTCCTGGTATGGGATTCGGTGCTGCATTTTAATTATGAAGAAAGTAGATTTCACAAAGTTATCGAATGCTGAGATTAACCTAAAGATTATGGGTTATGAAAACGAGTATGAGATAAAAAAAGGTAAAATATTAGACTTAGTTATGGAGCTTCAAGAACTTGATGCCCTGTACATAGAAGCAAATAAGGAACTTGAAAAAAGAGGAGTGTTAAACGATGGGTAAAGTATTAGTTAAAATAGGTACTGTTATCGAGGTAGAGGATAAGTTCTCTGCCAATGGTGCTGATTCTCTCAGAGTACGTGTTAAACTTAACGAAGATAAGGCTAGAACGCCTAACAACATACCTTGGGCATGGCCTCTCCTTCCTAAGACACTACAGAGTGTACCAAAAATAGGTGAGGGTGTATTAGTAATTGCTGATGCTGTTGATGAATTTGCAGAAGGACAAAGATACTACATAGGACCACTTATCTCACAACCACAATATCATGAGTTCTGTCCTGGTAAATATGGCACTTCATTATTGCAGGCTTCAGAACATCTTCCACTTGAAAAGATTTCGGACGAGGCAATGACAAATGGTGCTTTTCCAAAAGCAGAAGATATTGCACTCATAGGTAGAGGACAGGAAGATGTTGTACTTAAATTCGATAAGGATTCTAAGACTAGTGAGGTTGACTTGAGGGCTGGAATAAGACAAAACCCTATGTCTTCTGATAATCCTAATATGATAGGCAATATCATATTCAACGGTGCTGACCCAGCATATATACAGTTGAAGTATAAAAACGGTCTTGCAACCCAGCAAAAGCACCCTTGTTGTAGTGCTGTAAACATCGTCGCTGATTATGTCAATATAATGAGTAACTACGACTATAATGTATCAGATAATATTCATAATAGAGATACACTTGTTGATGAGTCGAAATTCGATGAGACAATGAATAAACTGCACCAAGTTCCAAAGGGAGATAAACTGGTAGAATTGTTAACCATTATAAAGGGTGCTATAATGCACCACGTACACCCTTGGGCAGGAATGGAGCAATGTGGCGACTGGTCTGGCTTTATCAAGAAACTGGAAGGTTATGACATTGAATCAATACTATCAGATTTTGTTAGAATATCATAATGAAAATGCAGCCACGTGGTGACTGCATTTTTTTTTATTCCCAATTGTCTAGTATTTTTGTTATTAATGGATTCCTTACTATATCATCCCTGGTGAATTCAGTTACGCCAACCTCATCAAGTTCTCCAAGGCGTTCTGTTGCATATTCAAGACCACATACAGCCTTTTTGTTTACTATATCACGCCTGTTAACCTGTTCACAGTCACCAGTAATAATCACCTTACTATTTTCTCCTATTCTAGTAAGCAATAGTTTCATGTTTTCCTTGGTATATTGTTCAGCTTCATTAACAAGGATAAGTGAGTCATCGAATGTTTTGCCAAGTACGTAGTTTATAAATTCATACCTTATGTACCCACTGTTAATTAAATTACCAGCTATTACGGTGTAATCTGCATTACCACTGTTCTTAAGAATTTTAGATATTGTTTCCTGGTCACATTCCTTAAATGGTCTAGTTTTATCCTCGAAATCACCCTTTAAATAACCAAGGTTTAGGTCTATACCACCCGCTGGGGCTGTAGGTACAATCATAACGATGTTTGAGAACCTACCCTCTTTCAATTCCTTTAGGGCAAATGCCAAGGATATGTAGGATTTTCCTGTACCAGGAGCACCTATACCAAAACATATCTGGTTATTTTTATTCTTCAGAACATTAAGAAACTCTTTCTGCCTCTCATTCTTGCACTTGATTTCTAATTTAAAACTTAAGGCTTTTAAGTGAGTTGCGTACCCACAAGACGTAAGATAATTAAGAGCACTGTCTTTTTTCATCTTTTCCTCAATGAACTCCATCTCAAGTTCATCAATGTCTTTTAAATTCTTTTTTCTACCCATAAAAAAATTAGTTAAGAAAAAAGCGCAGTATCCTATCAGAAGGTACTGCGCTCTTTATTATGTATATATGTAATGTATTTCAATTCCATATTAGTTCCACGATTTATCTATAAATATCTTAAAAAGCGTTAAAATAGTGCCAAAAATTTTGGTATATTAGATTTTTTCTGTATCTTTGCCGAGAATTTAAAAACAAATGCACATGGAGAATAAGAGAAAGAGTTTCCATCGAGGAGTTGGTGAGTTCTACGTTGTAAAGCAACTGAACCAACCAGTGTCAATTAACAAGCAAGAACTGACCTCACATCTTAAGGAAGAGAGAGGTGAAAGGTCAGACCTAGTAGCTTCAAGACTGTCAGACCCACTCTATTCATTCGTGGTAGATACTGGTCATCCAAATGGTGATGAGATTCACACCATAACTGAGAGGGCTGAGATTATCATCCAGAATAAGAGAACAATGAATGTTGTGACAATCCTGTTTGCGAGGCCTCCTCAGATAACAAGGTACTGGAAGAAAATTAGGAAGGCTCTTCCTCGTGATGACTCGTTCGACCTGGTTATGAGATATGCCAAGAGCAACTTGGACAGAAACCTCAATCATATGTGATTTCTTAAAAGGTGTTAAAAAATACATTAAAATTTGGTTAGTACAATTTTTTTATGTAACTTTGCACCCAGAAATAATAAAACAATAAAAGATTATGTTAAGGTATACAATTTTTTTCGGAGTAGTTTTCGGAGTGATAGCAGTACTCTATTATGTGTTACTCGCACTCCAGTGTTTCGGGGTTATTAAGTTCTCCAAAGAGGATGTGAGCTTCCCCAAGGTATTAATCCCGTTCTACTATTTCTTTGTGTAGAAACTTCATTATTAACTTTTAAAAAATAACAAAAATGACAAAACAAGACGTAATTTCATTGCTGCGTAGTGTACGCAGCGTTGTTAAGGGAGAAGAAAATGGTAGTGCAGAGCACATCACCGAGTGGATTTCCAGTGACGAGGTGCAGCAGGCAATCGACTTCCTTGAAGCGGAGTAAAAGAGTATTAACAATTTAATAACATTAAGACAATGAAAGAGTTTGAAAGTAGAGCAGTGACAGTACCCAAGAAGGTGCTGTGGGGTGTGGTTTCACTTGTAGCCCTGTTTGTAGTGTTGTTCGTTGGCGCTGGTGTCATGGAAGACTGTGACAAGTCCAAGAACTATGTGTGTCAGTTCCCTATCACGGGTAACTATGAGGTTTGGACTGAGGGTGGTGCTCAGTTCCAGTGGTGGGGTAACGTCTATGAGTACTCCAAGACCAACCAGGTTGAGTTTACAGGCGTAGAGAAGAACGAGGACGGTTATGTAGCCGCAGGTAACAATCCAGGTGCAGCCGTGACGTTTAATGACCGTGGTCGTGGTTTTATTATCGGCTCACTCCGTGTAGTATTGCCTCGTGACTTTAATCATATGGCTAAGATTCAGCAGGAGTTCGGTTCTGAGGAAGCTCTTATTAGTACCCTTATTAAACCTACACTATACAAGGTAGTAACGTCGTGCGGACCGCTTATGTCATCGCTGGAATCCGTATCAGAGACACGTACAGACCTTATTCAATACATTACTGACCAGTTGAATGCGGGCGTGTATAAGACAAAGATTACCAAGATTAAGGTTACGAATGAACTGACAGGAGATACTGAGACTGTGGCGAAGGCAGAGATTCTCGTTGACCGCAATGGTAACTACATGCGACAAGAGGAAAGTCCGTTCCAACAGTATGGTATTACATGTAACCTCGTATCTATCACCGATATTAAGTACGATAAGGCAACTCAAGACCAGATTGATGCCCAGAAGCAGGCTAACCTTGCAGTTGTTACCGCCAAGACCAAATCTCTTGAGGCTATCCAGAAGACCGTGCTGATTACAGAGCAAGGTAAGGCTGATGCAGAGAAGGCGAAGTGGGAACAGGAGAAGGAGAAGGCTGTGGCTGTGACGAAGGCACAACAGGAGTTCGAGGTGGCTAAGCTTGAAGCTGCAAAGGCTGAGGAAGTAGCTCGAAAGGTACGTGCCGAGGGTGAAGCAAAGGCTGCTGCAAATAGGGCATTGGTATCAGCAGGTCTTACACCTCTGGAGGCTGCAACCATCAAGAAGGAGACTGCAATCGGTATCGCACAAGCACTTGCCAAGTCAGAGGTATCCTGGGTCCCGAAGATTATGTTCGCTGGCAATGGTGGTGGCAACGGAAACGCAATGGATGCCGTTGGACTCAAGATGCTGATGGATATTGCTGACAAACTGGACAAGTAAAGGTTTGTTAAAAAAATATAAAAAAACGGGGTAACACTTTGTTATCTCGTTTTTTTTATGTAACTTTGCGCCATGAAGAAATTTATAGTAATATATTTAATTCTTGCTATCATTATACTTGGTATGTCAATACTAATGAAAGATGGTATAATGTGTTTTGAATATAAGACAGACAATTGTCATAAGTGTTTAACAGGAGAATACTACGGATTATGAACAAGAACTTAATTGTAATTCATCCGAATGACCCATCTACAGCGTTTCTGAAAATACTGTATGATTATCATTCGCCATTCAATCCACTGGTCATCGACGAGACAACCAGTACGTCAAAGATAAGACAAATCCTTACTGCAAAGGCACTTAAGGATAGACCAGTATTGATGCTTGGACATGGATATTCTGGTGGTATGTTTGCTCCACAGAAAGTAGGTGGAGAAATTGACCAGTTTTATAGGAAGATAATCAACCCAAGACTTGTACAGTTCCTAAGGGAGAGAACATGTATAGGCATCTGGTGTCATGCAAAGATGTTTGCTGAACGCTATGGGCTTCATGGACTCTTCAGTGGTATGATTATATCTGACAAGGATGAAGCAAACAACTATTGTATGGATGAGTTCACCCAAAAGGAGATTGAAATGTATAACGTAGACTTTGCTGGTGCGCTTGAGTACTGCCTTGAGACATATGATTTGAGAGAGATACCGCACAAGATGTCTGGATTTAAGTCAGTCCAAAATAGACTGGAAGAATTTAATTTTAGTAACTTACATTATTATCCATAAACATATGGCAAAAAGTATATTAACAAAAAAACTGGAGAAGATACTATATTTCTATGACAGCTATCTACCAGAAGATGGAATACCAATGTTCCAAAGGGACATGAAAGAGGTAATAGAGTTATCTAAACAATACAAAAAAGGTGGGAGTTGATTTCCCACCTTTTATGCATATTTGTTATTAAGGTCATCCACAATGTCGAATGATAATACATCGTGATGAATTATTGAGTTCATACCATATTTAATCCTTATATCAACGAAATATCTCTGAGGTATCAGCATATTGGTGTCAATCATATAAAAATTCTCCACATATGCCTTGTTTACACCATCCCACTCGATAACATCGATTTCTCTTGTACCATCCTTAACGTACAACCTTATATCAATTGAATCTAGAAGCTGTACTGTGTTGGTACTATTGTAGCTTGGTCTAGCATTGATAACCAGTTTCCTAATATCACCACGTTTAAGCTGTTCCTTCTCTTTAATACCGCTGATGGTTGGACTGAAGGTTATATTGGTTGTTGATAGTGAGTTTCCTATGTTAAAGAAATTAGGTGTTGCTCTAACCACAAAATCAAGCTCTACATCGTCCAAAACTGTTCCCTGGTACTGGATATTGGTCCAGGTGTCGTAAAGCATCGTATCAGCCTCAAAATCGTTTTTAGAGAGTTTTAAATCGATGTAGTAGATACCCTTGGATTGTTTCTTCGACATAATCATTGTCATTTCCCTCCCAGAAGCATCCCTAATAATCTCTCCGTCACCGTTCCTAATAGTTACAGTAGGATTAAGTGACAAGTCCTCCAAGTGGTCTCCAATGGTACAATATAGGTATAACCTGTTTCTCTTACTCAATACGAAGTTAGACCTGTCATCCATTACAACATCCTCGTATCTGGTTTCAACGAAAGGCTCGAAAAATGTATTTGTCTTATCTGTAAGCCAACCTATATAATTTTCATATTCACTGTTCGTTATTTCAAGAAGAGGTGAATATGCCATAGCTATACCGTAGTTATCAAGTTCTCCAGAAAGGAATTTGTTAAACACGTCTGTAATATCGAGATTTATATTCTCGTTGCCGACATCGAAATGTTGCCTGCCAATTACTATTGATTCCTCTCCAGCTGCGAACTTGTCGTATTCCTTTGAAAGTTTCTCATTAGTGAATATACCAGGAGCATACTTAAGTGGTCTGCTATCCTCCAGGATTTTAGCAAGTTCTTTCTTCTGCTCATCTGTAAGGTCTTCAACAGTATCTGCACCAACTGAATCAAGGTATCTATCGGTAATTTCCTCTATCTCATCCTCGTCAAGCTCATCCTTGTCTCCGTTATCCCACAGGAATCCATTTTGTCTCTGAAACCAGTTGCATCCATCCTCAGAATACAGTCTCTTAGGGTCAATTACCGTCCTTGAATAAAAGTCAGTATTAAAGAAATTCTTGGAGTAATCAAATCCCTTTCCTCTATCCCAGTTCTTAGGGATAAGGAAGAATATAATATCGAATGATGTTGCCCTAATCTTCTTATTGTCATTAATGGAACTGGTCTCGCAATCATGAAGCTGTGTAAAGTCTATAGAGCCTGCATTGGTGATATGGAGAGTGTGTTTCATTTTCTTCATGTCAACCATAACACCTTCTTCCATCAGTTTCTTTACCTTGTTGTGGTCGAAGTACATCAGAACTCTTGACACAATTGTATCATGACCATATACCAGTTCTGCGATAGGATTAAGACCTGTATTCAGTTTAGAACCAGATATAATTGTATTGAATTTACTTAAGTATGTCTTGTATATCATAATACGTATTAATTAACTATTATATAAATAGTCTTTGAATTGTTTTAATCCTTCTTCCAGAGTAACTTTACATTTAAAACCATAATCCTTTTCTAACCTGTTCTCGTCAGCACATGTTAATACAGCGTCATATGGTTTTCCGTTCTCATAAATAATTTTATCATAGTCTTCTTTACCACATATCTTCTTTATAATATCAATAAGCTTATTGATGGTACATGGTTTACCCCATCCAACATTATATACCCATCCTGGACGTTTTGATTCTCTTTCATTGTCAATAACAGTCTTGAATGCGTCTGTAACGTCATCTATATATGTAAAATCTCTCTTTATAGTTCCGTCACCATAAATGTGTATAGGCTCGTCATCCAGTATAGCCTTGGTAAACTTATATATTGCAAGGTCTGGTCTCATTCTCTTACCATAAACCGTATATAATCTAAGACCTGTTATCTCCATGTCTGGGTACATATTAGCATACATATGTCCCTGTAACTCATTTGTAGCCTTTGTAATGCCATAAGTAGACTTCTGTTGATAAATTCCATTAAAGTCGCCTAAAACTGTGCTAGAGGAGGCGTAAATGAATTTCTTGACACCATGTTGGTGTGACATGCGAACCATAATATCAAATCCCTTGATATTAGTGTCTATGACTTGCAATGGATATCGCATAGAATGTCCTACTCCAGCTTGCGCTGCAAGATGTACAACCGCATCGATTGGTTCACCATTGAACTCATAGTTTGCGTATTTAAAAAGTTGTTCTACTTTATATTCTTCAGTTATATCCCCATTAACACATTCGAAGAGTGATGAACGCCTGTTAATTTGTACATTTCTATCCTTTATCTTGATGTCATAATATGGGTCGAAATTATCTATTCCAACTATTCTATACTCTTTCGTTTTTAGTAGTTTTTCAATGAGATTTGTAGCTATAAATCCTGCTGCACCTGTAACAATTATATTTTTCATTTCTTTCCGAATTTTTCTAACAATATTTTCTTTTTTTCCTCAAATGGTTTTGATACCATATACATAAAATCACCCTTGTGTTTCTCAATGTATTCATCGAGTGTACATATTGGTTTGCAAGGACTTCCAGCAGCAACTGTATTATCTGGTATATCCTTATTAACAATGCTACCAGCACCTATAATACAATTGTCACCAATTTTTACATTTGGTAGTATCACTGTTCTACATCCTATGAAGCAGTTCTTTCCAATTGTAATAGGACCGTAGATTACAGTTTCCTTATTGTGTCCTGGAAGGTTTCTTATTACCCTGGTTGCTGCATCGTGAGTGACAAATGCACAATCGAATGATATTGTGGTATTATCACCAATTGTTATAAGATATGGTTCTGAACCAAAATTAGCACCACCTACAATGCTAACATTTTTTCCTAAATTTGGCTCTCCGTAATTTGGTTTATACATTTTATTCATATATAAAATATAAAAAAAAGAGCAACTAATTGAATAGTTACTCTTTTTAATTTGTTATTGTTCTACCTTTGTCCAATTATAATATCCTAAACGATACTTACCTGTACCCATCCATGCATCATAACCACTACTACCAATAGGTACTGTTAATGTACCACCTCTCTTTACATCTATGAATGTATCATCGTTTATAGTAGCTGCTGTTGTTGCAATACATACTATGCTTATAATACTACTAAGACCGAAAGCAGCATAACCAATACTTGTAACACCACTTGGTATAACTATACTTGTAAGACCACTACAACTAGCGAAAGCATATTGACCAATACTTGTAACACCACTTGGTATAACTATACTTGTAAGACCACTACAATTTTGGAAAACACCATTACCAATACTTGTAACACTATCTGGTATGTCTATACTTGTAAGGCTTCTACAATTTTGGAAAGCATACCAACCAATGCTTGTTACACCACTACCTATGGTACAACTTGTAAGACTATTACAATTTTGGAAAGCATAATTACCAATACTTGTAACACTATCTGGTATGTCTATACTTGTAAGGCTTCTACAATTTTGGAAAGCATAATTACCAATACTTGTAACACCACTGCCTATGGTACAACTTGTAAGACCACTACAACTAGCGAAAGCATATTGACCAATACTTGTAACACCACTACCTATTGTACAACTTGTAAGTCTACTACAACCATAGAAAGCAGTATTACCAATACTTGTAACACCACTTGGTATAACTATACTTGTAAGACCACTACAATTTTGGAAAACACCATTACCAATACTTGTAACGCCATCTGGTATTGTTATACTTGTAAGGCTACCACAACTATTGAAAGCAGTATTACCAATACTTGTAACACTATCTGGGATAGTTACACTTATAAGATTATTACAACCATAAAAAGCACTTTCACCAATACGTGTTATGTCTCTTAATTTATATCTAACAGTATGCTCACCTTTAGTACTAAATGTATATGCACTTACAACATTTGGTTGTTCAATACCGTCAATCTCAATAGCACTGAAACCACTTATATATCTATTATATCCAATTTGTGTTGAACTACTTGTACTTGTAACGTTATACTTTGCTGTTATATCCCAGGTAATTGAAGAAACACTATAACTAGTAGAAGCACTGTTATAGTTGCTTGTACTACTAATATTAGCTGATACTGTGGTGCTTCCACTACCAACACCACTAACAGCACCATTGTTATCAACAGTAACAATAGACGTGTTGTTTGAACTATACGTTACAACACCATCACCTGCATTAACTGTAACAGGGTTTGACTTTGTTTCTCCAACTTCAACTGTTATATTCGTTACAGCAAATGATAATGAAGAGTTTGCCTTTGCAATTGAACAAGCAACACTCTGTTCTGCAACATCGTTAACATTACTATCACCTTCTACCTTATAATATACGGTATGCGTTCCAGCAGTAGTTCCACTTGGTATTGCGACACTATAGTTAGTTCCATCAGTACTGTATTTTAATGTACCATAATTTGTAGAGCCAGCATTTACAAGTTCTTGAGCTGAACCATTATAAGTCAAAGATTTAGCAGTTGGTGCTACAACTGTTGGAGTCACTTTCTTGATTGTTGTTGAAATTGATACAGAAGGTTTATTATTATGGTTACTGTCACCTACAATCTTCCAATATGTAGTATATGTTCCAGCATTTGTTTGTGAAGGTATGCTTGTACTCCAAGTGCTGTTATTATTACTGTATTGTATTGTACCGCCAGTTACAGAACCAGAGTTCAATAATTCTTGTGCAGAGGCATTATAAGTCAACGATTTAGCAGTTGGCGCAGTATACGTTGGAGTTGCCTTATTAATCACGAATGTACCTGTTGTTGTTCCGCTGTAATGTCCAATACCGTCAACTTTTACTACATAGTTTCCAGCATTTGTGCCACCAGTGTTCTCTGTAATAGTATAATCAGTATCTACTATAAGTGTATTACCGCTAAGCGTAACAACAATATTCTGTGCTGTTTGTACACTTCCATTGTATGTTGCACTATCACAAGTAACAACAGCATTTGCAATACTTGTTGCTGTGGCAGGTGTTGGAGGTATATATCCACCACAATTTTCAGAAGTATAATACACCAGGTCACCCTCTCTACAACTAGATACGTTGTCCAGGGTGAATGCAGTGCTGGCACTGTATGCCAGGTATTCTTCTTGAGTTTTAAATGCTCTTAAATATTTTATCATAATATATTTTTTATTTCTCTATAAATATTTCTAGTGGCATAAAAAAATGGTAACTACTGGGTAGTTACCATAATAATATCTTTAATCTTTTAATTTATTTCCAATAAGAATATATTCCTTTGTTTATTTCATAATCATACCATTTATATTGCGGTCTATTTGGTTGAACCTTTGCCCATTCCCACATTTTTTCAAGACCAGTCCTTAGATTTGTGTTGTCTTTAAATCCAAGCAAATCAATTGATTTTTGATATGTAGGTACAGCCCATTTAACCTCATGCCTAGCTTCTTTATACTCTATATTATCATAGTTTGTGATTTCAGATAAAATATTTGCAGCCTCATTAATTGTATAAGGAGTTATGCCACCAAGATTGATTATCTGTTTTGAAGCTTGAGGTAACACTGCTGCATTCCATAATGGTTCTAAATTATCTTCTATATATGTAAAAGCTCTGGTTTGTTCACCATCACCATAAATGAGAATTGGTTCATTATGTAATATTTTATACATCCATATACCTAATACGTTCCTATATTTATCCCAAATATTCTGATTTTCTCCATAAATATTATGTGGGCGAATGATGCACCAATCAAGTTTATGTTGGTCACCAGCCACTCTTATATCCATTTCGCAAGCATATTTTGATATTCCATATGGGTCAATTGGGCAAGGGGTGTCATTTTCATCAAACCTATTTAATTGTTTATCACCATGTCCATAAACAGACATTGATGATGTATAAACTAACCTCTTAACGTTATGTTCAATGCACTCGTTGATTATGTTGGCTGTGGACACAGTGTTATTTTTCCAGTTAAATTTTCTCATAAATGGAGATAAACCTTCAGCAGCATACGCAGCAAAATGAAACACGTAATCTATCTGGTGAGAATCAAAAATATCTGTTATATCATCTTGTGACAAATCCCTTTGGTAAAATATCACCTTTTTATTTATGTTTTCGACATATCCACCAAACAAATTGTCAATACCTATTACTTTATAGTCACTTTTGTTTTCAATCACCCAATCTGCAAGCTTGCTCCCAAGTAGTCCAGCAGCACCAGTTATCAAAATACATTTTTCCATAACATTATTAAATTATTTTACTTAATTTATCTTCAAGTTCCTTGCTCCATCCTTCAACACTGTTGCACATAAATTTTATATTAGGATTTTCAACCGCTTTTTGGAAATCATTATTAAGTATTTCTTTATTCCATATTCCTAATCTTATCTCACTATCCAGTATTGGTTTTTCATGCTCGTAATAATTGAAATATACATCATCGAACTCATAACTTTCATTAAACATATCGAATTTTTCCCACATTTCATCAAGTTTTTTAAATTCAAAATAAGCAGGATAATGCGTTGAATAATTTAGATGCGGTAAATTATGTTTATTTAACAATTGTCGTGTTTTCCATTTATCATGCATCCAATACGATGTTGGTGCTTTTTCATCACCAACGAATGATAAGGAATGATAATGTGTTTTCTCTATATCTTCAAATTCGAATGGTTTAATTGGATAATAGTCATCACATGTATATATAAACCCATCATATTCTTGCCCAAATACCTTTGATGCCACTTTAAATTTATTTTGTATATCAAGATGCGGCCTATACTGCCCTTCTCTTTTTTCAACTGATTTACAGTAAATAAATTCTACCCAAGGAAACTCATCCCTTAATTTTACATTAAATTCTCCAATCACAACAAAATGATATTTAAATTTACAAAATTTTTTCCATCCATTTATAACAAATTTTATCTCATTTCCTTGTGACATACTTTGTTTATATGGCAAAACAACTAATATATCTTTATTTAATTTATCCATAAGTTCATTTTTTTTAGGTAACATATCAACATTTAATTTAAAAAAGAAATCAAAATCTCTTTCCAACCCCCAAGCATATTTTCTTTTTGTTCTTTTCCAGACATACTCTTCCCAAGATTTAGTTATATAATGTCTTAAATATATTTTATTGAAGGTAATTATATTTTTATCTTTTACGAAATCAGTATTACACCACTTGCATTTATCAGTTGGACAATGATGTATGTATAAAAAATCATCAGTGAATGCTTTAATCTTGTAACAAGTTTTAATCTTATTTCTCATTTTGCATTCGACTTCATGGGTATAAGTTCCCAAAACGCCTTTGCTTGAATAATCTGGCTTATTAACGTGACCATCTGCCCCATAACATTTCCATGACATTATAAATGCCTCATAATCTTTATATACATTTAAAATATCACTAATTTTGTCATTTTTATTTTCAAACGTAATAAATTCATCATTATCAATTAAAAAACACCAATCATATTTATCTGAATAAAATTTTTGAAGATACTTTAATCCATTTTTAAAATAAAAATTTTGAACATTATATTTTTTCAGTTCCTTTATTTCTTTCGCTTCATTTTTTTTTCTATCATCCAAAATAGATAATATTGAATCTAGTGATACTTTATCACCGTACTTATCGCATATTTCCTTATGTGAATCACTGTCAATGTCTTCGAATATAAAGATGTGGTCAATACCCAAGTCAAGATGATACCTTATCCATTCATCAAGGTATTCGTGTTCATTTTTTATAACTGTTAAAATGCAAGATGTATTATTCATAACATAAATTTTCTAAATAAATATTTGTATATAAAAAAAAATGAACACCACGATTGATGTTCATTTTTTTTTATGATTTAATTAAGCGATTAGTATTATTATTAACCTTCTTCAACTGGTTCTTCTTCATCGCTGCCGCCATCACCGCCACCAGAGCCGCTACCAGAACCGCCTCCACCACAAGGAGGAATACCTTCTATATAACTTGCATAATCACTCCAATTTTCTGCTTCTTTATATGTATCTACACTATCACAAGGTACATAGATTGTATAATTTGCTTCAAATGCATCAGTTCCTAAAGATGGTGGCGTTGTTGCATTAACTGTTACTTCCGTAATATTACTACAACCGCTAAAAGCATTATTACCAATACTTGTAACACTATCTGGGATTGTTACGCTTGTAAGGCTAATACAACCATCTAAAGCAGAAACGCCAACACTTGTAATACCACTACCTATTGTAAAAGATGTCATTTTAGTACAACCAGAGAAAGTATTATTACCAATACTATCAGAGTTTAATGTGAACTCTACTGTATGTTCACCAACTGAAGAGAATGTATAACTAGTTACAACTTCCTCTTCTACACCATCAACTTTCATACTATCAATAGAGTCAGTGCTATACAGTATCTGACATGGTGCTATGCTACGTTGTTCTTCTGCATAGTAAGTAGCAGTAACTACATATCTATCTCCACCACTACCAGAACCAGAGCCACCTCCACCGCAGCCATCGAACTCATCGCCATAAAACTCGTTTTGGCCATTCAAACTACCATGTACGCTATAAAGAACTTTAAAATTGGTGCTGTTTGGATTATAGATAACCCAAGGAGTTTGGAAATCTTGTCCTTCGCTCACAATCTTTGCGTTACATGCGCCATTTACTTTTGCTAAATTTTTTGCCATAATATCAATATTATTTTTTTGTTTCTTATTTTATAATAAATATTTGTTATTTATCATTTCTTTAGTTCCTCAATTAATTTATTTGCATATTCTACTGCAATATCTGCAATCTGCTTCTTGAAGATGAACTGGAAAATGAATACCATACTTGCTCCCAATTAATAGTGTCATTATTCATAATTTTCTACTTTAATTCAATCATGGGCAACTTCCTGGTATTGCTTGTATTCTACTCGCATAAGTGCTCCAACCACTTGCTGCCTTATATGTATCTACGCTGTCACACGGAACATATATTGGACAGTTATTAGTACTATTAAACGCATCAGTACTTAACGTTGGAGGTGTCGTTGCTTCAACTGTTACACTTGTAAGGCTTCTACAACTATCGAAAGCTTCATTACCAATACTTGTCACACTATTTGAAATAGTGATACTTGTAAGTCTATTACATTCACGGAAAGCACGATAACCAATACTTGTAACACCACTTGGAATATGTATACTTGTAAGACTACTACAATCTCTGAAAGCATAACTACCAATACTTGTAACACCACTGCCTATGGTACAACTACTAAGACCAGTACAATAAGCGAAAGCTTCATTACCAATACTTGTCACACTATCTGGGATTGTTATACTTGTAAGGCTTCTACAACTACTGAAAATACTATCACCAATACGTGTAACACCACTACCTATTGTCACATCTGCAAGGCTACTACAACCAGCGAAAGCACTATTACCAATACTTGTAACACTGTTTGGTATAGTCACACTCGTAAGACTTCTACAACCAGAGAAAGCGCCATAACCAATATATGTCACATTATCTGGTATTGTTATACTTGTAAGGCTTCTACAACTACTGAAAATACTATCACCAATACGTGTAACACCACTTGGAATATCTATACTTGTAAGACCACTACACCTAGCGAAAGCATAATTATCAATAGTTGTAACACCACTCGGAATATCTATACTTGGAAGACTAGTACAACCATAGAAAGCACGATTACCTATACTTGTTACACTATCTGGGATTGTTACACTTGTAAGACCATAACATTCATAGAAAGTACTTTCTCTAATACTTGTTACACCACTTGGTATAACTATACTTGTAAGACTATAACAATCATAGAAAGCATAACTACCAATACTTGTTACACCACTTGGTATGTCTATGCTGGTAAGACTAGTACAATAATAGAAAGCACTTTCTCCAATACTTGTTACACTATCTGGGATTGTTACACTTGTAAGACTATAACACTGACTGAAAACGCCATCTCCAATACTTGTTACACCACTTGGGATTTCCACTGAAGCACCACTACCCGTAGTACCTACACTTGTAAGACCAGTACAAGTATCGAAAGCACGATTACCGATACTTGTAACACCACTTGGAATATGTATACTTGGAAGACTTCTACAATTATAGAAAGCCCAATCACCAACACTTGTTACACTATCTGGGATTGTTACACTTGTAAGACCATAACATTCATAGAAAGTACTTTCTCTAATACTTGTTACACCACTTGGGATTTCCACTGAAGCACCACTACCCGTAGTACCTACACTTGTAAGACTACGACATCCATAGAAAGCACCACCATCGATACTTGTAACACCACTTGGAATATCTATACTTGTAAGACTTCTACAACCAGAGAAAGCACGATTACCTATACTTGTTACACTATCTGGGATTGTTACACTTGTAAGACTATAACATTGTCTGAAAACGCCATCTCCAATACTTGTTACACCACTTGGGATTTCCACTGAAGCACCACTACCCGTAGTACCTACACTTGTAAGACCAGTACAAGTCTCGAAAGCACGATTACCGATACTTGTAACACCACTTGGAATATCTATACTTGTAAGACCAATACAATAAGTGAAAGCACTATTACCGATACTTGTAACACCACTTGGAATATCTATACTTGTAAGACTTCTACAATTATAGAAAGACCCATTTCCAATACTTGTAACACTATTTGTCATACTTATACTTACAGCATCACGACAATTGGTGAAAGCACTACTATCAATAAAAGACTTATAGTATAACATGTACTTAACTATATGCTCACCAGTTGTACTGAATGTATATCCAGTTGTTACACTTGGTTGTACAACACCATCAATTTTAATCTTTTTAAAACGAGTATGCGGCTCGTAATAAACATCAGTTTTTTCTGCAATTATCGTTGGGGTAGTTGTACTAGTTACATTAAACTTGACCGTTACATCCCAGCTTTCATAATATACAGCATAACTAGCTGAGGATGAGTTATAATTATTAGTTTGTGATATGTTAGCCGTAATGATTGCATCGCCATTATTAATACAACTTATAACACCATTAGTATCAACTGTAACTGCCGTTGGGTTATTTGAACTATACGTTACAGTTCCATCACCAACATTTACAATCACTGGATTCGTTTTTGTTTCACCTAGTCTAATGTACAAATTTGCTACAGTAAATGATAATGAAGAATCAGCCTTTGATATAGTGCAATTAATGCTCTGTGCAGAGACATCATTCACGTTACTATCTCCTTCTACCTTATAATATATGATATAAACCCCAGCATCAATTCCGCTTGGTATCACAGTGCTATAATTAGTTCCATCAAGGCTATACTTTAATGTACCATAATCAGTAGAACCTGCATTTACAAGTTCTTGTGCTTGAGTATTATAAGTCAATACGTTTGCTGTTGGGACTACTACAGTAGGAGTAACCTTTGCAATAACGAATGTTGTACTACCGATTACCTCGTAGTTACCACCAACGTTATCACTGATTGTAACTGTAGCAGTACCAGCATTTACATTATTACTATATGTAACTGTATATTCACTTGCTGGGATAATAGTAGACCCATCCTTTACTGTTACAGCAGGTTCACAAGCACTTCCATTATATGTATATGATGTTGGATTAAGTACGACTGTTGCAGTTACTTGTTTCTCATTTATAGAACAAGCAACACTTTGTGCAGCCACATCGTCAACATTACTATTTCCATCTACCTTATAATACACTCTATAACTACCATAATTGGTTGCAGTAGGTATACTTGTTGACCATGTAGAATTATTAAGGCTATACTTCAAAGTGCCATAATCCGTAGAGCCAGCATTCACAAGTTCTTGTGCTTGAGTATTATAAGTCAATAC